ACCATCTCTTTGATGCTAGTATAAAGTTCCCAGTACTCGCTGTCACCCACATCCTTAAAGAAATGTTCACTGAAGTCTGCTATACCTGTTGTTTGAGCAGTAAGTTGGTTACGTTTATAATGATCAAAGATGGTCTCTTTAAAGTTCTTAAAAGCATCTAAAATAACATTTTGATCACGTTCATGTGTCCAGGGAGTTATAGTACACCAAGGACTTTCATGTTCATGGGTATCATATCTAAAACGAAACTCATAGCGACTAGGATAACTCCACATTACAGTTACAAATATGTCGTGCCCTTGTTCTATGTGTTTTTGACATGCTGTCATAGTTCTACGTGCTATAGCACTGTTACCATGTCCTCCCCAGGCAGTACAGTCATAGCTCATGCCTAAATGAGTTGCGAGGTTAGCAGCCCATGTATATTCACTAAAACTTTTCGGAGTGCAGTCGTCTAGTTCATTACCATAGGTAAAACTGTCACCGCCTGAGATTAAAATTGTCATTGATTATGTAACCATTATATGCTACTATTATAAATATTTAGTGGAGTCGAAATGAACCTTAAAATTCTTAATGAAGTAGAACACATGTTGCAAACTAGCCCACAGGCTGTTCGTAATCATGCAAAACTTAAACAATTAGTACGTGGCATATTTGATGTTGAACTGGAAAGTTCCAATTTTACAACAGTATATGAGTTAACTGAAGAAATTGACAGACTAGTATTACACAAGTACTTTGGAGAAGTTTGGCAACCCGAAACTAAGAAGTTCAAATACAGTGGTCTTAAAGTTATTGAAGAAGTTAATAGTCTTAATCCCCGCAATGTTCTAGACATTGGTTGTGGTTATAATGAATTTAAGGGTAAGATTCACAATCTGATTGGTATTGATCCCTATAATACGAATGCTGACTTGCAAGTTGATTTGCTAAGTTTTAATACTGAATTAAAATTTGATGTTGTCATTGCATTGGGCAGTATTAATTTCGGTAGCACAGACAAAGTATTTTCTGAGCTTGAAAAGGCAGTAAGTCTTTGTGCGCCAGGCGCAGTAATGTTCTTTAGAGTTAATCCTGGTCATCAACATGACAAACCAGAAGCACGTTGGATTACATTCTACCCTTGGAACTCAAACTTTATTATTAACTGTGCAGATCATTTTAACGTAGATGTACTAGACCTACGTAACGATTCAAATAATCGTATGTACTTTGTTTGGCGTACTAAATAAAGTTGGTAACGCAGACCGCGGTCTAGTTCACTGACTAATAATCAACAGGAAAATTATGCTCCCTCGAAGACATTTCTTCACGGGTGTGCCTGGTAGTCGCTGGAGTGGCGTTAGCCAAGACATAGAGTCAAGCAGACTCTACGACACATCAGACCGCATACCCCAAAGAACATATACTCATAACCAATATTCCGGTCATGTTGGTGCTTACTTTGGCACCGGCATGGAATTTCCTGCCAGTTTGGATCCAGCTGTACTGGATGCTCCATACACTGGTTCAGGATGTCGTTTACATAAAAGTCACGAGTGGGCTTACATGCTGGATGATATCATCAAAACATATCCGGACTGTTGGATTACTTTAATTTACAGACCTGATGCTGCCAGTTTCGAGTGGTGGAAGCAGGCTGGTGGTTGGGATATAAGTTATCCTAACTATGACTTTTATGTGGATGATGCTGGCATGCAACAGCATATTAAGCTAATGAACGAAGCTATGCTAGAGTTTTCTCATCGTCACAACTTAGTATGGCACCATGTAGGGAAACACGCAGATATATTAAAAACCACGTGGAAGGGGAAATAATGGATATTTCTTTAAACTATTTTGGCGGAAGTGGCGGGTTTTATGCATTATGGCATATTCTTTTAGGAACCAACTATAGATGTGTGTTTGATATAGTTACATCAGAGGATATAAACAAAAAATACAATGTTTTAAGGGGAAGTGATTGGCCTGAAAAACTTAACGATGCTAGTGAAGAGAATGTTGATGCAGATTTATGGCCTGCAGTAAAAATGTTAAAAGAAGCTAAGATCTGGGAGTTAAAGCCCGATAATTTGTGTGTATATACAAATCACTGGAATATTGAGAAAAAACAAGAATGGAAAAAAACAGAAATTTGGCCAGACAATGAAACGACAGCATCACTAAAATGTGATAAAGTCTTCTTTTACTGCAACCCAACTTTAGAAGACTGGGAAGCTAACAAAAATAATTTTAGAATATTTTTATATACAGATATTGAATTGCAATGGTTATTAGCTAAAAACAAAAGAGCATGGGCATTTGTTAACCCAACAAGAGATTTTAATAAAATGGCAAATCATGTAAAGTTTTTAAACTCTAATGTATATTACCAAATTCCAGAATATAAGGAAGGCGATCTATACATTAAATTACAAGATATTGTGAAAACCAATGGTGGTGCAATATTAGAACCTCTTGGACATTCAGTAACGCAACGTAATATAGATCACAATACAATGTGGTTGAATTTGCACAACGAAGAAGAAAGAAAACTACTAATAGTATAATGGAAACCCTGATAGCACTCATAGCCGGAACTCTTTACGGACTTGTAATTGGCATTATACCAAGTGCAGGTGCTACTACTGGTTTGGTTGCATTGTTTGGCGTAATACATTACTTTGTTAGTGAGCCTTACTTGGGTGTAGTTTTTCTAATGGCAGTAGTAGCAGCAAGTACAACAGGCGACAGTTTTACAGGTATACTACTGGGAATACCGGGGGCTAATAGCGCAGCCGCTACAATGGTAGATGGCTTCCCATTAGCACAACAAGGTAGAGCAAGTTATGCTATCAGTGCCGCAGTAACCACAAGTACAGTAAATGGCGTGCTGTGGGGATGTTTAGTATTCCTATTACTGCCATGGTATAGTAAGTTATTAATGATACTAGGCATACCTGAGCTTTGGGCATTTATGGTACTAGCACTAGCAACCGTAGGATTTGTTAGCACAAGTAATTGGATTAAAAGTATTATAGCAATAGCACTGGGCATATTCTTAGGACTAGTTGGCGTTAATCCAGAAACAAATGCTGCACGACTTACACTTGGATGGTTTTACTTACAAGATGGAATACAGTTAATGCCTGTAGTTGCTGGTTTGTTTGCTATTCCTGAACTCGTATATGGGTTACGCACAGGTCAAACAGCTCGTATTGCTCGCAATGAACTTTGGCTAGGTGTTAGAGCAACATGGGAAAACCGTTGGCTTGCTTTACGCGGCGGTTTAATAGGTGCGTTCATTGGACTACTGCCTGGACTTGGCGGTGCTATGGCAGACTGGATGGCATATGGCAGTGCAGTAGCAGCCAATCCAAAAGAACAGTTTGGCAATGGTAACATCAAAGGTGTAATAGGACCAGAGGGTGCAAACAACGCACAAAAGGCAACTAGCATGATACCAACAGTGCTATTTGGTATACCTGGTGCTCCGTTTGCCGCAGTGTTAATGGCATTGTTCATGTACCTGAACTTTGAATTGGGCACACCCGACATTGCAGCAGACAAAGAATTTTTTACTAGTATGAGTTTTGGGTTCTTAGCAGCAACAGTATTAGTTGCGCTACTTTGCTTAGTATTCATTAAACCTATCACACGTATTTGTACAGTACCCTACAAGTATTATTTTCCGTTCCTATTATTTGTTATCATATGGGCATGTATGCAGTACACAGGAACACTAGCAGATGTAGCAGTATTAGCAGCATTTAGCGTATTGGGCATGCTATGCAAACACTATAAGTTTAGCAGACCAGCACTACTAATGGCGTTTATACTAGCAGACAAGATTGAGAGTTTTACCCTACAACTCGCAAGTCTTTATTCAGTAGGGGATTTAATAACGAGACCTATCTTTATGGCAGTGATGCTGTTTACTGTAGGTATCTTCGCATATAGTTTAAAAAGGAAAGGATCCATCGATTATGCGTAAATTATTTTTAGCACTCACGGTCATGCTATTTGCAACACCAGCACTAGCAGACTACACACTTATTGTACCACAAAAGCCAGGTGGCGGTACAAGCGTCTGGGCACAGATTGTTGCTGCAGAATGGGAAAAGCACTTAGGCGAAAAGATTGTCATCAAGCACATTCCAGGTGCTCGTGACATTCCAGGCTTTAATGAGTACCACAATAACTTACAGAACGACCCAAAGACAATTATGGTATCACATGGTGGTAACGGTGTAAGTTTCCTACAGGAACAAGTAGATTACAACTATGCTGACTATGACAGTATAGGACTTATGAACTTGAATATTATTGCAGGTATCCGCAAGGACTATAAGGAGGGCGATAAGATCAAGTTCGCAGCAGGATCAGGCATGGTGCCAGAAGGACTTGCTATTGCACAGTTACTATGCGGTAACCTTAAGAGTATTGACGAGTATACAGCATGCTTTAAGAATAAGGTTGTATGGGTACCAGGTATGAGCGGCGGCGATCGCAGATTAGCTTTCAAGCGTGGCGAGCTAAATGGTACTAGAGAGAATCCAGCAGCATACAAAAAGCATGTTGAATCCAATCCTGATGCACAACTTTGGTTTACACACGGCATTCTACAAAAGGATGGCTCACATGCTGACGATCCAAACTATCCAGGCTATCAGTTCGAGATCCTATTTGAAAAGCAGTGGGGTGAGAAGCCCGACAATGTTCTGTATCCTGCTTACAAGCTAGTCAAGAGTTTCCGTGATGGCTTACAAAAAGCACTATGGGTAGGCAAAGGCAATCCAAACATAGACCATTTGCGTAAGACACTTACAGCAATGACACGTGATCCAGCTAGTGTAAAGGCTATTCAAGCAAAAGTTGGTGACTATGAATGGCTAGTAGGTGTTGCTGGCAATCAACAGCGCGACACACTGATGACATTTGTTACAGCAGATGCCCTGAAAACACTTGTACAGTTCAACACAAGTGCTTTTGGACTTAAGAGTGTTTACAAACCTGAACTAATAAAGTAATGAAAAATCAAACTAATAATAAGAAGCCATTAGCTGATCCCAATCAGTATAGTAGTAGTTGGGCATGGACACGAGCACATAGTGAATACCATTTCAACAACAATATACAAGATCAGTATGGTGATTGGTTTGAAATTTTAGGAACTTTCCAGGGAGACTGGTCTACTGAACGTGATAATCTTATTGCTGGCAGTAGACCAGTTACTTGGGCAAGTAGAAAATATTATGACTTAATAAAAAGAATTTCTCCCATGCTTACTCAGGAAGAGTATGACATACAGCAGGCAGGAGTAGATCCTACTACATTAGAATTAACCAATATAGTAGATGACTGGGAAGAATATCCTACTCTATATAAAATGATGGACTATTTTGGATTAGAAGTTTTAGGTCCTGAACTTGGTATGAAGAAAAGAGCCCACATACAACTCACCGGGCAGATGTTTAACTATCATATAGACAAGTTATGGGATAGATGTCCCCAAGATCCAGAACGTGTATGCCGTATTACTATAATGTTAGATGACTGGCAACCCGGGCAGTTTTACATGTATGGCAATTATCTATATAGTAAGTGGAAAGCAGGTGAGGCACATATATTTGATTGGGCTAGTGTTCCACATGCTACAGCAAACGCAAGTAATAGTCCTAGGGTAATATTACAAGTAACTGGTTTAAAAACTAATCGTACTAGAGAAATATTGGCTACAGCAAGCAAGGATAGAGTTTTTACTTTATGAAAGAACATATAGTTTACATAAAGTATGCAAGTGCAGTAACTATCCTTTGTGCGATGGTCCTGCACGTTGCAGGTATTACTCCCTGGAATAGTATCCTACAAATGTTAGGCGCAAGTGGATGGGTATATGTAGGCTGGCGTTGGAACGAAAAGGCGCTCATCTTAAACTTCTTACCACAGTTTGCTATTATCATACCTATGCTAGTATACCTTTATTTCTTATAAATACACTATATACAAGGCAATATACCCATGGATGTTTTAGATATCGTTAAAAATAGCAAGCACATTTATATGAGCGAGAGCGCACTAGAGATTCTAACAGACTACGAAAGAGTGTTAGATGATCTAGACCTTTATGCTTTCAAGAACTGGAAACAGGGCGAGCTCGTAGAAGGTCCAATTAACAAGCGTTATTGGGTAGAATGCACATTTATGTGGCCCGAGCGTCTTATGCCCGATCCAGACGGTGCCCGTAGACTGTTAGACTATCGTGCAAAAGTTGAATACAGTAAGGATAAATTAACATCTCCTGTAAAAATTGAATCTCCTGATGACTATCGTCCTGGTACTCGTAAACCCGATCTCAAGGAAGAACCTGTTTGGCTAGTTAAAATTAGCATCCCCAGTGAGCTAATTACAGACTTTAAGCAAGGATTTATGGAACTAGAGGGACAGGAAATCGATCTTCAGGATATTGAAGATTCAGAGCAAGAGGAACTTGACGATACAAATAGTATGGAAGTACCAGGCGCTGAAGAGGAAACCAATGTATAAGATTGTAGAAAACCTAGAAACACAAGACCTCGAGGGTAGAATCAGCCCAGTTATTCATTTTGATCAGTATGTTCCTAAAATGAGCAATGAAGATGAAGTTATTGTTAGTAGCTTCCGTGTATTTGGCAAGCATCCGGCAATCGATCTAGAGAACTTTATTGAAAAGGGGTATGGTTGGGTATTGGATGCTGAAACATCGCCTGGTGAACTGAGTGAAGGTGATTACCTGGTATTCGTAGAAGCCAAGCGTCGTACCTATTTCGTAAGTGAGTTTATGAGTCTATTGGAAGACCTTAAGAATATTTGTGATGTCAAAGAGTGGCAAATGGTTTATTATAGTACACAACTAGATGAGCGTCACGTAAAGCCAGAGCCTGTCACAGAACAATCACTGAATACTATCCCACTAAGTCCGCGTGCTTACAGAGAAAGAAAAGCATCAAATAACGTTTTAGAGAGTATGCTAAACATAGCAAGAGTTCCAAGAAAACAGGGAGATATCGATGGATTTAAACCGTTTAAGAGAAGATTTAGAGACTGACGAAGGTGTTAAGTACGAGATCTATTTGGATCATCTTGGCTATCCTACTTTTGGGATCGGGCACCTTATTCGCGAAAATGACCCCGAACACGGATGGGAAGTCGGAACAGAAATATCAGAGTCTAGAGTGGCTGAAGCCTTCGAGCAAGATGTCCAAACAGTCCTGTCAGACTGCAACACACTTTATCCAGACTTCGACGATTTGCCAGAAGAAGCTCAACTCGTTATAGCAAACATGATGTTTAATCTAGGCTATCCACGTTTAAGTGCTTTCAAGGGTATGAAGGCGGGTGTTGATGCACGAGATTGGAATCGTGCAGCAGACGAAATGATCGACAGTCGTTGGTACAAGCAGGTTACTAATCGTGCACAAAGGCTTGTAGATCGCATCCGTGCACTAGCATCTTAATAGTAAATTTTAACGTCTATACGTCTGTATAATTCTATAAATACAGCTATAGGAAGAAGATCATGGGTTTAAAACTAGCAGGCATAATGTTTATACTAATGCTCGCAATGGGCGGAGGTGCTTATTGGTATTATACGGATACACAAGAGCGCATGCGTGTACTTGCGGAAAACAATGCCAAGCTAGAGATTGCTGTTCAAACACAACAGCAGGCTATAGAACAGCAGAAGAAAGACATAGCCGCTGTTAATGCAGAAAAAAATGCACTTAACGCTGAGTTCCAAGCTAGCAGACAACAGGTTGAAGATCTCAGAGGTAAATTTAATAAAACAAGTAAGTTACTTGGTCAGCGTGACATTGGAGAACGTGCTATTGCAAAACCTGGACTTATAGAAAAGGTAATAAGCAAAGGCAGTAACAATGTTATGCGCTGTTTTGAAATACTAAGTGGTGCTCCGCGCACCGAGAAGGAAGAAAATGCTGAGAAGAAAAGTCAGATCAACAGTATGTGCCCTGACGTGGCCAATCCTCACTACATTCCTACTCCTTAGTTTGTCGGCATGTGGCTCAAGTGTTAAGCCAATTCAAATAGTTAGCGCACCACTAGAGCGTGTTCCACTTGACTTACCACCAGTAGATGTGTTAAAGTTAGACGATGTCAATTGGATAATCGTAACAGAAGAGAATGTTCAATCAGTTTGGGAAGACCTTGAAAAGAAAAAGTACAGCGTAGTAATATTTGGACTTACTGACAAAGGCTACGAAGATCTAAGTGTAAACGTTGCTAAACTAAAGAAGCTAGTGCAGCAACAAAAAGCAGTAATAGCAGCATATAAAAAGTATTATGAACAAACAGACAAGGCAGTAGAAGAGCGAAATAAAAAAATTGATGAAGAAAAAAATAACGTAAATAATAATGATACGTCCATCTTTGATGGTATTAAAGGACTATTTAAATGAAAAAATATGTAATTACAGGAATTGCAGCAGCAGCAGTTATTGCAGCAGGCAGCGCAACCTATGCAGCAATGGGAGACGATTGCGGCTATGATGATAAAGGCTACTTCCACAGCGGTGGCAAGGTTTATGCTATGGGTACAATGAATGATGCTCAAGCATGTGCGGCCAAGGGTATCCTACCAGAAATAGTAGCCAAGCGTTTAGGTAAATGGGGCGATGCAGCCACTAAAAAGGAAGCACAAGCCATTAAGGATCTAGATGCAAAAGTAAAGGCTGAGAAAGAAGCAGCCAAGAAAGCAGCAGCAGAAGCAGCCAAAGCAAAAGCATTAGAAAGCAAGTAATGACAATAGCAATAGGCGGGCCATATTGTCAAAACTGTGGCCGCCCAAGCCATTGTGGCGGCCCATATTATGAAGACTTTCGTAATTGGAAGCATGAGCATATGGGACAAATTAAAGTATGTGATAGTTGTAGATGCGAGTCATGCGCTCGCTCTAGTTATGATCTACCACCTCCGGGAGATACTGGGTGTTAAATTTTCGTCATCCAGGTGATGTTGGACAAAGTTATTTTCAGCATTTACTATTTGCACTAATAGAAGCAGTTAGGTGTATTGTGGTTGGAATATTGCTTATAATTCATGCTGTATTTCCGTTTGTATTTGATTACATTTACAGCAATCATATACGTAAAGCCAGTGAACGCATTAGTAAATTTGATAGGAAAAATGGAGATTCTAAATGAACGAACAAGGTTTACAAGAGAAATTAGCAACAGGATATAAAGTAGAAGACCCTGATGAGATGACACCACGTTATCGTGACGTTCTTGTAAATACTATTCATATTGCAGCAGACTTAGAAGTAGTAACACTGCCAACATATTTTCCTGCTATTAAAAACTCACCTACACTAGAAGATAAACTAGCAGTTGCAGCAGCTTGTCAGGACGAACTTGGACATGCACAAGTTATGTACAGACTTCTGGAAGACTTTGGGTATGACACACACGAATTTTTGTTTGAGCGTGATCCAGAAGAATGGCGTACATTCCAAATGTTAGAATTCCCCCACGAAGACTATATCGAAACTGTAGTAAGTATGTGTTATGGCGATAGAGCGGGGTACATTACAACTGTTGACCTAGAAGAGAATTGCAGTTACGCACCTCTTGCACGTGGTTTACGCAAAGTAAACTTTGAAGAAACCTTCCATGTTAGTCATGGAGAACGCTGGACAAAGTTCTTTTGGAATAAAGATGAAGACAGTAGACGAAGAGTGCAGGAGTGCGTTGACTTTTATTTCCCATTATGTGCTGCATGGTTTGGTTTGCCAGATGAACATAAGACAAGAACAGATCAACAGACTTACAGAATTCGTGGCGGAACAAATGACGAGATGCGTCAGATTTGGTTAAGTAGAGTTGTTCCCTTTAGTGAAGAAGTTGGAATTAAAGTTCCAGCTCACTATGATGCAGAACTAGGCAAGTTTGTGTTAGATTATACTGCTCCTATACGTTTAAATGAAGATACACGTAAATGGGACTATGAAGACACAATGACCTGGGAAGAGCAACTAGCTATTTGGAAACGTGGCAGCAAGCACAAAATTCCTAGTATCACAGAGGTTCAAACAGAAACTTGGGGTACAGAGCTCTGGTGATTACAGAGCAGCAAATACGTCAATCCCTAGAACAAGTAAACGACCCACATGTGCCTGTTCCGATAAGTAGCATGGGCATGTTACGTGACATTACAGTTAACAACAATAATGTTCACGTAGAAGTCTGTATACCATGTATGGGCTGTCCGGGCACTGGAGGACTAGTACAAGACATTAAAGATTGCCTATCAGCTATACCAGGCATAGGCACTGTAGATGTAGAGCTAGCATTTCATTTGCCGTGGGATAGAGACATGGTAACAGATGAAGTAAAGGAAAAAATGCGTCTTAACGGCATTCAAATTTGAGGAGCAGGAATGTGTGGGAAATGATTGAACGTATGGCGAGCGATCGTCTATGGATTTATACAAGTATAGCAGGTAGTATTGCAGGTGCTGCCTGTTTAGCATATCTGAGCACAACAAGAGTAGGCTTATGGGGATATGCAAAGTTTGATAAGATTGTTGATTTCTTAGTAGAACGCTGGGGACTAACCTGGCTAGAGCAACCAGAGGATGCTTGGCGTAAACGCTATCCAAAAATTACAGCTAAGATAGACGAACTTGAGGAACGCATCAAAAAATTAGAGAAGTAACAAAACTTTAACACTTTTTCCACACCCTTTTTTGTAAATAAAGTTGAAGCACGTATACAAATATAGTATACTCAATTATTAGCAGAGGGAGACACACAGTGGAATTAGTTACTTTTTGGATGGCCATAGGATTTCTCATGGCCGCTTACAGTGTTATAGCAAATGACAGTGTACAAACGCTAGGCACTTGGATTGCTAGCAATCACGAACGTTTTAATTATAAAATTCTTTGGGCCGCCTCTTCGGCGGTTCTTTTATGGGCATTGTGGTACGGATGGTACGTCAATGGTGGGGATATTAGTTACGGGCGACTAACTAAAATTCCATTTATTGAGGTGCAATGGTATCATGCAGTAGCACCAGCAGTACTGTTATTAATGACAAGGGTGGGCGTACCAGTTAGTACGTCCTTTTTAGTCTTAAGTGCATTTGCTAGTACGTTTGTATTAGAAAAGATGCTTATGAAATCAATCATGGGCTATGCTATTGCAGCAATCAGTGCATATGCTCTGTGGCACATTGTCAGTAGACTTATTGATGAAAAGAAACCAATTGGTGATCACTGGAGTAGACCATACTGGCGTGTAGCACAGTGGGGAACAACAGGGTTGCTATGGTGGACATGGTTAAGTCATGACATGGCTAACATTGCAGTGTTCTTACCAAGACAGATTCCTGTAGACTTAATGATTGTTATTAGTGTCATCTTTGTTGGCGGGCTAGCATGGATGTTCAAGGAGCGTGGCGGTAAGATCCAAAACATTGTGTTGGAAAAAAGCACCACACGATATATTAGAAGTGCTACGCTAATTGATCTAGTGTATTTTGTAATTCTCTACTTCTTTAAGGAACTTAACAGTATTCCAATGAGCACAACATGGGTATTCGTAGGCTTGTTAACAGGTAGAGAACTTGCTATTGCTACGGTTCATAATACTAAGATGAAGCAGGTATTCCCGCTGGTAACTAAAGACTTTATTAAAATGATGATTGGTTTAGGTGCTAGTGTAGGTATAGTTTTGTTCATTCATTACCTAGTTGTTCCAAACGGCTGGTAATAAGTTCTACTACTCGTTTACTCTGTACGATCTCGTAGTGATTGCGGTCTATTTCTATAAACTGCATATCACTACGAGACATCATACTATCTCTAGTAACAATACCATCATTCTTCCCCATTATCCAGGGAACACTGCCTACAGTAGTAACAACCTGAGTCCAGGGAATGTTTATTGATATATTTCTACTGTATTCTATAAAAGAACTTTCTGGAGTTATATCTCTAAAAAGTTTATAGCCAGGATTCATGAATCTAGCCCAGCTAGCTATTTCACTACCGTTATAAGGAGTAGCAAGTGTAACCCCACCCTTTACTCGTTCAGGGAATTCATCTAAAATATACAGATTGTATATACCTCCCAGACTGTGGCCTATTAGAAACAACTCGTCATCATCATAACTAAGTTCTTCAATAAATCTGTCAATGTTATTACTTGCTGTTGAAGTAGAGCTATCATAATTACAAAAATGCGTTCTATCATAATCTATAGATTGCTGAATAAACGCAAAACTTCTTTCCGACCCATTGGCGCCGTGTGTGTAAACTATTCTCATATGAATATTTATAAATACACAAAATAAGCAATCGAGGAGAGTAGATATGGCAGACGGAGCAGAACCAATTAGACGCAAGATTGAATTAGAAGTAGAATTAGATACTAGTGAAAAAGTAGTATTACCAAACAAGTATCAGAACATTATTGATCTTGCTAAAGCAGTAGACGCTTGGAGAATTTTCCCAAGACTATTCCTAACAGTGTACATTATTTTATTGTACAAAACTGTGATTTGGTTTATGGCACTTGAAGATCCAAACATGAATCAAGCAGGACTTATCTCAGTAGTAGTAGGTGCTGGCGCAGCATGGTTTGGTTTATATACAGGCAGCAGTAAAAAGTTTGATGGCCCTGCTCCAACTGCTCCTGCTAAAAAATAATAGCAGTTGACAATATAATTCATTAATGTATAATTACATGTATGGATTACTATGAAACTTTAGGTGTAAAGCCCACCGCCACTGATGATGAGATCAAGAGTGCCTTTAGATTAAAAGCAAAGGAGTATCATCCTGATCGTGGCGGTGATAAGGCTAAGTTTCAGCAAATTAATGAAGCTTATGATACACTAAAGGATAATAGTAAACGAAAGCAATATGATTATACACGCAGTGGTGCAAGACATAACAATTTCCACTTTAACATAAATGGACAGGACTTTAGTGGTGATCAATTTGGAGATGTCTTCGCTGACTTACACAGTGTATTTGGAGATCGTTTCGGATTTAGAAAAGCCAGACACCCAGGTCGTAATAAAGATCTCAATGTAACAGTTGAACTAGAATTACGAGATTTAATTAATATAGTAAAAAAGACTTTAAGTATAAGACACACTACCGGTGAACGGAAACTTGTAGACATTACGCTACCTCCTGGTGCAGAAAATAATACAACAATGCGCTACAGAGGTTTAGGCGATAGTGCTATACCTAATTTGCCGCCTGGTGATCTATTTGTGGGTGTAAGAATTAACCCCGAGCGAAACTTCGTTGCTCAAGGATTTAATCTTATGACAACTGCTACTATTGATGCCTTTATGGCAATGGTAGGTGGCAAGATATTAGTAAAAACAATCGATGGTAAAAATATAAGTTTAACAATACCAGAAGGTACACAGTACGGAACTGTAATGAGTGTGCCGGGATATGGATTACTTGATAAGTCAGGAATACGAGCAAATATGCTTGTACAGATATTAGTTAAAATTCCTGAGAACCTAACTCAGGATCGGTTAAATACAATTAGAAGAATGATGGGAGTTAACATTGAAGTTTAGTAAAGACATAGAAAAAATTGTTGAGGCAGCTACCAACTACGCATTTGCTAACAAAAGCAAATATGTTATGAGCGAACATCTACTATTGGCTTTACTTGATAATAAAAATTTTTACAAAATATTAGTTGAGTATGGCATTGAAGCAGAAGCATTCCATAATGACGTCAAAGACTATGTAGCAAATAAAATCATAAAGCAGCATGGACTTGTACCTAACGCCATTATAAAAACTCAGGTTATAGAACGTATATTTAACCGCGCCTACACACAAGTATTGTTTAGTGGCAGAGATAAACTAACATCTTTCGACCTCTTTATTAGCATAATGGGTGAGAATAACACCCATAGCAATTACTTTATTATGAAGTATGGCGTTAGTAAAGAAGAATTTATTACATTTGTACAAAACTATTTGAGTAAAGCACAAAACAATGCTGAGAAACGCAACTATTATGCTAATGTACTAGAGGAATATTGTACTAATCTAAATGTACTTGCTAAAGACAACAAGATTGATCCTGTAATTGGCAGAGAAGATGAGCTAGATGAGATTTGTCAGACTTTTGCTAAACGCAATAAGAGCAATGTTTTGCTTGTGGGTGATCCTGGTGTAGGTAAAACAGCAATTGCTGAGGGACTTGCCAAACGTGTTGTGGATGGGCAGGTACCCAAATATCTCAAAGGATATAAAGTTTTTAATCTTGAGGTAGGAACATTACTTGCTGGTACACAGTATAGAGGCCAGTTTGAAGAGCGAGTTAAGGAAGTTATCGAGGCTCTAACTGAAACAGAGAAATGTATTCTGTTTATTGACGAAGCTCATACAATGGCAGGAGCCGGTGCTGGCGGAAATGGCGGTACTGACTTTGCCAATATGCTGAAGCCTGCATTGGGCAAAGGAAAACTTAAAGTTATAGCCAGTACTACCTGGGAAGAATATACCAAGAGCTTTGAAAAAGACCGCGCACTAATGCGCCGCTTCTATCGTATTACTGTGGATGAACCCACAGCAGAAGTTGCCAAAAAAATATTGCTGGCAACGAAACCCTACTATGAAAAGTTCCATTCAGCCACTATTATGCCGGAAGCAATCATCAGCGCAGTTGATTTGAGTATTCGTTATCAGGCTGATAAAAGATTACCAGATAAGGCATTTGATTTAGTAGATAGTGCTTGTGCTAGACAGCGCAGATTGGAAGTAATAAATCCGGTTATTACAAAAGACAGTATTAAGCTAGAAATTAGCAAGAGTACTAATATTCCACTGGACAGTTTGGAAACCAAAGATGCTCCCATAACAAATGTTATGGAGATCGAGGATAAGATTAAAGCTAAACTGTATGGACAGGATAGTGCTGTAGAAACTGTGATGGAACATGTTTATGTTAGCAAGGCTGGGCTTAGTGCTAGTGATAAACCAGTGGGTAGTTTTGTGTTTATTGGACCTACTGGTACTGGTAAGACTGAACTTGCTAAACAACTTGCTGAAAATTTAAGCATGAAACTACTGCGCTATGACATGAGCGAATATCAGGAAAAACACAGTGTTGCTCGTTTTATTGGTGCTCCCCCGGGATATGTGGGCTATGAGGACAGTAATTTGAGTGGTGGGTTGTTGATTAAAGATATCGAACGCAAACCACATAGTGTTATCCTGTTTGACGAAATCGAGAAGGCACATCCTGATGTAAGCAATGTTCTGTTACAGATGCTAGACGAGGGATATATCACAAGCAGTAATGGCAAACGAGCAGATGCTCGAAACTGTATCATAATTATGACTACCAACCTGGGTGCTGAAATGGCCGAACGTAATACTATTGGTTTTGGTAGTCTGGAAAGAACTGGCGAGGAAGAAGCAGCCTTTAAGGAATTCTTCCGTCCGGAGTTCCGTAATCGTATATCAGGTGTTTGTAAGTTCAACAAGCTAGACGATCTGAGCAAGCGCAAGGTTGTTATGAAGTTTATCAAATCTCTTGAAGCACAGTTACAAGAAAAAAGTATTCGTATTATTGTAAATGAACAAGCAATTGACAAGCTCATTGAGATTGGTTACGATGACAAAATGGGAGCAAGGCCCTTGGATAGGTGTATCAACAAATACTTGCGAGTACCTATTAGTAGACAAATATTGGTTGACAAAAACTTATCTAATAGTAAAATAAAGATAGGAGTTGAGGGTTCAAACTTTATCATAATATTTAGGAACAGTAATGTCGACACAACCAAAGAAGACCCATCCGCCGGAAGTACAAGAATTAGCGTCCCAGTATAAAGTATCTGTCAAACTAAGTGATAGAAAATTCTATGGCAAGTACCAGTACAGGTTTACCTACTGGTTTTTAAAAAACAATGGTTATGCTAGCTACTTACAGACGATATGTTTAATTAGAGATCAAGCAGTAGCAAATGGTTTAGATATCAAGGCAAGACACGAAGGTCGATATGGTAATTTCTATACAAATGACCTAGAACATTGCAATGTAATCACAAGCTGGCTAGGAGAAAATACTAGACTGTCTGAAATAGCATATAGTTTGGACATTACTAAAAATACTAGAATTAGAAAAACTAATTTGCCGTTCGGTGGATGTAGATGGCAGATAGAGTTAACGAATGTTAATACACCTGAAAAGTTCCAGAATATTCTCCAGTTTTATAATAACTATCAGTCTGACATAGTGCCCAATAAAACATTTAATAAATCAATCGATAGTCAAAGATTTTATAGGTGGTATCCAGGGTCATTATACTTTCTAAAAGAAGAGATCCTACAACTGTTTTGCCTGAGTCATCCGGATTCAGTTAGCAAAATTATTGAATACAAACTACTATCCGAAATGGAAAACGTCTAATGGAAAAACTATTTGCTACACTGATCGAACGCAATTTAATTAATACTAACACTGTAGTAACGGCAACATTGCCTACTGTGATTTTTGGTGGTGCTGTAGTTGATAAGCGCAGGGAACTACACTGGAACTCAAAGATTCCCTGTGATAGTATTCATGAAATCGAAGGCATGGACCCAGTTAGGTATGCTCGTAGTTATGATATTAAGCCTGATGGCAGTGTCAAAACCTATAAGAGACGAGGTCGTAAACCAAAAGTAACAGCATAAATACTCTATATAGGAGTATTACTATGGCTAAACTCAATGAAGAAATGGTAGTCATTAAAATCAGCAAGCTCTTAAGAGACGACGAAACAGTTAGTACTATGCTTGATGATGAAATGAGTGCCAGTCTAGAAGCAGTAATTCAGGAACTAGCAGGGTCAGACAAGCTCGTAGAAGTGATTAAAGAATAATGTCAGCAACAACCACTATCACCCTATTGACAACTACTTCACATGGAACCGCTGTGGGTAACTATGATGGTTCAAGTGAGAGTTTTAGTAGTGACAAAGTAAAGGGTGATGGTTATTACGGCTTTGCTGACGGGGTTCACACTGTACAAACTCGTGTAACTAACTTTGTTGGCACTATTAAAGTTCAGGCTACACTGGCAACTACGCCAACAAGTACTGACTGGTCAGATATTAGTAATATTATTACTAGTGATGGTAGTACAGCAGTGACTAGTGGATACATGACCAACTTCACTGGAAATTATGTTTGGGTACGTATTAGTGTAAGTAGTTTTACATCGGGTACTATTAACTTAGTACAAATGGGCCACTAGGAACACTAATGTTATCAGATAAGTTTATACGGATAACATTGCCTAGGCCACTAACAGTAAGTGAACAAACTCTACTGGGTTTGCTTGTTAACAATCATATTAACGAAAACTTGTATACTGAGTTACAGGAAGGCGTTGGTGATATTTTTACCGGCACCATTTTCGAAACAGAACTAGGACATTCAATTGAATTCGCCCTTAACCAGGATCTAGACGATACATCAGCAGATAGTATTGTTGAAGAAGTTTTTAATTACTTTAAAGACTGCGATGTTGAGGTAAGCGGCGGCAAATAAAAGGTCGTTATGATTACATGGTTATTTGACCATCGCACAGATTATGGATATATACCCAATCTTGTCAAGGACCTATCACTTAGGCCTAAAACTAATGCTTGGCATGATTTATGTATACAAAAACCCTACAGCTATGAATTCCGCTTTTTAAAATACTGTGATCTGGATAAGGTACAGTACAACTGTGCTCTAGTATCAGAGGACTGGTCTGGGCCGGCTTACTATCCCATCAACTTAAATTTTTATGATCCTGAGATAGATTACTTTTCTTTAATGGAACCTGAAAGTTTAGCAAAACTAAAAGCAGGTGAGTTTAGAGTTTTATTTTACTATAGTGAGGGCGATGATCCTAAAATTGATATAGTACCCAGTCTTATAAAGTTGTGTAAACGGCATGATCTAACTTTTAATGATATTAGATTTGTACTGGCAAACTGGTCAATTCACGACAAACCTCCGTTTATATACTTTCCAGATGATGAATTATACTATAGGTATCTTCATTCTTACAATAGCAATTTTGTTAGAGATATTAATCTAGCCCCAAGAAGTAAAAAAACAACCTGTTTAATCCGAGCTGACAAACTCTGGCGCAGAGTATTTGGTAGTATATTCGTAGATCTTGGATTACATACTGACAGTTATTTTAGTTACACTGGTTACAAATACGAAACAAGTAGTATAGATGAGGAAAAGCTATCTGACTGGGAAGCAATTGATGATGAGTTATTAATTACATTATGTAGGTTTGAATTAGGAATACCCTACAAGGCTGACGCAAACACAGATCAGGAACACAACAACCATAAACTTATTGACAGAAAGTTCTTTAATGACAGTTACTGGAACATAGTTGTAGAAACACATTTTCGTCAGAATACAATATTCCTGACAGAAAAGACATTTAAGCCTATACTAAACTTACAGCCTTTCTGCATTGTTGGTAACCCTGGAAGTTTACGATTATTAAAGCATCTTGGATATAAAACATTTGGGAATATTATTAACGAAGAATATGACGAGATAGATGATCCAGAAGCTCGCATGAAAGAAATGCTAGAAATAGCTTACAGCATACATAATAGAAATCACCTCGAACTTCAAAATATTACAGCAGCTATTGTTGATGTATTAAAACACAATCAGGAAAATTTCCTAAGACCTAAAACAAGTAGAATACAAAACCTACTAAATCAATTGGAATATTAAATGTCAGAAGAATTAGAACAATCTATAGATACAGTACACTTTTGTACACCCTGTTATGGTGGACAAATAAGCGAAGTCACATTTAGCAGTTACTTGCGATTTACCGTCTTCGCAATGCAGACTGGCGTTAACTTCATGGTAGATACTCTTAGCAATGAGAGTAACATCAATCGCGGACGTAATAGTTTAGTTGCTAAGTTTCTGCGTAATAAATGTTCTCACCTCATGTTTGTTGATAGCGATATCCAGTTTAATAACATGGATATTTTAAAACTATTGGGTGCTAATAAAGATGTAATTGGTGGTATATATCCACAAAAAGTTATTCCCACCAAGTATGTTGTAAACAGACTACCAGATGCAGAGCCAGAAGGGCGTGATGGTGAGATAATTGAAGTGGATACACTGGGTACTGGGTTTTTACTTATTAAGCGTAGTGTATTTGAAAGGATGATTACTGAAGGTGTAGCACAAAAGTATCATGATAATATTGGTTTAGGTGCTGAATTTGATGATTATACTTACAACTTCTTTCCAACACAGATTGGTGATGATGGATACTATTTGACTGAGGACTGGGCGTTCTGCCGCAACTGGCGTAAAATGGGTGGACAAATATTTGCAGATACTAGTATCAATCTAACGCATGTGGGCTATCATAGATTTGCTGGAGATACTGAAATATTAAAGGAAACAATTAATGGAAACAGTTAATTTAAAGTTAGTATTAACAGGAACAGGTTGGGAAGATCACTGGCCAAGCTGTAGAGTATCTGTCAATGACACTGAATTCTACAACAATGAGATTATTGGCGAGCAGACAGTTGAGTTTGATTTAGATTTACAAGATGATAGTGAAAATGTTTTAAAAGTAGAATACTATAACTTAGACTTCCGTAAAGATATAGTACTAAATGACTCAGGCGAACAAATTAAAAGCAAATATGTTACAATTAATAAGTTATTTGTTGACGACATAGATTGTTGTAATATTCCCTACGATTTAAGCGAAGTATATGTAAATGACGGTTGGTATACAAAACAGGATCCACAAGATTTTCCCAATCCACGTAAGAATGAAATGCAATTAAGCTGGAATAGCACCTGGTGTTTAAAGTTTAATAGTCCAGTCTATCTGTGGTTATTAGAAAACTTATAAATATGGTATGCGTATTACAGAAGCAATCCAGCAAGTCGTAGCAATATATCCCGGGCGTTTTCACCCTTTCCACAAGGGTCACGCCAGTGTATATGGCTATCTTAAACAGAAATATGGCAGTGCTTATGTAGCAACAAGTAATAAAGTAGATCCACCCAAGAGTCCTTTTAGTTTCCCAGAAAAACGTGCAATGATGTTACATGCTGGTATTCCCAGTGATAGAATTGTACAAACAAAGAACCCCTATAAAGCAGAAGAGATACTAGATTGGTACAATCCCGAAACAACAGCAGTAGTGTTTGCTGTTAGTGCCAAGGACATGGCTGATAATCCACGCTTTAGTTTTGCGCCCAAGAAGGACGGATCAGCCAGCTATTTCCAACCATTAGCTGGGCAAAAGAATTTAGAACCATTTAGTAAACATGCTTATATTGAAGTCGCACCAACTTTAGACTTTAAAGTCTTGGCTGAACCCATGCGCAGTGCTACAGAGTTACGCAAGAAATTTGCGCAGGCTGACACTGATACACAAAAGGATATAATAACAGATCTATATGGAACCTATAATGCTCGTATTCACAGTATTATGGCCAATAAGATTAATGAAGCGTACTTGAAGTTTGAAGACTTACATAATATTATATTAGAGTTGTGGCGTTTAGACGTTGCTAAACCACTAGCAGAAGACGTAAAAGCTAAAATTATTGAACAAGTGCAGACAGCTAGAGAAGCCTGGCACAAAAAATACAAGCGCAATAAAAAAGTACAGGAAGGTGATCTAATTCCATTTCCTGACAATACTATTGTCCTACAAACAACAAGTGATGAGGACTGGTATGAGCTGGGTAAAGACATTGCTAATTTAAGCAAAGCAGAAAAAGCAGAGTACGGACATGATGACTCTGATACACTAATGGTACTACCAGCACCTCTAGAAAAATATATTAAGGACAGAATAAAAAAGTTTACTGGTTTGAAGTTCAAAGATACTAAACATCATGACAGTTACGAGTTAGCTGATATTGCTCACAAAGTATCAGAAGAAGATCAGCAACGCATTATTGAAAAGATTAGATCTCTTACTGAAACAATACGTAAGACTGGTAGTCAGTATACTGTTTACAGTAAAAAGGGTAAGCGCATGGGCACTTATCCAAGTAAAAAACAGGCTAAAGAACGTCTTAGACAGATTGAATACTTCAAGCATGTAAACGAAGCATTTGACAGTCCTTATCCACTAGTATGGGAAGGCAATCCAAATGGAGATTCATCTGCTCTTGCTGAAATACCTACATCCAACGGCAACACTGCTTATTTGGATATAGAATTTAACACGTCAGGTGATAGTGGTCGTTTTGATATTAGCTTCACAAGAAATAGTAGAAGCAAAGCAGCAGGCACGGGCGATGAGTTTAGAGTTTTTGCTACAGTAATAGAAGCCATAAAGCAATGGTGGAATAAAGTTGACCAGGATCGGGTTGTTAGTATAACTTTTAGTGCAGCAAAAAATACTAACGATAGTGCGATGTACCGTGGCGCTCCTGATAGTCCTCGTAGACACATACTCTATTCAAGATTTGCCAAACAATTTGCTAAACAAATTGGGTTTAAACTAAACATAGAAGATTTAGGTACTGGGGTTTATTTTTTCCTTACTAATCCAAAGAGCCTGTCAGATAATAAATTGGAGGAAGCATTTGACACCAAAGTTGAATGGGTCAAAGAGCTCGGACCAAGTGGGTCAACTGTATATGCTACTAAAGTAGAAGATGCTTATATAGAACTAACCTACAGGCCTGTGAGTAAGGGTGTATACATCAGTTTTACTCGTGGCGGTGTTATGAGTGTTACAGGTGAAGGTTCGCAAAATAAAATCTTTGGCGCTGTTATCAATCATATCAAACAATGGGCAGCAAAAAATAAACCAGAACAGATTATGTTTAGTGCCTTTAAACCTCGCACAGGCGCCTTTGGAAGTCAGGACAGTACTCGCAGTGGATTGTATCGCAAAATGGTACAACGCTTTGCTAACCAAAATGGTTATGAGTATGATGTAGAAGACACTGGAAACGAAGACACTTTTATTCTTAAAAGACAAGGTGTGGCGGAAGGTAAGAAAACAAACAAAGCATTTGTTAAACCACAGTTTGATGTAGAATGGGAAGAAGCAGCTCGCTATCCAGAGTTTCAAAAGATTGGCAAGGATGCCTGGATTGAACTTGCTAAGAAGGGCAAGTCAGTTACCATTAAAAGTGCTAAAGGTATTAACAATACAGATGCCGCAGATCCTGATAGTTTTAAATCATTAGAACCAGAAAAACAAAAACGAGCTCTAGCACAACTAGAAAAAGGCACAGTTGAAATGCCCATTGTTGCTGTATACAGTGATGGCTACAAAGAATTAATTGGCGGCAATACAAGACTTACTGCTATGATGGCTAGAGACGGTAAGGCAACTGTGTGGGCATTTAAAGTGCCAGACGAAGTTGCTAAACTAGCAGAAAACTTTGCGGAAGGTAAGAGTCCACATAAAAAAGGCACTAAGAAATACAAGGCACATATGGCAGCAATGCATGCTGGTATGAATGAAAGCTATAAACTACAACTAGAACGTGACGATGATCTACTCGTACTACACATTAAAGACACAAAGACTGGAAAGCGCACTGAAGTAAGAGGAAAGCCCAACTACGAGGGCGATGGTTATGATGCCACAGATCCATTGCATCAACTCTTGGATAAGGTTGGCAAAGCAGCGAACATAAGTGAGCTTATGAATGGCGAGGTAGTAAGCATTAATCCACGTCATCCAGATGGACCACGTGCTAGAAAACATGCTGACAAGGCATTTAATGAAGACGTTGCCAAAGACTTAGAAGCAGAGTTTCCGGGTTTATACTTAGACTTATATAAAACAAAAGCAGGTTACATACTTGGCAAAATAGAACTACCTAAAGAAGAACGTGGTGAGGGCATTGGTACCCGAGTCATGCAACGAATCGTTGACATAGCAGACAGTGAAGGTGAAGTTGTTGCACTAACGCCCGATACAGCATTTGGTGCTAGCAGTAAAGGCAGACTCGAAAAGTTCTACAAGCGTTTTGGTTTCGTATTCAACAAAGGACGCAACAAAGATTATAGTTTTAGAGAAACAATGATTCGCTATCCTCAGGGCCCTCAAGCACGAGCAACAGTAAAAGATATAGCAGGCGAATCCATAGTTGAAATGGCCAAAAAGGTTCCAGGTGAACCTGGGTCCTATACAATGAAACAGGGTAAAACAGAATATAAAATATCACCACAATTGAATAGTAATGATCGACCATCTGGTGAGTGGCAAATTTATGTGAAGGACAGAGGCGATTGGGAATGGGACAGGACAGTTGGTAGTAAAAGAGATGCTATTAATTGGATCAAAACCCAAAAAGACGAATCCATAAACGAAGCAGGTGTTGGGCGTATTACAAAACAGAACGCAACCAAAGACGCACCAATTGGTAGTGAGTTTGCAAATGTTAAGAAGCTAGGGTTGGGCAGTGGTAAGCCCAAAGAGCTACATGCTAAAGCAAGAAAGAATTCAGATCCCAATACACTATTCAATTTAGGTATTGGAGAATCTAAAGAACAAGAATTAGATGAAAGAGGCAGCATTACAGTACCATTTGCCAGTGGAACAAGTGTTACTATTGCGCCACATCGACCATTACGAGTTAAAAAGTCCACTAAAGGGAGACTACGTTATGAAAACCCTACAGCCAACACAAATAAATCTAAACGAGGAAAAACAGTATGATGAACACTTACAGCGTTGTATTAAAGAACTTGAACAAATTGTGGAGGATCTCACAGGGTCAGAAAAACCAGGTAGTCGTCCAGGTAGTTTAAAACGGAAAGCAGCGCAGTATTTGGGCAAAGGAGCCGGAGAAGAACTAACTAGAACAGAACTAAAGCAGTTACGTGCCAAGGCAAACAAGATGAAAAAGTCCACCAAAAAGGACGAACGCGATCGTGGTATACAACTAGCTAGGCAAGTTAGTTTTGCTTTTAATATGCGAGATAGCAAATGAAACTTAACTTTGATATCAAATGTAGTGATTACACGAACACACCAGCGTACAGAGTATTTGTAAATGGTGAACTCATGCTTGAACGTGATTTTGTGATACCCAACGACGAGTTCAGTCACTATAACTTTACTGGATTTATTGATAGTGAAACAGCAAATATACAAGTTGAGAGCGTTACACCAGGCATTACATTTACATACGACAATGTGAGATTGACCAATGAGAGCGAATGAATTTATTAAAGAAACAGCAAGTGCTGGTGCTACCACAAGCGGAAATATTGCTGTAGTAGTAAATCCAGCAGTTGCTCGCAGTAAGAAAAAAGCAAAGAGTGTGAGTGCTTTGGATACAAACTATAGTTTGTTTGGCGCTGGTATGATCAAGCGCAATCCTAAAAAGCCGCTAGCCGCATTATAGCATAAATATAATATATGTTTTTGAGGTTTTAACTATGAATGATATTGCTAATACACGCAAAAAATTAAAACAGATTGCTGAAGGCAGCTTGGGCGATATGGCCAATCGCTGCGAAACAGATCACGAAGTTCAAATGGCACGTGCAGATCTATACAAGATCGGCAAGTACGCAATTGAGCTACACGATATGCTTCGTAACGTAAGCGAAGAACAGGGATTAGAAGGCTGGGTACAATCTAAGATCACCAAGGCAGCAGATTACATGGGCAGTGTTAAGCATCATCTCGAGTATGAGATGAGCGGAATGAATTCTGACAATCAGGAAGCGATGCCAGCAGATGCATTAGATGCACTTGAATCTACAGAAGCAGACCAAAACAAAAAGAATATGAAAGCCGAAAGTAAATTTAGCGATTGGAGTAAGAAATGAGCGATTTTTCAGACCTAGTAAAAAAACTAAATGCAATCTCAAATAACGAGGAAACAGTAAGTGCAACAGGCGATACTGTTTATAAGCCAGTTGAGGAAGCAGTCGCTGGAACACGTGAAACAGCAAGTATTCTCAAAGCGTTTAATGAACTTGAAGAAGCAGCAAAGCCAGACTATATTGATTTAGATGGCGATGGCGATAAAGAAGAATCCATGAAGAAGGCTGCCGCTGACAAGAAAGCCAAGAAGGAATCTGTAGCTGAAGACAAAGCTAACGAAGATGTGCTAGGTGATATTGCTAGTCGATATCGTGACTTTATGAAGAGTGAAGTAGCACAGGGTAATGATCTAACCACAGTTGATAGCGCAGTTAAAGAAGCCACAAGTTCTGCAACAGCAATCGATGATAGTTTTCAAAAGATGTTTAATATGATGGGCCGTCTTATGAACGTTACAGCAGAAGGTGCAGTGCTTAGTAAAATGGTAGAACGTGAAGGTGGTGATGCTGCATGGATTGCAGATGCACATCAAAAACTAATTGAAGCTATGGAAGCTCTAGAAGAAGCACATATGTATAGCAACCCACCAGGGGAAGATGACTAATTATTATGCGTTCCTCAGAATTTATTTCAAAAGCAATTACTGAGGCTGAGTTTGATGAAGCAGCCGGCGAAAAGGATGCCTGCTATCATAAAGTAAAATCACGTTACAAAGTTTGGCCAAGCGCATATGCTAGCGGTGCACTTGTAAAGTGTCGCAAGGTTGGCGCAGCTAACTGGGGCAATAAGAGTAAAAAGTAATGCGGGTCCACGAGTTTACAACCAACGAAGATCTACGCAAGTGGTTTAAGGACAAATGGGTTCGTTTCGGTCCTGATGGTAAAATTCGTGGCGACTGTGCTAGGGATAGTAATAGTGAAGGCAAGCCCAAGTGCTTACCACAAAGTAAAGCACATGCACTGGGCAAAAAGAAGCGTGCTACAGCAGCAGGCCGCAAGCGTAGAGAAGATCCTAATAAAAATCGTAAGGGTGCAGCAAAGAACGTTGCTACCGAAGGCCCAATTGGTAAAGCAGTTGGTGCTACAGTAGGTGCGGTTACTGGCACAGCAGTAGGTACAGTAGGTGCCGCAGTGACAGGAAAACCAAGTAAGATATATAAGGGTGCTAAAAAAGGTGCCAAGCTAGGTAAAAAAGCACTAGGGTGGGCATAATGAGATTTACTGAATTTGATTTAACTCCAGCGCAACGGGCTATTAGAGAACACATTAAGCGTGGCGTTCCTTTTAGTGAATGCATGTTCCGTCCCGGTAGTGAAGCATTTACAGAGTTTTATACTCGTGTACGTGAGATGCGTGAAAATCTTGACCTAGACTGGCAGGATGCTGAACTACTTGATACAAACATTGGTGAATGCATTATGGTAGAGGGCGAGAGTGTTCCTCTTGATGTTCCTATAGAAGAGATACCAGATGATGCGGTATCCGACAGTGATCCTTTTAACGATGTTGCAAGAAAAGAAATGAAACAAATGATTGCAACTCGATTAAATGACTTGGCGCCTGTAGAGCGACAGGTAGTTTTATTAAGATATTGGGAAGATATGTCAGTAAAAGAAATAGGCGAATACACTGGGTTAGGAACAAGACTTGCAAAATCTAATCTAACCAAAGCTCTTCATAAAATGTATAAAAATTGGGGTAAGGGCAAACACAGCGTAAATTTAAGGCAACTTATACAAAAAGAGTCTGTTGACATTGACGAAGCAGAGTACCAGGGACGCAAAGTTAAACTAAACTCACCCAAGCGTGGTGGTCCTAAGAAGTTCTATGTATACACTAAGAATGACAAGGGTAATGTTATTAAAGTAGCATTTGGTGCAAAGGATGGTGGCGGCAATCTTGCAGTTAAACTAAAAGATCCTAAAGCACGTAGAGCATTTGCTGACAGACATAACTGCGAGAAAAAGAACGATAAAACCAAGCCAGGTTATTGGGCTTGCCGGTTGCCACGTTACGCAAAGTCGCTCGGACTGAGTGGTGGTGGTACCTGGTGGTAAAGCCCTATACTGAAACTCGTAATAATAACGTAATTATAAGACGTTTCTCCGCAGACATTAATAGTGAAGAACTAGTCTGGCACAGAGATCATTCTGATCGTTATATAAGTATAATTGAAGGTACAGGCTGGCGCTTACAAATGGATAACCGGTTGCCTATGATATTGGAGCCCGGTGATAGTTTGCCTATCCCTAAAAATACCTATCACAGAGTATTAGCCGGCAGTACAGACCTACTAGTAGAGATAGTAGAGTATAAATAGTATAGAGGGTAATACAATGCGAGCAGATCTTATTCGTCAGACACTATCACTACTAGAAGAAGTAGGCATGGAGTATGTAGCAGGCCGTGACTTTAACAAAGTCATGGATTTAGCTGATTACACACTAGGTTCCTTCTCACACGATGAGCCAGATGTTCGTAAGGTGGATTATGAAGTATTCCAAAAGACACGCGATGGTGGTTTTGAATATAACGATAAATTTTATCCTCAGGAATTCTACAAGAAGGTAGCTGATCTCAAACTCAGCCCCTATGTAAAACCACAAGAAGCCGTCGAAGCTTTCAAAGCCTGGGTAGCAGCCCATTAAATAAATACATAAGCAGGAGACGGCTATGTTATCAAACACCACATTTCTGAAATGGTGGGTTCAACTCACCATTACTGTATTCTCTGTAGCAGTCATTACACATCTTGGCTGGTGGGAAGCACTATGGAATGCTGATCAAACTAAACTCAGCCTGGCTATTCTAGCTATGTTTGTATTTGCAACTGGTTTAACAGGTGTTATGAGCAAAAATCCAAATAGACAGGATCTTAGACCTCTAGGTAACTATGTCTGGTTTTGCAGTGAAGGTATGATTACGCTGGGTATGATTGGAACAGTCGCCGGCTTTCTTATGATGTTGGGTACAGCATTTCAAAATCTAGATGTTAGTAACATAACACAGATCCAGGGTGCTATGAAAGACATGGCTGTAGGTATGAGCACAGCCCTTAGCACCACACTAGTGGGCCTTGTTTGTAGTATTCTTACTAAGGTACAGATGGTAATCTTGGAGAACAGCTGGGACAATGGCGAACAAACCAAGATATAAAACTAGCTTTGGATTTATAGACCTACTGTTTAACCTACTGGTTGGGTTTACATTTCTGTTCATACTAGCATTTATTCTTATCAATCCAGTAGCAAAAAAATATGACTTTGATCCCAAGGCTGAATATCTAGTTATAGTAAACTGGAACCCTGAAAGTTCTAGTGATATAGATTCTTGGATAAAAGATAACAATGGCAATGTGGTTGGGTTTAGAAACAAAGATTTTGCACTAATGAATTTAGATAGGGATGACCTTGGGTTTTCTAATGATACGATAATTGATCCAACTGGAAAAATATCACAAATAAAGATCAATCGTGAAGTAATTAGTATACGCAGTAATGATCCCAGGACTTATACAGTTACAGTACACTGGTATAGAAACACAATAAAATCAGTCACACAAGAAGAAGTAACTGTAGAGTTAATAAAGGTAAATCCATATTTTATAGTTAAAGAAAAAAAAATTGTGTTAAGTAAGGAAGGTCAAGAAGTTCACCTGTTCAATTTGAAAATTAACGCTGATAAATCTATAGAAATAACTGAAACAGGTGAGTTAATCATTTATAATCCTAACAACCTAAGAAAGAAATTTTAATGAACAGTTATCTATTAATGGTATGGGTTGGAGTAGGCATAGTTTGCTTTATACCTTTCTTTAGCAAAAGCAAAGCAGCATTGTTTCTTGCTCCACTTATTATGCTAAGTGTATACGGAAGTTTTTACTACAGTGAAAGTCAGATAGGTAGACCCTATTACGACAAACCGGTGAAATTTCTTTACCAGTATCATAAAGTTGATACTATAGATAACCAAAAATGGATTACACTACTAGCAATAGTAGATAACGACGACAGACTTTATAGATTTCCATACGATAAGAACACAGAAGAAGAACTAAAACGGGCACAGGATCGAAGCAAGAGCGGAACTCCGCAAGTTGGAGAGTTTAAGAACAACAAAAAGAAAAAAGGGGTTGATCGCAACATGCAGGATCTTAAAATGTATGATCTGCCACACACCAAAATAGTTCCCAAGGCTGGTTGACAAACTACAGCGTTACAAGTATAATATATTATCATAAGGAGATATTAATGAGCAACGGTGATCGTGTTTTCAATCAAGAAGAAAAAGGTAAACTAACACAACTAATTAACGAGGGCCTGTCAGTTTTACAGGAAGTTGACGACCTCAGTGGCGGCCTAGATGACACAGTAAAGGCTATTGCAGAAGAAATGCAGATTAAGCCAGCAGTACTTAAAAAAGCAATTAAAACAGCATACAAGGCCGACTTTGCACGCCATAGTGAAGACCTAGCAGAACTGGAAAACATTCTAGCAACTGTTGGCAAACTTCAGTGAATCAAAAGAAACCTTATCAACAACTAGCATGGTTGGGAACTGCTGCAATTCTAGTAGGATCAGTTCTTGCAGCCTTTAATGTTTTTCCGTTATACTTGTATGTGTTTCTGGTAGCTAATGCTATCTGGGCACTCGTAGGATGGCTGTGGCGGGAACAAAGCCTAGTAGTACTAAATGCTGGTATTACTGTGGTTTATATAGCAGGGTTGGTGTTTAAGTAATGTATGTAGATGCATATTTTGATAGGGGACATGATCGTATAAATGTAGTAGAACGTGTGGATGGCAGAAGAGAGTATAGAGAGTTTCCTGCTAACTACGTGTTCTATTACAACGATCCACGTGGCAAATTTCAGACTATCTATGGAAATAGAGTAAGTCGTTTCAGTACACGTAACGGCAAAGAGTTCCAGAAAGAACTTAAAATGCATGGCAAACAAGGAATCTGGGAGAGCGACATCAATCCAGTATTCCGCTGTTTGGCAGAAAACTATTTGGGCGTGGATGCTCCTGAACTACAAACCTGCTTTTTTGATATCGAGGTAGACTTTGATCCCGAACGTGGCTATAGCAGTACAGACGATCCCTTTAATGCTATAACAAGTATCAGTCTTTACTTGAACTGGATCAATAAACTAGTTACACTGGCTGTACCTCCCAAAAGTTTGAGTATGGAGAGTGCTAAAGATATTGTGAAGGATTTTGACAACACGATCCTGTTTGAACGTGAAAGTGAGATGCTGGAGGTATTCCTAGATCTCATTGATGACGCAGATATCCTAAGCGGTTGGAACTCAGAAGGATACGATATTCCTTACACAGTTAATCGCATTATCCGTGTGCTCAGCAAAGATGATACACGCCGCTTTTGTTTGTGGGGTCAGTTACCACGTGAACGCAAGTTTGAACGTTTTGGTAAGGAACAGTTTACTTTTGATATTATAGGCAGACAGCATCTGGACTATATGCAGTTGTATCGCAAGTATACATATCATGAGATGCACAGTTACAGTTTGGATGCTATTGGCGAGTATGAACTAGGTGAGCGCAAAGTTGCCTATGAGGGTACGCTGGATCAGTTGTACAATCAGGACTTTTACACGTTTATTGACTATAACAGGCAGGACACCATGCTCCTGCATAAGTTGGATACCAAGCTAAAGTTTATTGATCTTAGTAACGAGCTAGCTCACGCTAACACTGTTTTACTTCCTACTACAATGGGCGCGGTTGCTGTTACAGAACAGGCAATTATTAACGAAGCACATGAACAGGGTTTGATTGTTCCCAATAAAAAGGACGCAGGTGAAAAGCATACAGCAGCAGGTGCATATGTTGCAGATCCTAAAAAAGGTATTCACGAATGGATTGGTTCAATTGACTTAAACAGTCTATATCCTAGTGCAATTCGTGCTCTTAACATGGCACCAGAAACTATCGTGGGCCAACTACGTCCCATAATGACAGACAATGAGTTAGGCAGACGTATATCTGAAGATGGTGCTTCATTCGCTGGTAGTTGGGAAAACATGTTTGGTACGCTAGAGTATAAGGCAGTGATGGCTGGCGAGCGTGGAACGGAAATTACTATTGATTGGGAAACCGGCGGATCGGATACTCTTAGTGCTGCTGAAGTTTGGCGTTTAATCTTTGACAGTAATAATCCCTGGATACTTACTGCTAATGGTACAATCTTTACATACGAGAAAAAAGGTGTAATCCCAGCACTCCTAGAACGCTGGTATGCTGAACGTAAAGAACTGCAAGCGAAAATGCGTGAAGCAACTGGCGAGGAACGTGCGTTCTGGGACAAGCGACAGCTAGTTAAGAAGATTAACCTTAACAGTTTGTATGGCGCTATTCTTAATCCATACTGTCGTTTCTTTGACCGTCGTATTGGACAGTCCACTACACTCACAGGCAGATGTATTGCAAAGCATATGAGTGCAAAGACTAACGAGCTACTCACAGGCAAATACGATCACGTGGGTGATACAATCATATATGGTGACACTGACTCTGTATATTTTAGTGCTTGGCCAGTAATTCGTGATCAAGTTGAACGTGGAGAAATGCGCTGGGGCAAGGATGAATGTGTAGCATTATACGATACTATTGCAGATGAAGTGAACACTACATTTCCAGCATTCATGGAAAAAGACTTCCACTGTCCGCGTAAAAATGGCGAGATCATTGCTGCCGGCAGAGAAATCATTGGCAGCCGCGGCATCTTTATTACAAAGAAGCGTTATGCAGTACTAGTGTATGATCAGGAAGGTTATCGTACAGACAAAGATGGCAAGCCTGGCAAAGTAAAGGCTATGGGACTGGATCTCAAGCGTAGTGATACACCTAAGGTTATGCAGGACTTTATGAGTGAGCTACTTGAAGAAGTACTGGATGGCAAGGGGTCCGAACATGCCGTGGAACGTATTCTAGAATTCAAACGTGATTTTGCTAATCTCCCAGGCTGGGAAAAGGGCACACCCAAGCGTGTTAATAACCTAACCAAGTTTACTAACCTAGAGTGGGGCAAAGAAGACGGCAAAGAAGTATACAAGGGCAAAGCAAACATGCCCGGACATGTCAGGGCCGCTATTAACTGGAACCGTCTAAAGAAAATGCATGGCGACAACTACAGCATGAATATTGTGGACGGTATGAAAACTATCGTATGCAAACTCAAAGACAATCCCTTGGGTTACACCAGCGTTGGCTATCCAGTGGACGAACTAAACCTACCTAACTGGTTTAAAGAACTTCCGTTTAATCATAAGGAAATGGAAGCAACTATTGTAGATCAGAAGCTAGATAACTTGTTGGGAGAGCTTGGCTGGAACTTAACACAAAAGACACAAATACATAGCACGTTTGAAAGTTTATTTACATTTGAGTAATAATAGCATATAAATACCCATGGAGATAGTGCCATGGAAAGCAGATTTATACAAAAGTTTCTAAGACTAGACCTAGTAAAAAGGTCAATAAGCAAGCTTGGGTTCGACTTTTCCCAGGAACTAATCCAGGATCGCGAACTAATAAATTATAACAAAGAATTTTTTGCTAATAACGAGAATTTCCACGCAGCACTTGTAGCATTAGATAACCTAGAAAAAGCTAAATCTGAATATGATAACTCTATTTCCAAAATTTGCAATGATGTAGAAGATATATTTAGAAGGCGTGAGCTCCGCATCTTACAGACCGATTATCATAACTTCGAAACTCGCACACTGACCTTTGAAGAGTACATTAGCAGTAATAATGTTTTAAGTCTGGCAGCTAAAGATTTTATAATATCAGAAATACAAAGTAAAAGTGATTGGCAGTTTGCAGCAGTAGACCTTAATCCAGTAGATGGTGAATTTACTAGAATGATGACTGCTAATGATCCACTATATGTAATTTATAGAGACGAAAATCATAAAGAAATTGTTAGAAAAAAGTTTAATGAATTCTATGGCACACGAAGGTTAAGAGCATACACTGATATTAACGAACTTCCAGATAACCAACTCGGTTTAGCATATTGCTTCAATATGTTCGAGCTTATGCCTTTAGACCCTATTAAAGAGTTTTGTAAAACGCTGTTCCAAAAAATGCGTCCGGGTGGTACATTCATTTTCAGTTATACAGACTGTAGCCAAAGGGCAACTATAGAAATGTTACCTTATGAAGGGCGAGCTTACAACACCAAAGAAGCAATGAAAGGTACGATGTTTAGTTTAGGCTGGGACATTGTAAGTGCTGACAGCATCGAACAAATATTCAGTTATATGATTTTTAAGCGTCCGGGCGAGCTAGGATCTATTAAATTAAACACACCGAGTGTTGATATCGCAAAAGTTATTGACTCACAATCCAAATAATCTTACAATAAACTATCAACTTTAACAAAAGGAACAATCTATGAAAGATTATCTACTTGATGTTGTGCAGCATACGCACAGCCTAGGCTTTATTGATCTGGTTAAGATCACAGGAACTGACGACGAAACACTTGTTGAGGGTCTAGCAGAAGACCGTTCAGTTATTCTCAAAGGCAAGTTTCACAAGCCAGTACCAGAGTTCATGGGTACATTTGGTATGCCCAACTTGAGTACCCTAAACACAATCCTCCGTATTACTGAGTATGCTGAAAACGAAAAGATTTCAATTAACACACAGGAACGTAATGGTGAGACAGTACCAGTTGGCGTACACTTTGAGAACGCTACCGGCGACTTCCAGAACGATTATCGTTTTATGGCAAGTGAGATTGTAAATGACAAGCTCAAGACAGTACAGATGAAGAACGTAAACTGGGGTGTAGAGTTTGAACCCTCAGTAGCAAGCGTACAGCGTCTCAAGATGATGATCAGTGCTAATAGTACCGAGACTGTGTTCGTTGCTCGTACCGAAGGCAAGGACCTCAAGTTTACTTTTGGTGATGCTAGCACACATGCCGGTAACTTCGTATTTCAACATGATGTTGGTGGTAAACTAAGCAAGGGCTGGGCGTGGCCAGTTGAGCAGGTTAGCAAGATCCTAAGCCTAAGTGGTGATGTAAACTACAAGATCAGTGATGACGGTGTTAGCCAGATTAGTGTTGACAGTGGACTTGGTGTTTATGACTATCTACTACCTGCACAAACAAAGTAATGCACTTTTCCGTAAAACTTCTGCCCATACTGATAAGTCCACAACTAGACTGCATTTGGATTAATATTCCAAAGAACGCTAGCAGTTTTATGCAGAAGATACTACAGGATAATGGCTGGCGTGAGCCAGATTCTAGTATACGGCTTGATCTATTAAACAGCAGTATTCGTAAACTTTGTATTTTTAGAAATCCTGTTGAAAGATGGATCAGCGGTTTTGCAGAATGTTTTATGGATATGCCGGAGATCATTGATTTATTAGACACCCCAGCATTTATAAAAGTCGTAGAGCGTTCTCCAATATTTGATAATCATACAGAATTGCAGAGTACATTTGTAATTAATTCCACAAATCTAGAATATATTCATTTAAGATCTGTAGTCGACGCCAATAGTTTTTTTACTAACGTGGAACAGTGGATAAAAGAGAACGGTGGTCAGGCTGACTGTGGTAGATGGCAGGATCCAATAAACCCCAGTAGCAATGACGAAATAAAGCATATGATTAACAAGAAATTGAAAAAAATAGTCGAACAGAATACACTTCTAAGAGCATCGTTAGATAATTTTTTCTCTCCTGATGTAGAATTGATTAATAAAGCAAGAAGAATATCCTATGGAAACTAACCTAACTGCACAACAATCAGACTATGCTGTGTTCCTCCCAGCACTCAGTAGTTTTTATTCTACGTTTGTGGGTAGACAGCGATATGAAAACTATGTTGATCCAGCACGTATTCCCAGTCACTTTACTAACGGTTTAGAGAGTGGTAACTGGTTGAGTAATGATGGTCTGTTTAATTACAAGTGGAGTCTGTATAGTTCAGGACATGTGGACTTAGACACTACCAAGCATCTCCCTAAAGAAGCAATGATACGTGAACGTGATCGTAGCACAAGTTTTATTGTTGGTGACTCAGGTGGATATCAGATTGGTAAGGGTGTATGGGAAGCAGACTGGAAGGATCCCAACTGTCCTAAAGCTCACGCCAAACGTGACGCTGTTCTAAAGTGGATGGATGCCTATATGGATTACGGCATGACACTTGATGTTCCAAGTTGGTTACAGCGTAGTAGTCAGGAAGCCAGAGATCGTACCGGCATTCATAGCTATGAAGATGCGTGTTCAGCAACTGAGATCAATAATGAATATTGGATACGTAATCGCAAGGGGGAATGTCGTTTCCTAAACACACTTCAGGGTGAGAATCATACAGAGGCAGATGACTGGTACAACCGTATGAAGAAATACTGTGATCCAAAACAGTATGAGAATCACTTTAATGGTTGGGCAATGGGTGGACAAAACGTAAGTGATGTGCACCTTATTCTAAAGCGTATAGTTACTCTAATGCGTGATGGCTTACTTGAAAAGGGACTACACGATTGGATGCACGTACTAGGTACTAGTAAACTAGAATGGGCGTGTCTACTAACAGATGTTCAACGTGCGGTACGCAAACATTACAACGAGAACTTTACTGTCAGCTTTGATTGTGCCAGTCCTTTCCTTGCAGTAGCAAATGGTCAAGTATACTATCAGCTTACAATGGAAGATCGCAAGCGTTGGAGTTATCGTATGACGAAATGCTTTGACGATAAGAACTTGAGCAAGGATACTACACCGTTTGGACAGGCATTTGTGCGCGAAGGCTGCGCAGAGTCATTCCATGAAACAGTTGTAAGCAAGGGACTTACAGCAGCAGACATTTGTGCATATAGTCCTGGTGACCTAAATAAAATAGGCAAGGAAGGACGCACAAGCTGGGATAGTTTTACATACTTCCTACTAATGGCGCACAGTGTAGCCCTTCATATTGAAGCGTGTCAGGAAAGCAATAGACGTTACGATAAGGGCATTATTCCCAGTATGTTGGTGCAAGAAGACTTTGATCGTGTACTAATGCGTGACATAATTAATGAAATAATTGGTTGCGCGGATTCAGATAAGGCGTTACAATTAGTAGACGAGTACAGCAAATTATGGATGGAAGCAGTGGGTACTCGAGGTTATACCGGTAAACGTGCTATAAATTCTAATACAAAATTTTATGATCTTTTCCAAGAGGTTTAGATGAATAACATTGATAGGCTAACTGAACAACACAATCGCCTACATGCCAGTGTTGAAAAGCTAGAAAAAGAACACGAGCAGTTTCCAGATGATACGGAAATCAAAAACAGGCTTATGGATCTTAAAAAGAAAAAGCTACAAGTAAAAGATAATATTAACCAGCTAATGCGTGAAGAATATAAGTCACGTGAGCAATTTAATTTCGAGGAATATGACCGATGAGATACTATCGTATTCTAATTCAAGGATATGGCGGTGAGCAGTGCTTCGGTAGCCTTACCAAGGAACAGTACGACTTCTGGAAGGACATGGAAGAAGAACATATCATCTCTCATATGATTGATCCCCATGAAGAATGTGATGAAAATCCTGTGTTTGATGATACTGATCCACGATGGATCGGTGAGTACTATGAACAAGAAGATATTATGTGTCTTAGTGCAGCCGCACTAGATACAGCGTACATTACTATCGAGGAGCACGATGGTGCTGAATATGATAGCAAGCACGTTAAAGATATCCTTGATGCAACAGACTGGAGCGAGTTATTCAACAAGTATGAAGAACAGGGTATCGAAGATAACATTACTTACGAATGGGTAAACTTTCCCAAGGATTATCCTGAGGTTAAATATGTTTTCTATGGTGCTAGTATCGAGAAAGGGTGCTTTGGAGACTATACTGTAGAGCTACCCGATGACGAAGAGTTTGACTTTATGAAACTAAAGTGGTGTCAAACTGAAACACCTAATGGTGAAGACTTTATTGAGTTACTGTCTTATGGTGAGCAGGAACTGGACAACTGTGGCCACGATACAAATGGAAAAGGCATGGCCGCTGCCGTATGGGAACTAAACAAAAGTGAATAAAAAACAGTACACAGAATGGGCGTATTCTCAAATGAAAAAGTATGGTATTCCAATGCCCGAAACATATTCAGCTGAGGAAATTAAAAAGTATTGCCCGGATATCCCGTCTAAGTTTATTAATAATCATGTAAGGGAAAGAGACAATGGCTGAAACAAGAGAGAGTCATGACGAGTTTATCCTACGTAGTATGCGTGAAGAAGGTCTAAAGGATCGAGTACGCAAAGCCTCACGTATGGTATGGGTTAAGTTTGAAAAGGAAGGTATGCATCGCTATCCAGCGGCTGCTGATGATCCTAAACTAGCAACAGGCGATGAATATGATGTAAGTTTCCTTGCACATCCTCATCGTCACATCTTCAAGTTCCGTGTATGGATTGAAGTATTCCATGATGATCGTGACATTGAGTTTATTCAGTTTAAACGTTGGATGAATAAACTTTACGAAGGTGAACTTGACGTAGACTTTAAGTCATGTGAAATGCTTTCAGATGACCTTTATTTAACCATCCAGGATCGCTATCCAGGTCGTGATATTTGGATTGACGTATCCGAAGACGGCGAAAATGGCGCACTAACACAATATTCAAAGGACGTATAATGAAAAACGAAGTGCAAAAGGTATTTGATGACCTAGACGATTACAAGCGTTTCTGCACAGTATTTGGTCATCCTTATAATGAGGCTGACCTTTATCGACAGAGTTCACCAGCATATGCTGAATATGCCGCATTTAAAACTGGCAAGCGTATAAGTAATAACTGGATCAGGGACGCTAAAGTTTTTGGTCGTAACATCTTTGGATCACGATAAGAAGTTATGACTGTCTACTTAATAGATTTAGAAGCTGTTGAAACCCGGTATACTTCCGAGTGGAAACAGTATCTACCTAAACAAATTAAACAGAAAACTAAAGAAGATACTGTAGTTATTTCCGGTGGTGAAGTTCCTCAGGCGACTACTCCTGGAGCCTTCCTAAACTTTGCTGGTACTAACAACTATAAATCCCAGCAAATGTTAGAAATTAGTACACTGTTTGCCAATGGAGAAGTGAAAGATGGAGATTATTTCCTATATACGGACGCTTGGAACCCAACTGTTATCCAGCTTCGTTACATGGCTGAGCTACTGGGCGTTAATATTAGAATCGGTGGTCTTTGGCATGCTGGTAGTTATGATCCTGCTGACTTCTTAGGTAGACTGATTGGAGCAAAGGCATGGGTAAGGCATGCTGAAGCAAGTATGTTTGAATGTTACGATGATAACTTCTTCGCCAGTGAATTCCACATTGACCTGTTCTGTAGTGCGTTTACAGCAAATAAAAGTGAGAAGTTTGTTCGAACAGGCTGGCCAATGGAATATGAAAAGAAGCAGATGTCAGCATTTAAGGACATGGAAAAGACTAATACTATCCTGTTCCCACATCGCATTGCTTCTGAAAAGCAGCCTGAGATATTCCGTGATCTGGCAGAGAGTATGCCAGAATATGAATGGATCACATGTATGGAAAAGGGCTACACAAAGGATGATTATCACCGCGCATTAGGTACAGCAAAATTAGTGTTTAGTGCAAACCTACAAGAAACTCTAGGCATCAGTTGGTATGAAGGCCTTCTAGTTGATACTATACCAATGGTTCCAGATCGTTTGAGCTATAGTGAAATGGCAATGGATGAGTTTAAGTACCCAAGCGAGTGGACAGAAAGCTGGGATAAATACTTGGAGCATAAGAACAGCATAATCGAAAGAATAAACGATTATATTCATAACTATGATAGTTATCTTAGTATTATGTCAAAACAATCCAAACAACTTTCTGAAAATTATTTCAGTGGCAAACTAATTTACGAACGAATTAAGAATAGATGAACATTCTTTTAATCGGCGGCGCCGGATTTATAGGAAAACACCTAGAGCGTGACCTTGTACAAGATCATACTATATGGAGTATCGATAAAAGTTTTGGTACCAATGTAAACAATAATCAGGACTTGGAACTAATTAGCCCTGATTATGATTGTGTTATATTTCTAGCAGCGGAACCAAACCTAGCCGCAGTAAAACGCAACCCTATTGAAGCTACACATACACTTACAACAGGACTTATAAATTGCTTAGAGCGTTTTAAAAACAGTCATTTCGTTTATTTTAGTAGCAGTATGGTTTACGGTAATTGGGATGGGCATTCCACAAAATTGGAATATGACCATCCGGCACCAATTGACTTGTACGGCAGACTTAAACTAGTAGGTGAAGGACTAGTTAAAGAACTACACGATAACTGGACTATTGTTAGACCCACAGCAGTTTATGGTGTGGGCGATGATCCAAAACGTGTACTACCTACTTTTATCCGCATTGCTCGCAGTGGTGGAGAAATTGAAGTAAAAGGTGTAGATAACTGTTTGGACTTTACTCATGTAAGTGATGTGGTTCAGGCTGTTAGACTTATTATCGAAAAGCATGACAGTTTGTCCTACAACAAAAATATTTTCAATGTAAGTTATGGTCAAAGTCACGCACTGGATATTATTGCAGAATATATCTGCACACTGGTTGGATCTGGATCTTATAAGATTGTTGACCGCGATTATGACTACCCTAAACGTGGCGCACTTGACATTCAAAAGGCTAGAACAGAACTTGGTTACCATCCCAAGGTTAATGTTCAAGCAGGTATTAAAAAGTTATTGGAGGAACTATGAAAGTAGGATTTATTGGATTAGGAAAGCTAGGTCTGCCTTGTGCAGAAGCAATGGCTGTAAAATACTCAGTTACGGGGTTTGATATTGAAGACCGTGCTAGTGATAATATAAAAGTTGTCACAGATGTAAAAGATGCAGTACAAAACAAAGATCTAGTTTTTGTTGCTATTCAAACACCACATCATCCACAGTATGATGGTAGCATGCCTTGTATGGACTATGAGCCGCAGGACTTTAACTATGATCAAGTAAAGCAGTGTTTAACTGAAGTAAACCAGTATGCGAATGAGCATACTCTTATAGTTCTTATTAGCACAGTATTGCCCGGCACTGTACGCAGAGAACTTGCACCTTTAATTACACAAGCACGTTTTATCTATAACCCATATCTAATTGCTATGGGCAGTGTAGCATGGGATATGGTCAATCCAGAAATGGTTATCATTGGCACAGAGGATGGTAGTGAAACAGGTGATGCAAGTCTGCTTATTAACTTCTATAAAGAACTTATGCAGAATAATCCTCGCTATAGTGTAGGAACATGGGAAGAAGCAGAGAGTATAAAGATATTCTATAACACATTTATCAGTGCAAAACTCAGCCTTGTTAACATGATCCAGGACGTTGCAATGAAACTGGGCAACATGAATGTTGATGTAGTTACAGATGCTCTCGCTAACAGCACCCAACGTATTATGGGCCCAAAGTATATGACAGCGGGGATGGGAGATGGTGGTCCTTGTCATCCACGTGACAATATTGCACTACGTTACATGGCTAAGGAATTAAATTTAGAATATGATCTGTTCCATGCTATTATGAACAGTAGAGAAGTACAAGCACGTAATCTTGCAAACTTTCTATGTGATCTTGCCAAGGAACATGAACTGCCTGTACTCATACACGGCTATGCATACAAGCCAGATGTGCCATATACTGAAGGTAGCTACAGTAGTTTGGTTGCACATTACTGTAGCGAACGAGGGTTTCATCCTATGATTGTTGATCCTCTTACACATCCAGATCCTGGTCCTTATAGTGCAGTTGTACTTCTTGCTCACAATCCAAGTGTTACTTATAACTACATTAACAATCAACAATCTAACAACTTATATTGCAAACTTAATGAGGACAGCGTTATTGTTGATCCTTGGCGCAGTTTTTCAGACACTAGTTATAAGGTGATTCATTATGGCAACACCCGTATTACATAGTCATATTGATCCTTTTTGGGACGACGAATATAAAAGTTTGTCGTATAAGTTAGAACCTTTTAACAATCGAGACGATCTAACTGAGTGGAAACGACAAGGATATGTACATCCTGAAAGTCATTACACAGGCTTCCTATGTGACATGCGTAGCCCTCAACCTGGTTGGAATGACAAGGTTATGCACTGGGCAGAGGATCAATTTGGTCTTAAAGACATAGGTACAAGTTACTATAGAATGGGTACAGGTGTAATATTGCCTTGTCATAAGGATACCTATGCAAAGTATTGTGAGTTGTTTGATTTAAAAGTCAGTGATTGTGAACGTATTGTCGTATTCCTTGAGGACTGGCAGAGTGGTCATTACTTCGAGATAGATGGCTGTGGAAAAGTAAATTGGAAAAAGGGTGACTATGTTTACTGGAAAGGCGACACAGAACATATGGCTGCAAACTTAGGTACCACAAAGAGATACACACTTCAAATAACAGGACACAAATAATGAAACGTATATTATTACTAGGTAGCGGTGAACTTGGCAAGGAGTTTGTTATCAGTGCTAAAAGACTTGGCTGTTATGTTGTTGCTTGTGATAGCTATGCAGGTGCGCCGGCGATGCAAGTAGCAGATCAATATGTTGTTTTTGATATGTTAGATGGCGAAATGTTATCTAATATTATAGATGAATACAAACCAGATCTCATAGTACCAGAGATTGAAGCTATCCGTACAGAAGTCTTACTGGAAAAGGAAACACAGGGTTATACAGTTGTTCCTACAGCAAGAGCAACTAACCTAACAATGAATCGAGATCGTATTAGGGATCGTGCAGTTGAACTTGGTTTGCGTACAGCAAAGTTTGAATATGCTGAGGATTTAGAAATACTACAAAGTGCTTGTAGACGGATTGGGTTTCCCTGCGTTGTAAAGCCTGTAATGAGCTCAAGCGGTAAAGGACAGAGTGTAATTGATGAGGAGCGTGAGGTGGATGCTGCATGGAAATATGCAGTATCAGGCATGCGTGGCGACAGGCAGCGTGTTATTGTAGAAGAGTTTATTGATTTTGATTTAGAACTTACACTGCTAACTGTAAAGCAACATGATGGACCTACGCTTTTCTGTCCACCAATTGGTCATTATCAGGAGCGTGGAGACTATCAGTACAGTTGGCAACCTGCACTAGAACAAACTTTTACAGGGCATATTATCGAAACACATGCACAAGAGATGGCAAAAATCATTACAGATGATTTGGGTGGTGCTGGTATATTTGGTGTAGAGTTTTTTGTTAAGACCAAAGGCAATAGTCCTGAGGTTATCTTCAGCGAACTGAGTCCACGCCCACACGATACTGGAATGGTAACCATGTTTACGCAAAACCTAAGTGAGTTTGACTTACATGCAAGAGCTATACTGGGATTACCAATTGGTGAAATTAAACTGGTACGTCCGGGCGCAAGTCACGTTGTACTAGCACATGAAACTATACATGAGTTTATTATAAGCGGTATTAACGATGCACTTAAAATACCAGACGTTGATGTAAGAGTGTTTGGTAAGCCTACGACTAGACCATATCGTAGAATGGCAGTTGTACTTGCACCTAGTTTAGAAATTGCAAAAGAAGCAGCCGGTAAAATTAGTGTGATAGATATTGCAAGTGATGCAGGTGCATAATGGAATACAAAATTTTAGATAAGTTTGAACATGCGCTTAGTGTATATACTGGTGCACCATTTGTTGTACTCACTGATAGTTGTACTCATGCTATTGAACTTTGTCTACGACTAAAGCATCCCAAAGGACCTGTAATACTTCCCAAACACACCTACATTAGTATCCCAATGACAATACACAAGTTGGGATTAGAGTTATATTGGGACAAGGATTATAACTGGGAGTATGAATATCGTATTGCTCCTACAAATATCTGGGATAGTGCTAGAGCATTTGATGAAAATATGTATGTCAGCGGTCGTATGCAATGTCTAAGTTTTGGCTGGGATAAACGTTTGGCTATTGGTCATGGCGGTGCTATTCTACTTGATAGTAGGAGCGATTACTTCCAGTTAAAGCGTATGGCGTATGATGGCAGAACGTTAGATACTTCTCCTTGGGAGAATCAAACTTATTGGCGTTTAGGGTTTCATTACAATATGAGACTAGAAGATGCAGCAAAGGGCATAGATATGATGTTTCATCCAGAAGAAATGCCAAACAAAGAAAGTCAGTTAAAGACTTATCCAGACTGTAGCAATATTAAAGTTGACTTATCTTAATTTATATCTTATAATTAAAAAAATTACAAAGGAACACAGTACATGAGAAAGACTTCCGATATTATTCGTAATCGCATTCGCGAGACAAACACACGTTTTCATTCTAATGATAACATTAGTGAGTTCATTGAAGAAGGTGAACTGACACTACTTCAACAAGAAGTTGAAGATAGATTCCAAGAAGTTCTCGATGCACTAATAATTGATACAGAGAACGATCACAATACACAAGAGACAGCCAAGCGTGTTGCCAAGATGTTTATTAATGAAACATTTGGCGGCCGTTACGCACCAATGCCACGGGTTACGGCATTTCCTAATATGGGTTACAAGAGCATGTATACCAGCGGCCCTATTAGTATCCGTAGTACCTGTGCTCACCACTTCCAAAACATCGTGGGCAACTGCTGGGTCGGAATTATCCCAGAAGATGAAGTAATTGGTCTTAGTAAGTTCAATCGCATCATTCACCATATCGCTGAACGCCCACAGATTCAGGAAGAAATGACTACACAGATTGCAGAAGCATTAAAAGAATATGCAAAGACAGAGCATATCGCTGTAGTAGTTAAAGCTGAACATCATTGTATGACACATCGTGGTGTTCGCGAACATGAGAGCGATATGACTACCGCAGTGATGTGTGGTGGATTTCTAAATGATCCAAGTGTAAAGCAGGAGTTTTACAACATCTGTTTGAGCATGAAGGGTCATAGTAACTAATCAGGGAGAAACATATGTTGAAGTTACTAGAAGGTGTAGATCGCAAGTTGGTTAATCAGCTTGTTATCATGCACGTAATCGTAATTGCACTTTCAAATTACTTGGTGCAGTTCAAGTTTAACCTGTTCCCAGGTGCTAACTTGCCATTCTTTGGTGAGTTTCCACTTGCAGTTGCAGCATTTACATTTCCAATTGTAGTTGTTGCCACTGACTTGACCGTCCGTATGGTGGGCAAGGAAGCAGGCAGGGCAGTTGTTGCCCTAGCAGTCATCCCAGCAATCATTGTAAGTATTTTGGTTGTTTGGGGCGGCGGTGCACCAGTTGAGAAGGCACTACGTATTGGTGCAGCAAGTGGTGTTGCATATGGCGTTGGTACAATGCTAGACGTTTATGTATTCCAGCATATTCGTGAGAAGTTCACAGAGATGTGGTGGGCTGCTCCAGCATTTTCAACAGTCTGTGCAAACGTACTAGACACTTATGCGTTCTTCTATACAGCATTTTATCCAGCACCTTGGGTACATGCTGTTGCGTTCAACCAAACAATTACAAAGATCGTTGTAGGGTTGATTGTGTTCCTACCAGCATATGGTTTCCTACTAGGCCATCTGCGTAAGAAACTAGGGCGTACTCTATAACAATAACGCTATGAAACGGAGGGTCCGTGTTGGGCCCTCCGTTTTCATAAAGGACAACTTTAATGCCAAAAATATATGAATCACCAGACGGTGGTATTACTATACGTGCAAGAGAAATAGGCGATCCTATTTCAAGTACTATTACAATCGGGGGCTCGACCTCAACGGTGACAAGTACTGGATTTGGAAATGCAGCTAACATTACCATAACTCCTCCAACTGATCCTCTTGAGGAATATTTGCAACAAAGACTTGATATGATGGACAAGTATCCAGAATTAAAAGAAAAATGGGAAGAGTTTGCAGAGTTAGAACGCCATTACAAAGCCTGGGATTTACTTAATATAAAGGAAAGTAAAGTATGAAATGGTTTGATAAATGGTTTTATAAACAAAGTAAAAAGGCGTGGGAATCGCAATCTTGTAATTCAACCCCTAGCGTCGACGCTAGGAGTATTCCTAACGTCCCTACTCATGGTAGGCCTACTCCCAGTAATATAGGGGTAGAAGGATTAAATATGCAAGTTGCTAGAGCTACAGGTGGATATATAATTCAATTCAATAGATATGATGGTCTTAACGACGTTAATAATAGTAATCTTTATATTATCAATGACGAAGATGATTTTGATACAAAAATTAGTAGTATTATTAAGTTGGAAATGTTTAAACTTCCACATTAACAAAAAATTTAAGAAACGGTAGACAAGTCTAGACTCTGTGTTATTATAAGAGTATGTTCAAGGTGAACATGCTCTTTTTAGTCAAACTAACACGGGGTTAAAATGACTTATAAGACACTAGCAAGCGCATTGCTCGCCACTACAATGCTGACAGCGTGTCAGGGTGGCGGAAGCGCAGTTAACACAGTAAAGCGTGAACTTAGTCCTACAGCGAATATCAATTTTGCTGCTATCTCAGGTGAAATTTCTGCTCTAGAGGCAGCAGTAATGGAAGCACAGGGCGCATCAAGCCTTAGTGCAATCCTTAATCCTACACAAGCAGACAAACATATGGCAGGAGACATTGTCAGCAAGATTGACAATGTTATAGCTAGTTGGGATAGCCATAAGGCAGAAATGAATGCCAAACTCTTGGCAGTAAAACTAGCTGATCCTGACTTTCAGAAAGCTGAAGCTGTAGTAAACATCCTCAAAAATCAGGTGCGTCCACTTGTTGTTAACGTAACTGAAGGCAAGGCTTACGATACTACCAAGTTTGTCTTTATGGAAAAGAAAGAATCACTGGATAAGGTTATTGAAGATACTAAAAAGGATATCTTTAATAATGTTGTACCAACTCTTATTAGCTCAAGCACAAGCGCAGTAAAGGTATCTGAAACTACAGCTACAAGTTCGGCAGAGCGTATTAGTGAAACCGTTGTTACAGACGGTGAGCAGACAGTGCGTGGCGGCACTGGAATTAGTGACCTAACTCGTACTGCTAGCTGGACACGCACTACAACTAAGAAGATGGTATATGATCGTAGCTGGAGTGTTACATTACAGAACGTAACAACCTCTGTATTCAGCGATGGTACAACTAAGACTGAAAATGGTGCAGAACGAGAAGTTCCTTATAAGGTAACTCTTGATGCATCACCGCAGGTAAGTACTGAATCGCTATCTAAAACTATTGCTTACAGTGTTAAAGAAAATAACGATCCTGCAATTACGGTTACACGCGGTTCAGCGTCAGTCGAGAATGTATACGAAGATCGTGTAGAGAAGGTTACACAGAGTGATGGTAGCATTCTACACAATACGATTCGTAAGACAACTACAACGACTACCACGCCAGTTACTACTACTAAAACTTATCCTAAGATCAGCGTCTATACATATGAGGATGGACACTCGTTCACTCATGATGCTACGGATGAAGTTATTAGTAGTGTGGAAAACGAAGTAGTAGTAACTACTAGTGAGTCCACTATTAACTCAACTACTGAACATGTGGTTACCAAGGAAACAACAACAAACGAAATCATTACTGAAGTAGTAGAGAGCGAGCCGGTATTTGATACTGTTTATGAGGATAAAACTACAACTGAAACAGTTGATAGCAAAATCATTACAACAGTTACTCGTTACTATACCACTACAGCCACAGTAACAACTACTACTACCACAAAAACTACTCCAGTCACCAAGCAGATTTGGACTGATGGTACTGAGAAGATTATTCGTGGTGACACTGTTACTGATGTAAAGACTGCTAGTACTGTTGCCAAGGATACCTGGACCAAGGTAATGAGCACCACAACCACAGATGCGCCGGCTGATACTACGCCTATTGCTGACGATCACCCGGATATGGGAACTCGCACAGCAGGTTATAATACTGATCCAACAAGTTATCGTACATCAGAATTTACAGGCACTAAAGGCGTAAACTTTCTGAGTGCTGTTAAAGCAGATGTTGCTTACTCACGTGGTTGGACAGGTAAAGGCAGTCTAATTACCATTGCTGATACTGGCTGGGACAGAGATCATACAGATCTTTCTAGTGCGGTGAAGCATGAGTATAATACACTAACTGGCGGCACTAACACTTTTATGGATGACAACGTTGGTCACGGTAGTCATGTGTTGGGCATCGCGGCTGGGCGTAAGAACGGGTCAGGCATCCACGGTGTTGCATTCGATGCAGACGTAGCTGTAGTTAAGGTGACTGACAGCACTGTTTATAGCTTCCAGCGAGCTAGAGCTGGCGCAGCATGGGCCAGAGATTTGGGTAGTATTGCTTTCAGTGCCAGTGCAAACTGGAATGAAGACAGTGCGTTCAGAAGCAGTATCGTAAATATCGGTTCTGGAATGAATTACAGTAATCACTGGTACTACGGTGAGAATGGATACAATGGTGCTGTAGACGAAGCCAAGTTGTGGGCGACTGCACTAGGTAGCGAACAGATCCTTGTGAACAGTGCTGGTAACTTTGCTAAAGACTATGTATCAGGCAGTGCACAGATGGCCCATGCTACTGATGCAAATGGAAACCTTATTATGGGCGGACGCATGCTGATTGTTGGTAGCTATGATGTTACTAACAATAAAATCTCTAGTTTCAGCAACAAGGCTGGTACTGTTTGTGCCACCTGGGACTTTACAAATAATCTCTGTAAAGATGCTGCAAGGGCTAGCGACTTCTATATCCTTGCTCCAGGCGAACGTATTGAAAGTGCTTACAAGGATGGCACAACTGTAACAATGAGTGGTACAAGTATGGCTGCTCCTGTGGTTACAGGATCACTTGCTATCCTACACCAGATGTGGCCACATATGAAAGGTGAAAACCTCGTTAAACTTGTTCTGCAGACTACTAACAAGGACCTGCCAGGTTACACTGTGGAAACACATGGACAAGGCATGTTGGACTTGGACAAGGCTACACAGCCTGTAGGTGCAACAGGTATTCCAACAAGCGGGCGTACGAGTGGTGCTATTGCTAACCTTGAAACACTAAGTGGTGGCGCTGCTGTCGGAAGTATTAGTAGCGATGCATTTGCGGCACTAAGTAATGTTACGGTGCTTGATAGCTTTGAGCGTGATTTTACAATCAATCTAAACAACACTCAAGCTATTGATACTCGTCCTGGATCGTCAACAGAAGCACTAAGTTTTGGTGCAAACTATGACGGTTATTGGAATCTTGCTAATGCCGGCGAAGGCACTAGTGACTTGTTTGGTATTAGGACATCATTCAAGTTTGACCCAGATGCTAAAGCCAATGGCGACTGGGGCATGCGTACAGAGTATGATGTGCATAGTAGCGAAGAAACTACTATTACTGCCGCACTTGGAATGATTAAGGAGACAGGTAAGTTCCTTAACAACGTTCAGGAAGGCTTTATGGGAGTTGGTGAGTCACACACCACAAACTATGCAGGCTTGCGTCTCAATCACAAGTTTGATGAGAACTGGTTTGGGTTTGGTAACTTCCAGTTGGGCATGACAGACGTTGAGTCATCCAAGGAGTTTAGTCTAGTAACTGGGTACAGCACCCTAGTAAGTAACAGTTGGGGTGTCGGTGCAGGTTACAAGTTTACTAACGGGTGGACTGTTGGCGCTAACTTTAGTCAGCCAATGACAGTTACAAGCGGTAAGATGAACTACAAGGTTCCAGTAGGACGTACACTTGACGGACAGGTATTATTTAATGAAGGAAGTGCTGATGCAAGTACGAAAAATATTGAATATGATACCGGTTTGTTTGTAAAATATAATGTAAACAATGTTGCACTTGCTGGCTATGCAGAGCATCGTAGCAATGTTGCAGGTGTCTCAGGTAACAATGAAGTTAACCTAGGCATGAAAGTGAACTTGAAGTTCTAAGGAGAAAAGGTATTGAACCTAACTACGCTGACATATGAAAATGTAGAAGCACTACAGTTTGATACCAACCACGACCCCGTGAGACCCGAGCTTGACCTTAATTTTAGGTTGGGCCCGGGTCGTCGGGTTTATGTGTTGGAAACGGACGGTAAGTATCAGGCAGCAATTTGCGTTGCCTATACTAATGAAGTACCAACTACTGTAAAGGAACTTGACCTTATGAGTCAGGCTGCTTGTCAGGAAGATCAACACGGTTCTATTTGCGTAGCATATACAGTTTGGAGTCGTGCGCCACGTGCTGGCAGAGACGTTGTTTTTCGTTTGCTAGATGAATGTCGTGCAAATGATAAAGTCAAACGTCTTATTACACTAAGTCCAAAAACGGATATGGCACGGAGGTTTCACTTAAACAATGGAGCAGTTACTTTGCAGAACAATACTGCAACTGATAACTACGAATACAGTTTATGAATATGTTCAAAGATAGGAAACGTGTAATCCTAGATCGCATTGGGCAGAAGCCCTACTTGGTTAGGTATTACTTGTTTCTAAAAGATCGTAAATGGTTTCCATTTAATGTATTTTTACATAAGTTTTTACAAAGCGATCCGGATGAACTACACGATCATCCCTGGCCCTACTTCACGCTAATCTTACGTGGGGGTTATTGGGAGACTACTCCTAAAGGACGCTTCTGGCGTGGTCCAGGACACATGCGTTTTAGCGGTCCTAAGAGTCTACATCGTGTAGAACTAGAACCAGGAGTATGTGCTTGGTCACTATTCATTCCTGGTCCTAAACTACGTGAGTGGGGTTTCATTGTCAACGGCAAATGGATGCACAATGAAAAGTATTTTGAATGGCGTAAGCAAAAGGTGAGAGATGAAAAAATTATATCTGTCTAATCGAGATATTGAAAAGGGTGTACATAACGTTATAAAGCAAATGTATGCTGACAACTGGCGGCCCGATTATATTGTAGGTATTACCAGAGGTGGATTAATTCCTGCTGTTCTAATGAGTCATCTTACAGGTATTAAAATGCACACACTGGATGTTCGTTTGCGTGATGGCGATGAACAAGAATCCAACTGTTGGATGGCAGAAGATGCATTTGGTATTTTCCAAATGGGTGGCATATATGAAGATAAGAAAATTCTTATCCTAGACGATATTAACGATAGTGGTGCTACATTCCAATGGATTAAAGAAGATTGGCCGGCAGGCTGTCATCCAAATGAACACCGATGGGATAAAGTTTGGAATCAGAATGTTCGCTTTGCAACTATTGTAAACAATCTTGCAAGTCCATTTAACATCGATTATACAAGCATTGAAATTAACAAAGCTGAAGAAGATACATGGGTCGTATTCCCCTATGAGGAGTGGTGGTGATGATTGAACTCTTAATAGCACTGCTAGTTAAGCACTGGCTCAGCGACTTCTGTTTACAAACTCCGTGGATGATCCAGGCAAAAAGTAAACCATTTGGTCTAGGTGGACTGATCCATGCAGCTATACACGGTGTCTTTACATTTGTTATTTGTTATTATTTTATTGGTTGGCCTTTTGCTCTATTTGTTGGATTAGCTGATTTCGCCGTACACTACACTATTGATTATTGTAAAGAACTAGTATCGCGTGTTATGAAACTGACACCAGCACATCAGCAGTATTGGATATTGTTTGGTTTTGATCAACTATTACATATGTTAACATATGTTGCTATTTGGAGTTATGCACGTGGCATTATTTGAAACACACAAAGACTGGATCTCAGAGGATGAACATGGCATGTTACAAGCATTGGTGTTGTATGCTCCACGCTGGCGTTTTGGTCAGGTAAGCGACAATACAATCCAACCAAACTATCCCATGTGGTTCCAAAACTTTTGGGATATTAGAACATTTGAGTTCAAACCAGATCAAGAGATAGTGACCAATCTGTTACGTTCACTAAAAGATAGATTTTTAGAGTTATGCCCGGGCAATTATAAACTTGTTAGGTTTATGGCCAGTAGTAATACGTTTGGCATTGATGGTGATATCCATACAGACTGGCCACATCCTGATGTAAGTATTACAGGTGTACTTTATACAGACAAGGTATGGGAACAGAACTGGGGCGGGGAAACGGCCTTTTATAAGGATGGTGTCGTAGAAGCTAGCGAATATGAACCCAGAAAGCTTATTACATTTGATAGTAGTATTGCCCATGTAGGCAAAGGGCCGCAGCGACGTTGTAAGGAAATGAGAACAATTATAGCGTTTCAAGCAGTTAGCGAAGATGCTCTAAATGCTAAAATGAGAAAGAATTAATGATCATAACTGGCGATGGTGGATTAGATAACTGGTATAATGTCACTGTAAATACGTCATTGAACACATTTGAGGTTAATTTTAATCACAAGTCTCCGGCTCGACAACTGAATTTTTTTGAAGCTGCTGATTACACTGCAAGAACAATAGCTGAAAAATACAAAGATATCTTCCTAGGACTTAGTGGAGGCATGGATAGTCAATTTGTTGCTGAAACTTTGTATAAAAATAATATTAACTTTACACCATTAATAGGAATAAACCCTACTAATAATGATCATGAATTTGCTATAGATTGGTGTAATGCGCGGAATATAAAATCTATCATTCTTGACTTAGAATTTTATTCACAAGATATTTTAAAAATTTATACGACCTTTTTAAAAAAAGTTCCGTTTGTTAATATAGGAAATTGCATAGATCTTTTTTTAAGTAGTATTGCAAAAAAACATTCTGGTCATTTAATAGTCGGTGGTCCTACACTTCCTTTAACACCTTATCACCCAAAGCAAGCTAGTAAAGAACCCATTTATTCTGTAGAGATAAGTGAATTTGCTCTTGAGTTGACCAATCAACTAATTGGTGGATTCTTCTTCTTTACTCCCGAAATTCTACTATCACAGGCAATCAATCTAGATATTACAAAGACGGATGATTACTCTCGAGCTGCTTTATATAATTTTCCTGTCAGACATAAGACACTAGAATATAGATTATTTCCAGATTCTATTCATCTTAAACTAGTACATATAACTAAAAATAGAAAAATCAATAACCAAGATTGGTCAAAAACTAATCTCATTAACTTACTTCAGAATTAAATTGACTCTCAATCATAAATATCTTACAATGTAATTACATTAGAGGACTAAGGTGTTCGACCCTCTTTAAATATTCCGCACACTCCATAACCAAGGAGTATAAACATGGCAAAATATATTAGTACAAAAACATACAGGCATTTAGGTCCAGTAGCATACAGACAGTGGAGAGCAGATTCACACTGCAATCTTATCCACGGATACGCATTAAGTTTCCATTTTGAATTTGAAACTGATGACCTAGATGCTCGTAACTGGGTAGTAGACTTTGGTGGATTACGTCCACTAAAGGATAGCTTAGAAGATTGGTTTGATCACACTCTGCTAGTAGCACAGGATGATCCAGACCGCGACACGCTACTAGAACTAGGCAAGAAAGGCCTAGCAAAGATTACAGAAGTTGAAAAGACTGGATGTGAAGGTCTGTCAGACTTTTTGTATGAATACGTAAACACAATATTTTTACCTAGTTGGGAACCTGGCACTAGGGTATGGTGCTGTAAGGTTGAGGTAAGAGAAACTGACTCAAATATGGCTATGCGAGTTGGTCACAGAGAAGATGGAGAATTCGATGTTTAAATGCATTATGAAATGGCTAGGAGTTGGAGACACACCTGCTGTTATTACAGAAGCTGAGCTTAACAAGATGACAAAGAAGCAAGTTGATGACTGGGCAGCAGATCATGGTATCAACCTCGATCGTCGTCTTACAAAGGCTAAGATGATTGATGAACTAAAAAAACACGTAACTGTAGACTAAGAGGCGTCAATGAAAGTAAGATATACTGAAGCGTTTTATTCAGTTCAAGGAGAAGGTCGCTGGACAGGTGTGCCCAGTGTATTCCTTCGTATGTATGGTTGTAACTTTACTTGTCCTAAGTTTGGTATTGCTAGGAACAGTAACGAAACAGCAGAGCCTCAGATCCAAAAGATTGTAGATGAGATTGATAACTATGATACACTTGAGGATCTCCCACTTGTGACTGTAGGGTGCGATAGCTATGCTGCTTGGCACCCTGCATTCAAACGTTTTCAACATGATGTAGACATTGATCAGCTGGTTGATGATCTACTTGCACTTACACCAACAGGTGCATGGTCATTGGATAATGGTCAGGATATCCATTTGGTAATCACAGGCGGTGAGCCTCTATTAGGTTGGCAACGAGCATATATACAGTTGCTAGAACATCCACGCATGAAGGACTTGAAGAATGTCACGTTCGAAACTAATACTACACAATCTCTGTCAGAGGATTTCAAAACGTACCTCACAGATAATCAACAGGTACACATTACATTCTCTTGCTCCCCTAAACTATCGGTTAGTGGACATACTTGGGTTGATGCTATCAAGCCTGATGTTGCTGTTAAGTACGCTAGTGTTCCTAACAGCCACTTGTATCTTAAGTTCGTTGTTTCTGATGATGTTGACGTGGCAGAAGTTGATAGAGCTGTTGCAGAATATAGATCTGCGGGACTTGAAGCGCCGGTTTACCTCATGCCTGTTGGCGGTACGACAGACAGTTACTTCAAAAACGGTCGTCAAGTCGCAGAGCTCGCCCTCGAAAAAGGCTACAGATATAGCCCACGCCTCCACGTCGACGTCTTCGGTAACGCCTGGGGAACCTAACTTAGAAAATAAGTTACGTAAAGCTGGTGCAATATGAGAACAGTTTGGGTAAGACACGGACAAAGCGAATATAATGCTAAAAATTTAGCAACGGGTTGGCACGATCCTGATCTTACCCAACTTGGGGTAGAACAGGCATTTGAAACAGCTAGAATTTTAGCTCAAAGATACACAATGATCGCTAGTATACATACTAGCGATCTTCGTAGAGCAGTACAGACAGCTAGTATAATTTTACAAAGCTCGCCATGGTTTGTTGAGACAGAAATAGATAGTAGATTGCGTGAACGTGACTATGGTGATTGGAGCGGTAAAAACAAGGATGAAAACCGTTTAAGTGTAGGAGATGAAAGATTTTTATCTATACGCCGAGGCTGGGACATTGCTCCCCCTAACGGTGAGAGTTTGAAAGATACTGCTAGTAGAGTAGCAAATTATTTGGACAATATAGAACAAAGTAATCTTCCGATTATTTTTGTTTGTCACGGAAATACTATAAGAGCAGCAAGTGTGATTTTTGGAAAAAATACACCGGAATCTGTTGTAGATTGGGAAATAGAGACTGGAGGTTTCATAGAATGGGAATACTAGACGACGCAAAAAGTGCTATGGGTTTGGGTAAAGCCAAACGTGTTGAGGAACCTAAGCCACGCGCACCTAAAAAATCAGAAAAGGAAATTGCTACAGAAAAGGGTGAGCCCTGGGTTAGTGTCCTTAGTGTAGAAGTTGATCAGGAAAATCCTGGCAATGGTGCTTTTGAATTAGACTGGAACCAACCTTTTATTAAATTGCTTTGGAAAAAAGGTTACCGTGACGAAAATGAAAACGATATGGTAGATCGCTGGTTTCAGGATGTCTGCAGGCACGTGGTTATGGAAAGCTATGAAAAAGATGAAGCTATGGTAACTCGTAACGACTTAGGTGATGGCAGAGTAGAGTATAAATGATACGAGCAGTTCCTGCTGAATATGCAAACCACTATTTAAATGGTAGCTGGGTTTTTAATTCTCTTATCACATTTTTAATACATAATGCCCTGCTATAAAAGAAGTAAATTATAATGCTTGTCTATGTTAATGGAGATAGTCATAGTGCAGGAGCAGAGCTAGTAGAAGATTTCTGCTTTGCCATGGACGACAGAAGATACATTCATCTAGGTCGCACACCACACCCTGAAGCTATACCCTATACCTTTGGATATTTTCTCAGCCAGAGTTTAAATGCTGGTTACTTCTTAGATGCAGAAAGTGCAGGTAGTAACCAGAGAATACTAAGAACTACAACTACATTCTTAGAAGAAAAATATAGTTCTCATACCACCATAATTATTGGCTGGAGTACATGGGAAAGAGAAGAATGGCTACACGAAGATTTATACTATCAGGTTACAGCAAGCGGTACTGATAGTGTTCCAGCAGAACTTGTAGACAAATATAAACAATGGGTAACAGAGCAAACCCAACAAGAGTTGGCTAAAAAACAAAGGTACTGGCACAATAAAATCTATGAATTCCATTTAGATTTACAAAGTAAAAATATCTCACATTTGTTTTTTAATAGTTACAATCACTTTAATATGTCTGATGCAGAAAAGTTTGATTGGCAAAACTGTTATATAAATCCCTATGAAGACGCAGGCACTTATTTTAACTGGTGTAAGGAACACGGCTTTAAAACAGTCAACAATGGTTTACATTATGGAAGAGATGCCCAAATAGCCTGGGGAAAGTATCTGTTGCCCTGGTTGACAAACACCAATCAAAGTAGTATAATACAAGCAGTAAAGGTTAATCCCAACCAACAAGTAAAATTTGGACCTACGAGGACTGGATGACGACTTATCTACTAGTTGATACCGCTAACACATTCTTTCGTGCAAGACACGTTGCCCATCGTGGCATGGATTCATGGACTAAACTGGGCTTTGCAATTCATGTAACACTTAATGCTGTAAACAAAGCACACAGAATCGCCGGGGCTGATCATGTAATATTTGCGCTGGAAGGCAGAAGCTGGCGTAAGGACTATTACACACCTTATAAGCGCAACAGGTCAGATGCAAGAGCAGCACTAACAGAAGCAGAGCAGGAAGAAGATAAACTGTTCTGGGAGGCATATGATGAACTTACGACATTCCTAAAAGATAGTTCAAATTGCAGCGTCCTTAGATGCGAAATTGCGGAGGCTGACGATATTATCGCACGGTTTATTAATATGCACCCTAACGACAACCACGTTATTGTTAGCAGTGATACTGATTTTGTTCAGCTAGTTAGTGATAACGTTCGTCAATACAACGGTATTCAAAATCATATGATTACCCTAGAGGGTATCTTTGACGATTATGGCAAGCCTGTTAAGGATAAAAAAACTGGGGAAGCAAAGATTGCTCCAGATCCAGAGTGGCTGCTATTTGAAAAATGCATGCGTGGTGATCCTACTGACAATGTATTCAGTGCTTATCCAGGTGTCCGAACCAAAGGCAGTAAAAATAAGGTAGGACTATTAGAAGCATATGAGGATCGTGCCAATCGCGGTTATAACTGGAATAACATGATGCTACAGCGTTGGGTAGATCATAACGGTGAAGAGCATCGTGTTCTCGACGACTACGAGCGCAATCGCACACTGGTGGATCTCACAGCACAGCCTGCAGAGATCAAAGAGTATGTTGACGAAACAATCCGTTCGCAGGTTACGGACAAGCACATGGGTATGGTTGGTGCTAAGTTCCTAAAGTTCTGCGGTAAGTATGAACTCAATAGGCTAGCTGAAGACGCTACAAAGTTTGCAGAATGGTTGAACAAAGGCTATGAATATGAAGTTACAAGCTAAAGCTATTGTAGATAATACCTTCTGGATTATCGAACGCAATGGCGAAAAGGTAGGTACCCTTCGCCACAGTAATGACTATGTGCTAACAGTAAATAGTAAAAACTTCCGTTATCCGGATTTGAAATCGCTGAGTACTAAGTTGGATATAGACTTTCAAAATAATTTAGTGAGGATTGAACCTGCCGGCAAAAAGCAGTTTGATGTACATGGGTATCCATGCAAGACATTACCATTTAATGGTATTTTTGACCTAAAGCGTAAACTACCATTGTATACCAAGACTGAAAAAAGCCAATGCTTCTACTGCGCTGGATATTATGCAATCAATTTTGAGAACGGCTGGGTTCCTGCATATTGCCCTAAACTTATTACTTTGGGTAGAAACGAACATAAGGGACCATACAAAACAAAGTTAGAGATGCAGGAAGTTATTAGAAACCTATCAAATGGCTAAAATCCCACACTTCGGCAATCTTGAAAAACTAGCAAGCAAATGTGCTTTAATTAAATCAGAAAATCTGATAATTAATAAAACTGAAGCACAACACATTGCAATGGAATACCAGAAGCTTATTGGATACATAACTCAGATACAGGATGAGTTATTAGCTGAGCGAGAACGTCAGGCTACTGAGATAGAGATCTTAGGTCCAAATTTTTAATAAACTACTCATATTTCCAGATAAATAATATTGTATTATAATTGGAAAATCCATGAGTAGACCCAAGCCCACAGTTTTATTAGAAAAGGTTGATAAGCAGACTTACAAGTCTGATCAGGTCCTTGCTAGCGAAGGAATCTGGAGTGTATTCTATAAAAACCAACCTATTAATCTAAAGAGTAGTAATATGCTTATTAGCTATCCTGGTCCTAAATATAAGAAGGTCTCATTCAGCAATCCAGGCCATGCTATAAATCTTGCCAAAAAGCTTAATAAGAATTTCAACTGCTCTGACTTCACGGTAGTATTACTGAGCAGTGGTGAGATCATCTACCCAGATGCCCAATAAACAAGAATACACACAAGCATTTCTAAAAAACATTGAAACTACTACTGTGCCCGCCGGTGACGAGCTTGCATTCTTTTGGCTTAATATTAGAGATACTGGAGGGTTAAGGCTAACTGAAAATGGGTATTTTTGTCTAGTAGAAGATATTAAGTTAGAAAGCTGGGAAATAGACATCCGTGAACAAAAGATAACCCAAAGGTTCCTTTTAGACTTGGATCGTTTTATGAACTGCCCCTACTATGTGCAGCGCGGCCGGTGGCCCAAAGTTATCCTGTTTAGTGAACAAACCTATTTCTGGCTGGTACTACATAACCAGGATTTTGAAAGGTTCTTAAATGCCAACAAAATATCGTCTTAGACACAATAAGCACCTAGAAAACTGTCAGTGGTTACATCTAATAAGTGTAGATTTCCCTGAAACTCGTCATAGGCCTTATGATTATGATTACTGGGGATATCGTAACGTAGAAATAATTGACAGTGTAGAAGAACAAAAGGAAACCATCCTGGGCCTACTACACGAAAGTTATGGGCCGCAGGATGGTTTATGGAATATAAGATGGAGTGACGCAGGTGCAGACATCAGATTTAAAACTGAATCTGATGCTGCTAGTTTCCTGATGCTGTATACCCTTCAGCCTATTAGTTAACCTTTTTGTCGTAATAAGCCCAGTTACCAAATGCTGGCTTGATGTTATCCGGACCATGGATAATAAACACAGTATCGCAGTAGAATTCGTCACCCCAGGTACCACAGGGATAACCATCAGTAAACATCACAAACCGGTTAGGCTGGATGTCGTTGTCCTTCATAAATTTCCAGTTACATTCAAACATCGTACCGCCACCGCCCTGGGGCTCATATGTCATGATGTCGTCGATGTTGGTAGCGTCAAACTCAGCGTAGTTATAGACTTCGGTATCGAAGCACCAGAGCTTGATCTTGAAGTCTGTGTACATATCCATGATGGCCTTAATCTCGCTAAAGAAATCACGGGCCTGTTCGTTGCTGATGCTGCCGCTCATATCCACAGCAACCGCAATATCAATGGTAGTCTCAGGAACCATGCCGGGCAGCAGGAAGTCACTGCCCCAGCTCTTACGGCTACGGCGCATAAAACTGTAGTCGCTTTTGATTGAGCTTTCAATGCTCATCGCAAGCATGCTGCGCCAGTCCATCTTGGGCTCAGTAAGATCCTTAACAATGCGAGCAACACCTGCAGGAAGGTTACCAGCGCCACCAGCCTGCTTGGCACTGTTGATTAATGCTTCCTTAATCTCATCACGGATCTTCTTGCGCTCTTCGTCAGAATAAGTGGGCTTACCCGAGCTCTTGAGGTTACCGTTCTCGTCCTCACTAATGCCGCCAGAACCGCCCTCGCCATCATCGCCTTCAAGATGCTCGTCCAGCAGCATATCAATATACTGCTCTAGATCAATCTTTTCAGCGTTGTCATAGAGATCGTCGTAAATCTCCTCCATGCTCATATTGTAGTACTTACGGTCATGTAGAGCAGGCACTGTAGTAATAAGCTCACCAATGCGGCTCTGCACCAGATCTCCGTTTACAGCAAAGTCAGCAGCAATGTTCGCAATCTGAGCGTCATGTTTGTTGAGCTTGCTACGGCCCAGATGCTCGTAGACATTGTGAAGTACCTCATGCCCAAACAGGAACTCTACTTCCTTGCTCTTGAGCATGTTGATGAACTTGCTATTATAATAGAAGTGGCGACCGTCAGTAGCTGCTGTGGGCAACCACTGATCTGCATTCACAAGCGGCAACCGAGTTGCCATATTACCAAACCATGCTGCCTTGAGAAGCAGGCTAACGCGAGCAGTAGTGAGCTTCTCGCGAGCATCTAGATCTTCCTGACGAACTGTCTCGAACCCCACAGGGAGGTTTACGTGCTTCTTGTTTGCTGTAGTCGTGGTCATATGTATCTCCTATATGTATATATTAACATAAGGACAGCGGCTGTCAACCGCTTACCCCCCAATTTGCAGAGGGGTAAGCATGTTAGCAGGAACCTTCCAAACAGTGTTGGTATTGCCTTCGAACACATTCACCCACTTGCGACCAACCTTGCGGACCTTGCCCGTTACAGTTGAGCCAGTGCGGGTGGACTCAAAGCTGACAATATCACCAACCATCAGCTTGCGAATGTTCTGCTTAGTGAGCTGCTGACGACGCATCTTAATAGCATGGACGACATCGTCCAGCTGGCGGTCTGTCATCTGCTGAATATCTGCTACGACACTGTCTACTACGTGGATCATCTCTTGCTCCTCAATTTCAACTTATAATGTATAATAGCACGGATGCTATTATCGTCAACCAAAAAAACCCGCAGAAAACTACGATTCTATTATTTTTTTAAACCGCAGAAAACTGCGATTTTTTTAGGTTAGAAACGGTTGACTATCTGGTTACCCGTGCTATTATGAAGCATAAGTTGGAAATGAGGAGCAAGCATATGTTTATAAGCGAATGGAAGAAATCGGATTGGCGTACCACAGAAACGTGGGAGTCGATCAACTGTTCGAGCGGTGATGTAACAATCACCAAGATTGGCGATGGATTCATGGGTCGCGACCCTAACGGCATGCTGGTTTCACAGTTTCCTGATACCTGGGAAAACACTGTTCGGATGATGGAATCTTGCTTTGATTGGCGTATAGATTTAGGTGAAAAAATAGCCTAAAACGGTTGACGAAACCCTTATACGTGCTAATATGTATATATAGGAAATGAGGAGCAAGCACATGGACAAGATGTACAAAGTTATCGAAGATTTGGACAACAAGCGCAACGAGCAGGGTTTTGAGACTCGTTGGAGCATGTTTGGCGAAGAGATTGTTGATCTCAACGACCGTGTTGTTAACGAAGAGCGTGATATGTATCGTGTAACTTATCGTGCTTTTGACGAGAACCTGCAGGAATATGAGTTTAGCTCGTTCACTGCTACGAACACTGTAGAGGGTTTTTGGGCAGCGGCTGAGTCCGTTTTCCAGCAGGCCAGACGTGAAGTTGGTGATTGGCATGTGTTTGTCGAAGGCTTTAATCTCGTTGAGGATGGTAGCTTCCGGCTTACCACTGGCTCGTAAAGGTTGACACATAGCACAGATGTGCTATGTTTAGATATTAGTTAAACAAGGAGAAAGAAATGGCAGACATTGATGCCCGTACTGTTACTCTTGCAGAAGCCGAGAATCGTATCGTTCGTGCTTTCCGCAATAAGCTTCCGGTTTTCCTCTGGGGGCCTCCGGGTGTAGGCAAGAGCGAGCTTATGGCTGGCATTGCTGACAAGGGCACCTTGGGTAATACTGCCCTGGTAGATATCCGTGTTGCTCTTATGGAGCCTACGGACCTGCGTGGCATGCCGTTCCTTAGCAAGAGTCAGGATAACATGCTCTGGGCTCCCCCTGTGGATCTGCCCAGCGAGGAGATGGCTGCTGAGTATGATACTGTCATCCTGTTCCTGGATGAAATGAACTCAGCCGCGCCGGCTGTGCAGGCCGCTGCCTACCAGCTGATTCTCAACCGTCGCATCGGCACCTACAAGCTTCCCGATAACGTGGTTATCGTTGCTGCTGGTAACCGTGAGAGCGACAAGGGTGTTACCTACCGTATGCCCACTCCGCTGGCCAACCGTTTCGTCCACCTTGAGGTCCGTCCGGACTATGAGAGCTGGCTGAACTGGGCTGTTAACAACCAGATCAATGAAGATGTGGTGGGTTATATCAGCTTCGCCAAGCAGGATCTCATGGACTTTGATCCTCGCTCTAGCGGCCGCTCGTTTGCTACGCCGCGTAGCTGGACCTATGTTAGCCGCTTCCTGGAGGACGACGCAATCTCTGACAGCGAGCTCACTGACCTAGTCAGCGGTTGCGTGGGTGAGGGTGTTGCGATTAAGTTTATGGCGCACCGTAAGGTTGCCAAGGACATGCCGCATCCTGCGGATATCCTTGCTGGCAAGGTTAAGGAGCTCAAGATTAAGGAGATCAGCGCCCAGTATGCCCTGACTATTGGCATGTGTTACGAGCTCAAGAATGCCTACGACGACTTTGGTAAGAAGGACGCCAAGCGGTGGCACGAGATGGCTGACAACTTCTTCCGGTTCATGATGGACTTCTTCCCCACGGAGATGACTGTTATGGGTGCTCGTACGGCTATCACCAACTACAACCTGCCCTTCCAGCCGGACAAGCTGGCGAACTTTAAGGAGTTTTTTGACCGGTTTGGCAAGTATGTTGTTAAGGCTATGGAGAACTAAGATGACTGACCTTACACTCGCGGAAGACTTTGCGCCCTGGTGGGAGTTGTACAAGTACAAAGATCGTGAAATTCCAGCCAGGGAGTTTGGTGACCAAAAGGTTGTTTATAAGCATGGTAGCAACCGCGGATGGCCTGGCGATGAAGAGGATGTACAGTATTGGGTGGAACTTGAGAACGGATTTGCTGTAGGTATGCGTCATGGACGTGGACCCAGCGGCGCTCGTAGAGCACAGTATGCTGAATTTCCTGTGGTTAGAATGAAAGCTTAACCAAGTCTAATTTTTAAGAAGTTTGGTTAGTTCCTCTATAACTTTGGAACACTGAGCGCTTTTGTGGAATAACATCTGTATCTGCTCCTTAGCAGGTACAGATTCCACAATTTTTTGTAATAACGTAGTTTGCTCTAAGGTGTACAGCGCCATAATTTGATCGTTAGTAATGCTATTAGATTGAATAAGTATGTTGCCTATCTCTACGGATATCTTTTCGCCGGCATCCCAGTCAGCTTTAAGATTTTCCTTTATAGCATTGGCACTAGCGGCAGGTTCAGTTTTTTCTAGGTCCTCCTTAAACGCCTGGTAAATATCAACATAAACTGCTGCTATTTTATATGAGGCCTGGCAGGATATTATAGAACTTAGTCCGTTACGTAACGTGTCTATTTTAGATTGAGCATACGCCATATTACTAAAGAGAAAAAAAGACAATAAAGTTAAGATTAATTTTGACTTCATGATAAACAACCTTTATCATATACTTATACATATATCTAGGAGATAACAATGACAGATGAAACACAAGTAGAAACAAGCGAGACAGAAGCAGAAGCAGAACAGGCCGAAGCGCCTGCTGCACCCAACTTAGAAATTAATGACCTAGTTTTGGTCGCTAATGTAATCCAGGCAGTAGCACAGAGGGGCGCCATTCGTGCCAACGAGATGGCTACTGTAGGCAATCTATACAACAAACTAATGGCATTTCTAACAGCTAACGGTGCGATTGCTGCGCCACAGGCTGATGAGGCTGAAGAACAAACAGGAGATACTGATGCTTAAACATGTTGGGAGACAAGGTGGGGAGAACGTCGTAGTAGTTTTCCGTGAAGTTCCCGGTGAGGAACATATGTGCCTGGTAGTTTACCCAGGTCAACTACCCACATCATTTCATGATGACCTTATGCGGTGTATTGAGAGTAACGCAGGACAATCATCAAGTCATCTAGGCGAAGCAATGAGTCGTGTAGTAGGTACTGATGGTCGTAATCTGCTACAAGCAGTACATGCAGAACGATGGATGAAGAAGATTCGTTGTCAGGATGTTATCATGACTCCAGTACCAAATAAACCAGGCGCTCGGTTAGATGAAATTAACAAGATCATTGCTGAAATGGAATCAGGTGCAGATGCTGCCAAGCGTATGGCAGAGATTGATGCACAAGCTGGTCTAGCAGATCCGGCTAAGACTATTGACAATACAGCATATGCTGCAAGTGCTCAGGGTGTACTAACTGATGCAGATATTGCTGCAGACCTGCTGAAGCAGGCAACACAAATGGAATCACAGATTGCAGGACTACAGGCAGAAGTTGCACGTCTTACTGAAGAAGCAACTGCACTTGATCCGAGTGTTGCTCCAGCACCTGCTCCTAAGAAGCGTGGCCGTAAGAAGGCTGCTGCCTAATGAAGGTAAGCCTGGTTAGTTTTAGTCAAGCCAGTCCAGAGTTTTTAACTGAACACGGTCTTACTGACGCAGATGTGCAGGACCTTATTGCGTTCTGTGCTAGAGTCAGCAACCCTAGTGGACAGTTAAACATGGAAACTAGCGCCAAGCTCATCAAATATCTCATCAAACACAAGCACTGGTCTCCCCTAGAAATGGTTAGTGCTTGTATGGAGATTGAAACTACTCGTGACATAGCAAGGCAGATCCTACGTCACAGGAGTTTTAGTTTCCAGGAATTTAGTCAACGCTATGCTGATCCCACAAAGGATTTAGAGTTCGTTACCCGTGAAGCACGTTTGCAGGATACTACAAACAGGCAGAACAGCATTGATACAGAAGATGCTAGTCTACAAGCAACATGGGAAAATAAACAGCTCAATGTTATCGAAGCTGCTCAAAAGGCATATGCGTGGGCTATTGAGAATGGTATTGCTAAAGAACAAGCCAGAGCTGTATTGCCTGAGGGCAATACAGTAAGCCGCATGTATATGAACGGTACGCTACGTAGTTGGGTACACTACATTGAACTACGTGGTGCTAATGGTACTCAAAAAGAACACATGGATATTGCCCATGCGTGTGCACGAGTAATTGCAGATGTGTTCCCACTTGCGGACGAAATGTTTGAATGGACGTAACTCACAACTGGGTACCTAAACATTCATACCCACAAGGTTGCGGTTACTGGAAAGTATACGAACATCAAATACCCCTCGAGCGTGATGGTGTAATTGGCGAGAGCATATGGTGGGCGGCAAATAAATGTAAAAGTCGCTGGGGTTGGTATTTTACAGAACATGACAGTCATGCTGTTACAGGCAATGCTGTTATGACATTTGAAGATCCTAAAGAAATGGTTTTTTGGGCAATACGTTGGCTAGCAGAACATAGGAAAAAATAATGGCAAAAGTTATTAAGAAAATTATTACTACTCCACCTGATATAGATAGTATTACTCAAAAGCTTGGTATTGGTAGATTAGAACTGGTCAGCATTGCAGCTAATATAGCCAGAACTAAAAGGGTAAAAGCTACCGAGGCATTGTGGATGCTGGATCGGGGCGAAGTGGCCTTGGAGCAAGTTCGAGAAAATATTGTTCTACAGTTACAAAAACACGTTCCAGAACTGGAACAAAAGCAAGAAGATGATACGCCTACACAATCTGAATAGACTATACGAGGAACTATCTCCAAGTTTAGAACGCATGAACGACCTGGTTTTAAAATCAGGTCGTGTCATGTTGGGCGAATTTACTGAAAAATTTGAAAACAGAATAGCAACTGTTGCTGGTGTTGAACATGCCGCAGTAGTAGGCAGTGGCAGTGATGCCTTGTATTATGCTCTAATAGCAGAAAAGGTAGATGGACCAGTAGCAATGCCTGCGCAAACATTTATTGCTACTAGCAATAGCATCGCAAGAGCAGGATGTCAGCCTGTGTGTATTGACATTAAACCTAATGGATTGCTTGATTGGAATTTAGTTCCGCAAGAGATTGAAACAGCGGTATGGGTAGGATTGTTTGGAAACACTGAACATATTCCTGATGACTGTTTTGTAATAGAAGATGGTGCTCAACATTTTGGAGCGCCCTTACAAGCAGACACTGCTGCTTACAGTTTTGATCCCACAAAAGCATTACCCAACTTTGGCAATGGTGGTGCTGTAGTAAGCTGGGATAAAAAGGTTATTGATAGAGTAAAAGAATTACGTAGACATCATACAGTAGACGGGCATGTTGGTGGCAATAGTATTATGAGCGAGCGTGATTGTGCTGAGATGCTAGTTAAATTAGATCATTTCCCGTTCTGGCAAGAGCGTAGACAGGAGATTGCTAGAGATTATCATCAGCAGTTAGGCAGATACGTAAAGTGTGTAACTGATGCAGATGGACAAGTTAGTAAGTTTGTTATTGAAACATCACGTAGAGCTGACTTACAAGCACATCTAACACATCGTAAAATAGAAACAAAACGTGCCTATAGTGAGCCTATTGCTACACTAGACAGAGCAGTGGCAAACTGTCATAAGTTTTTACAGTTGCCTTGCGATCCATATATGACTGATGAAGAACTGTTAGCTGTTGTAGTGGCTATCAAAGAATTCTTTGAGGAAAGCCCACTCGAAGGTTTGCTGTAGATCATTTCCATCTTGAACATACTTGACTGCATCTTCAGCACCTCGCACACTCCACTCACCGTTCTCACCATTACCAACTGTACTCCATTGCTCTAGTCTATAACGACTCTCAATGTCCGACTGTTGAGTAAGTTTAACACACTCACGAAACGCTGTACGCCAAGTTTCATATGGTGTGGTGTTAAAGTCAGCAGTGCTTCCTACGACAGGTACTACACCATGTCTAGCACTTAGCGTAAAATCCAATCCCCATTCTGTAGCATCTAACACCATCTGTTTGTGGTATGCAATAATACCCATGTGCCCATATTCTAGTCCGTTAACAGGATTACGACTATGAAATATCCAGTGTTTGGGCCCTTGTAGCCAGTCCGGTTGCCACTTAAAATTAAAGTCGGGCTCGACGATACACTTAGCAAACACGTTAAAGAACCAGGGTGTTTCGCTTATCTCAGCACAGGCTTTGTATGCTTGTGCTCTGCCTGTGACGCCGTCTATGCGCTTGGCTCTAGGGCACTGTGCCTTTAACAGAAACCAGTTTTTATCGGCGTTTTTTTCACCATTACTAAGATATACAACATCTAGTGGCTTTTCTTCTATATTATAGTCCGTATGACGCAATATGTATGGGTAGTCATAGAATTGGTCCTTAAAATGCTGTTTACAGTCCCTAGGCACTAGTAGTACACTGCCGCTCTGTGTAAAGGCGTGTAGATCACGTTTTTTCCATAGACTGGGATCATAGTTAATGTCTGCGGGAGTTTGCTTGTGCCATGCATATAGGCTTGTTTGTTCATTCAAACTATCAACTGTAGGCCACTCATAACGCTGTATATAGGGCTCTGTATGCCAGTTGATATGCTTGTACCACTCTAGTAGTTTAAGGCCCTCTTGTTGACGCTTAAAAGCAGCTACAGGCACTAGGAAAGTATCCCCAAACTGCTGGTTACCGCTAGCCCAACAGTGTATCTGATCTGCTTCCCAGGGTGCAGGTTGCCATGTAAAATCAAATGTTGCATAATTGCAACAGTCTGCTACAATCCACACATACTCTGTACGAGCACGGTTAACACACCTACGTATTGTATCTAGGTGTGTACCGTTCCAACGAGTGTATTGTGTGTGGGCTGGTAGGTCAACAGTATTACCTGTAATCTGCATGCAAAAGATATCAAACATTCTATAAAAACTTATTCATAATGAAATCAGCTATAGCCCTATGTCCTATTCTGTTAGGATGCATTTCACATGGCCTTATAAAATTTTGAACATCACTATTATTATCTTGTAGCCAACATGAAAAATCTCCACAATGTGGATATTCTGCAAAGTAATTTTGTGTGTCAAAAACTTCTTTGACTAAACAAGAACGTTTACTAATTAACCATGCGTTATCTGGAATCAGATCGTACAAGAAACTTTCTGCTAACTGCCCTGCAAATAAATTTACAAAGTAGCACTGTATACCCAAATCCTGGCACCATTTATATAAAATATAAAGAGTTTGGCTTGCAACTATGTCATCATTGTAGTCGTTGCCAGTCATTTGTAGTATGCGAAGTTCACTAATTTCTTGGGCAGTGCCTTCTGAATAATCTATGTAGTTATTGTAATCTTTGTAAAACATCTGTCTACTTGGATCTGTCAAACAAAAAATTGCTATACTAAAATCTTTTCGTACCTCATTAAAACGTCTAAGTAATCCAGGAATACTTGTTCCGTTAACACCATAGTTGTTTGATCCTAACAAACAAGGAAAAGACCACTTACTATCTAACTCAGCTCCATATACCCAACTATCTCCAAAAAAAACTACACGATTAAAATCCAAGATACTGCTCCCTATTATTAATTAAAAAATTAGTTTCCTGTTCAATCCAATTGAGTGTGTTTAGACTGCGTTGGACATTCTTTCGATACACATTTCTATTATGATTAAATCTAGATTCGAGTTGAACGATATCATATTCTGTTAACGGTATTTTACTTAACCTCAATACTTCTTGCTGGAATCTCCACATACGGACATCATGATTAGACTCATTGTCAAAACTTGTATCAACAATGTTATCAAAAACATCAAATCCTAAATTTTTAAGATACTGGTAAGTGCCCCTGGGTCCATAGATAAGAGGTATGTAGCCCCATAAAAAAGGTTTAATACTTTTTTCTGTTAATCCTATATAATTTTCTGTACAGTAGGTTTCTGCACATACGTCAAACAAAAAGTTATGCACAGGATAGAAGTTTCCTACATTGGGACCTATATCCCTATGTACTTTGTCCTCCAAAAAGTTTTTATACGGTTGTTCTATTTCATCTTCTATATAGCCGCGCTGGCTATTATTATTATAACTTGCATATGATAAATCTAATAACTGGTTGTCTTTAAAAAAATAAAATAGTTCTTTTCTTGGCTTAGTAGGTCGGTTGTTAAGGAAACAAAAAGTTTTCTCAAGGGAGACTTTCCTAAGTTTAGGCAACTCATCAAAAGTATGATCAAAATTTACAGCATTCTGAAATTTTAAAAATAATAATTCGGGTCTATAAACATAGTTAAAGTTTGAAAAATGATTGATAAACAGAGAGGGATAATAACAAAAACTGTACAGTCTGTAATATTTTGTGTAAAGGTTGTTTATTTTTTTGTCAGTAACCTGTTTTACCCATTCAACAATATCTTTATCAAAATTGTCGTCCCAATGGATTAATGTTACTATACTCGACCGTTCGTTTTTCCAGTAAATATCATGGTAAATTTCAAAATTTGATAATTTAGGAATCACTTAATTGCTCCACTGGTATGTTACATTCCTGCAGAAACTTTAGTCCAGCATCCAGTCTATATGGATGCACATAATACACTTCACTAATGCCGCTTTGATATAAAAGTTTAGCACATTCCATACAAGGTTGATGTGTTATAAAAGCACTGGCACCTTCGCCGCTCTCACTACAGCGAGCAAGTTTCGCGATAGCATTAGACTCTGCATGAAGCACTTCTGGTTTAGTAACTAACTCCTTTGTTACCTCAATCTTAGATACTTTAGAAAAGACCTCATCTTCACATTCATTAGTCCAGCCGCTGGGCATCCCATTGTAGCCAATGCTAATAACACGATTGTCTTTAACAATCACACAACCAACCTTTAATCTGACAGCAGTACTACATTCAGCATATGCAAACGCTGCTTTCATGTGTGCTACTTTGTGCTTTTCTTTCACAGTCCTAAATCCATTCTCCATGGATACATCGTATAGCCAAGAGGACGTAAGACGAACTCTTCAAATAGTATAATGACAACAATACCAAATACCCATTGCACCCAACGTGGCCATGTTGCTTGCCAGCGTGTAAATGGACGTAATATCCATGCCAATATATTGGTTACCTTGCCCCAGAACCAATCACCTACACTAAAGGGAGGAACTTTCCACAGTACTACAGGAACTATTAACCACCATACCCACTGTGGATAATCATCATTAGGATCATCTATTACAATCATTAGAACTAGTAGTGCTAGTAGGTATGCACCGATCCATTTTTTCATATGTGCTAGGAACATACTCTTACTCCATATTTCTTTTCAAAACGATTTGCGTCTGTGCGATCATTTACCATTGGCTCTCCACGAATATTAAGACTAGTGTTTAGTAGCATAGGACAGTCCGTTAACACATACCATTTCTCTAATAAATCTCTAGCACCCGTCTTATCATCCTTGCCCACGGTTTGCACACGGCTCGTACCGTCATGATGTACAATGGCAGGAAAACGTTCAGGGTGCTTGCACTTATAGGTATGTTGCATATATGGACTTTTATCCCCGTCCATTTTAAAATAATCTTGTGCATGTTCCTCGAGTATCATAGGCGCAAAAGGTCTAAACTTTTGTCTACGTTTGATTTCGTTTACGCGGTCCTTGATATCTGCACCACGTGGATCAGCAAGTAGACTACGATTACCTAGGGCACGTGGACCAAACTCTGCACGACCACTTGCAACTCCTACAATACCTTCACGCTGTAGCTCACCAATAATCTCTTCACTTGGATATTCTCCAGGAATGTTTGTGCCTAAATACGGCCCTTGCCAGTTTAACTGTTTACCATATGCTAGCGCGGCTGCGCCTAGACTTGAACCACAGTCTCCTGGATTAGGCATAATCCACATATCATTCCATATATCTCTGATGTGACTGTTTGCCACACAATTAAGAGCAACTCCACCCATGAACACACAATTTTGTAAGTGTAAACCCCAACGTGTGCCTGCAAGTTGTCGCATAAAAGTTCCTAAAAAACGTTCTGTGGTTAACTGAGTTGCACGAGCAAGAGTCTCTTTGCCGTATTCAGCACCAAACTCGTATTCTATGCCTGTATGAAAGTTTCGTTTAAATTTTTGTTTGTGATCCTGATCAATAGCCATTTCCCATACGTCACGATATGCATCTTTTTTACCGTATGCAGCCATACCCATTAGAATGTATTCTTCTTCCATAGGCTTCAAGCCTACACGATGTGTCATAGCACTATAAAATAAACCTAGACTATGAGGATAAAGCTGACGATATAATCTTTGATATTGTGCATGACCATCGTCGTCATACCAAGCTCGCCATGCTGTAATAGTATCCCATTCTCCTATGGCATCGATGACGACAACCATTGCTTCTTCAAATGGGCTAGTTTGAAATCCTGCTGCTGCATGACTCAAGTGATGGCTGTATGTACGAATTCTTCTAGTAGGTCGACTGTCCATGCTAACAGATGTTGGCATAACATCATTGAGGTAAGGACTTAGATGTGCCCTAGGACTTTTATCGTTCAAAGCCTTTCGCCATTCACCGCTATAAATTTGACGTGTCTTTTTTAGCCAAGGACGTTCATACCATGCAATTACATCAGGCATCCCGTATCCTAGTGCCTCTTGCATAATGCCATCATTAAGTTCAGCATCATTTTTAATTTTGCTATAGCGTTCGCTATGACCAGCAAATAATATATTGCCGTTACCGTCTACAACACTCACACCAGCATCATGAAAGCCGGCGCTCACACCCATGTATGTTTTAATTTTCATTTGTAAATAAAAGGATCTCTTTTACGTAGTTCTTTTAGTCGCTTGCGATACTGTATCTCAAGTTTAATTCTATTAATAAGGTTGCGAATCCATTTCATTATAATAATCCTAGTGCTTGCATCTGCACATTTTCATAGTCTTCATCGTCTACAGTATAATTAAAGTAGTAGGGAACACCATCTACTTCAATAATATGTATGTTTAAGAGAGGGCTCATCATATCCCAAATCTGTTCAGGATCGGTTGTTCCAAAACTACTTAGTACATCTACTTGCCCTAGTGGCAAATAACCTAAACTAAGCATGGGATCATTTATGTCTTTACTGTTTTCTGTAAGCCAAGAGTAATACTTGTCCATAGTACTATCATGCCAGGGTTGATCACCACCACGTACTACATCACGACCCCATTCAATATCAAACTCTCCGCTATAATATTTTAAATCTGTAATTGCTTCGCATACAGCATTGGTAAGTTTAGGCGCACCTTCATCACGGAAAACTTCGAAGTATGTTTTACCGATCTGACACCAGTGCATATAAACACCACCAAATACACGATCATATCCGTTAGTTATAAATCCATCGCGATATTCGTCTTGTAAATGTAAGCGTGGAGCATTTAAAAATGTAGTGATCTGGCTAGGACGAGTCCAGTAGGGATTACGCTCATGCTTTACACGACTAAGAATATACGATTCCATTTCGTGGCACAGATTATTCAATTGTCTGATACTATACTTTACATATGGGTTAGCTTCATGATAGTACTGGCTCATGTTGCCAACCGTGCCTTGTAATATTTCAAAATGATTGTGTAGCATATTAAACGTGTCGTGTTTAATATACTCAGGATCTTTATCAAACTTATATTTGTCTGGATGGTACCAAACAGTATCCAGAGTATACTCTTCATCAATATTATATTTTAGAGGGCTCCTATTAATACGAGTAATATGCCGATTAAGGTCAGATAGCATTGCTTCCAGACCACGTGTCTGTTTTGGAAACCCCATAAAGCAAAAGTTCTTTTCCAAGTGTAGCCCACGCTCGAGAATATCTACTAGAGCAGACTTCCATGCACGAGCCAAGGGAATATCGTGGGGAGTTATTGTGTAGTCTAACTCACCGCCACCTTTGTAAGGGCTTTTAAGAACTACTCGTATCAATGCTTGCCCACCATTGCTTTAGTTTACCATACACCCAAGGATCATTACCAATTCTTAAGGTATCTATAAACTTTAAACCACTCCTACGACTGTCGTATAGGTCCATTCGTTTTTTGGCTTTTCGTCTAGCCTCTTGATATGTGTCGGGATACTCTTCAGCAAACGTAGGCCGATTGAGTAAGTTTACCAACACATCATGCATTGCCCCATTGGTTAGAGGAAGTACACGATTTATTATAGCATGAAGCTCTTGCTTGGGCAAGAATAAAGGAGACATTGCAATATCTGGCGTAAACGCAAAACACACCTTTACTAATAGATCCACATTTAACTCATTGGCTAGCTCTTGTATTTTTAGAATTTGGCCTAGTCCAGGCGTAGTTAGTGTAAAGTCCAGTCGCATTTGTCTACGATGCTTGCTATGTTCTAAACCTTGCTTGAAGTTTTCTATAAACTTGTTATAGTTTAATCCAGTACGTATGTACTCTCCAACCTCACCAACACCGTCAAGGCTAGCACAGATTTGCCAGTCTCTTACCTTCGCAAGTATGTCAGTATAAAGGTTGCAACCACCTAACTCAATACGGCTAAGGTTGGTATTGTACCTAGCGTATATACGTGGACCATCTCCAAGTTCTATAATGCGTTGCATATACCGCCAGTGCTGTTCATACATAAGTGGCTCTCCGCCCACCCAGTATATTTCCTCAACGCGATGTTCCTCGACTGCACTAGCAAACTCCTGTTCTACAGTATCTTTTTGAAACTGGTCAATGGCTTGCTTTACAGATGTTTCCATCCAAGGTTCTATTTTACCATCCATACGTGCTTCTGCTTCCCAACTGCTACTCAGCATTGGACCGCACATACGACACTTAAAGTTGCATAGGTTAGTAAAACGATAGTCCCAACTAACAGGCTGCATACTAGTATAGCCTGTGTCATCCGTTGTTCGTGCTATGTCATCATACTTGTGTTTGAATAAATGCCAAAAGTAATCACGGTAAACATCTGTGTTAAGTAACTTCTTGTCACATACTTCACACTCAGGTGGTAGTTCGTTTGCTAGCATTTGACGTCGTACTCTGCGAATATGTTCGCCATTCCACCATTCTTCTAGTGTTTGTGGCACATATTCATTTGTGCCATCAGCAGTGTCTATATACTGACGGAAGTTTTGTGCAGGTTCTCTGCTAGCACAACATAACCTACGCTCTGTCTGTGGACTTAGATAGGTATGCGTCCAGGGAGCCATACATAGGTTATCTGGTTTATCCATTTATAAACTCTAGTATTTTTTCTTTAGTTTGCATGTTGCGTTTGTTAATCACATCAAAAAACTTATTGTAAAAATAGTCATAATTATAATCAACTTGATCCTGTTGGTCGAGATCAAAACTAAAGTTGCTTATTAAGTTTTTGACATAATCAACTCTTTCGAAATCCCATTCTTCGTCCCAATTAATACCAAAATAATCTTCAAACGTTTCAAATCCTAATCCACGTAACCGTGCGTAGCCTAATCTTTGTCCAGTCATTACAAACATACTCTTTGATACTATTGGTTTAATAATTTTTTCTGTCAAATAACCATGCAATCTGTTATCATGACTATTGCATAAACTTTCATTTGTCCAAATTAATTTGCAATCATTACAAATTACATTGTCAGTTGACCATTGATCTCCGGCGATACTGCGTTTTGGTATATTATATTTTGACTGATACGTCGGGTTAACCGGGTTTTCCAACCACGTATACTGTGTATCAGGATAATTATCCAACAGATGTTTGAGTATTTCCTCTTTATGCCAATCAGCTCTACGATTTAGACAACCAAATGTATATTGCCTTTGGTTTAAATTCTTTCTTGGTATTTTTGCAAACCATTTAAAATTAGGATGTGTATACCAGTGTAAATGTTCCATATGAAAATATGTTACATCTAAGGTGTTCACAGTGTCACCTAAATGTTGACTTGTTATTATAATTTTTCTGCCGGTATACTTCTTTATGGTGTCTACCAAGTCAATATTCTCACATTCGCCTAAATTTGTTATAATATAGGTATCGTAACCTTTGGGGGGCGGCTTTTGACTCCAATCTCCTGTCATTACAAGATACGTATTGGTTTTATCTGTGACGTGTTTTAAAAATTCTAGATCTGTGCCACACTCTTGATAATATTTTCCAAATTCATAATTGTCTAGTGTACCATTATACAAGGTAAAGCCTAATATTTCCCATTCATTCATAACCTATTAATCTCGCAACTTCTGGATGTGTATCTGCAAAACTTACGCCTCTAAACTTATCTGTCTCACGTATTTTTGCAAATATCTTCTCTGGATCAATTACAGGCTGAGAAAGTGTAATTGCTTTAATACTACGGATCTGATCTGCATAGTCACTGTGCATAACTATTGCCTTGTCTAGTCTATGCATAAACTCTGCATGTGCATCGCGAGGTAGATTGAGTAAACTATACTCCTCAGGATCATGCATTAGATTAAAGTGTATGTCATCTATTCCACTCTGCTTTGCCCAGTTAAGTATCTCAGTCATGTAATAAGTGTTCTGTAGATTCCAAGTAATACACAACTGCAAACTAAATGGATAGCCTTGTTCCTTCATTTCAATGAAACGTTTGATATTACGATTTACTGTACGCCACTTTGCGCCATCACGTTCATACTCAAAACGTTTGCCGGTATTGTCTATGCTAAATGCAATCTGTACATGTTTAAAGTGCCGCCATACTTCATGCTGTTTGGGGAACTGTGTGCCATTTGTGTTATAGTGGATGTCAATCTCGCCTGCATGCCCCTGATCCACTGCACGTTGTAGTAAATCAAAATGCTGTTTAATAAGGAAAGGTTCACCTCCAGTAAATTCAAAGTACTTTAGATTTGGTAGTAGGCTATCCAAATTGTCCCAAAAACCTTGACTGCGTCTTGGCCATTGGCCCTCTCGTAACCACTGCTTGGCAATATGCTTGTCCCCAAACTGTGCAATTTGTTCTTGTGCCCATTTACTGCTACTCCAACTGCCGCATATGCGACATTTAAGATTACAGATGTTGCCTAGTTTAAGATCAAGGAATATTAGGTCAGGTTCAAAAGGTACGTGCTTAAACTTTTCCAACATGTATTCACGCTTGGACTTTTTTCCAGCCGTTTCTTCAATCCAACAGCGTTCACACTGTTCAGGCTGTTTACCTTGTTCAAAAGTTTCTCGCAACTCTTGCATTGCACTGCTGTTAAATGCTTCTTCTAAAGTATGTGTACGCAAGTTTAATCCAGGTAGTTCACCTTTGTACAAACAACAGGGACGAACACCGCCTAGTGGTGTTGTTTCCAAACTAATCCATGGCAGTATACATTTATGCATAGTCTTGTAATCTTTCGAGTTCAGGGAATACGCTGAAGAAACTTTCATTGCGCCAACGATCAAGTTCCTTAGCCCGCATAACAAACTCATGAATGAGCTTGCTGTTATCAGTTGTTTGCATATACTTTACTGCACTCTTAAACCCATTTGTAGCTCTTGTTAAATGATCCTGCGGTTCAAGCCATGCAATATGTTCATTGTATATATCTACTAGTTCAGTCTTCATGTCATTGGGTAGTACATCCAAACGGAAACGCACAGGATCTTGTAATATATTAACATTCCAATCACTGGGTTTGACTAGTCCTAGCTCTACCCATTCTCTATGAAAGTTAACAATATTATAACTGTTCATCAGGCTTAGTGTTGAACTTACATAAAAATCTACAGTAGGACACTTCTCTAGCATACGTTCTCTGTTTGCTACAATCTTACTCCACTCTGTACCTTTACGCATGAGCTCACCACGTGCATAGTTTGCATCCAAACTTGCCCCAATGCTTACAATGTCAAACTCATTCCACATGTCCAGCACATCCTGCTGTTTGAATACTAGCTCTGTAAAGTTTGTATTGTAGTTTAGTCTAACATCTGTGCGGCCTCTGCGTAATAGTTCACGAAGCAATTTGTAATGCTCTGCCATCATTAGTGGTTCACCACCTGCAAAGTAAATGTTTTCTATGCTGTCTATGTGTGGTTCTAACTGTTCCCACATGTCCATTTCGTAGCGTCCTGCGTACTGCACGTTGGGATGATCCTGTGGTAACCAACTCATCTTCTTTGCTTCTTTTACCCAGTTGCTGCTAAAAATATCACCGCATGTACGACAAGCTAGGTTACATAAATTACTAAAGCGTATGTCATAGTACTTGAGTTCAAAACGATCTAGTGTTCCGTCATCTAGTGTTTCATCTACAACCGCAATGTGATGACCTTCATTTTTGTTTTGACTGTAGCGCATGCTAACAAAGCCTGCTGCTTCCTGTTCATAACATTTGGTACACTGTTTGCAAGGTTTATCTGCTAACATGTTACGACGCATTTCACGTAATGGTTCGTCGTTCCATACTTCAGCCATAGTCTGTTCACGCAGGTTACCAACTGGATGTTCCATTAGTCCCAAGCAACAAGGATAGGCACGGCCATCTGGAAACGCATGCAAGTGAATCCATGGCAGTATACAAAATGATTCACTGGTTAACAGTCTGTCACGCTGCACGTCTGTAAGATCTTCTACATCAATGTACACAGGTTTACGTGTATGATAATCGTAGTTTTTATAATAATTTTCTAATTTGTCTGTCATAGACTGTTATACCATTCAGCTAATTCTGGGAAAGTCTCAGTAAAGTTTTTATTCCTGCGCACATCATACTGCCTATAAAACTTTTTAAAGTCGTTGTGTAGTTTAGGCATTTCAAACGCTTCACTATGCGGCGTTTCTACTGTACGCAAATATGTTACCAGTCGTTCCAACTGTCCTTGTTCAAACTGATGCATTGGCGTGCTGCGGTTAAGGTACTTGGGTGCCCAACGTTTGTATAAGTCTTCTAGTCTATCAGCGTGACGATTACGAATATCATTAGGAAGTACTAAGGGCGACTGAAAACTTGGAAAGCGTAATATATTTAAACTGAATACTGCAAAGTTATTTCCTAACAGTTTTCTTGCTTGTAATATTTGATCGATTAGATCCGGTAGTGTTTCTAAACACAATGCGTTAATGGTCATCATACAATGTGTACCGATGCCTGCCTCACTTAATTTACAAATATTTTCCCACCAGTATTCAAAGTCCAAACCATCACGAATATATTCTGCTCTTGCACTAGTGCTTTCACAACTTGTATAAACATCCAAACTAGGCAAATAACTACGTGCGCTTATTAGTCTATCAATGAATTCCTGCTTACCGCCTAAGTTACTATTAATAGCAAGTTTGGTTTGACTTTTGTCTACGTTAGCTTTGAACCAATCTATCAAACGCCACAAGTCTGCACTCATTGTTGGCTCACCGCCGGTTACTCGTAGTTCACGTAGTGTACTGTGGAGATCAGTTTCCCACCATTTAAAAAATGCTTCTACGTAAGGATTTCTATCCTCCACCCCATAAAGCTGGCTACTACTATGAACGTGAGTAAAGTGGTTGCGGCCATCACTAACAAGGCCTTGATAACTACCATTTGTTTTTAAGTCCTTTACCCATGTGCTACTAAAAGCAGGATTACAATAACTGCAAGCAAAATTGCAGGTACGATCAAAGGCAATTTCGAGTGTTCGGAGATTGACGTCACTATCATGCGGGCTATTTCGCGCATCTTGTAATTCCTCATCAGTATATATCTTACTTTTGTATACACGGTCACTTATAAAGTTAGAACCCATGTCCTCTATTTTCCAACAGTATTCACAACCCTGTGGTCGTTCCCCACACTGCATTTGTCGTCTTTGTTCTTTTTTCTCCGGTGTATTATGTAACAGTTTTGGGTTTGCTTCTACCTCAACAGGATCTACTTTATGTGGCAATGGATGATGGCAACTGGTGGTCATGCCACTACCTAACCATATGGTGGCATTGTACCACTTAGCACCGCAGAAGGTCGGACTAAGTTTATCGAGGACCTGCTGCTTGTAGGTTAGATCATCCATTCAAAGATATGTTCCATTTTGTATTCTTGTTCACTACTGAACTCATAAAAACGTTCTTTATTATAACGTAGATCGTCTAGCATGTCACTATACATACTAGTCAAATCCTGTGTTTGTAAATGCTCTAACACTTGCCACACAGTATCGTGAGGGCCTTGTGTTTCAGCTGGTATATGATCCCAGTAATGATTGAATGTTTTAAACCCATGATTACGCATCCATGCATAGGTTTTAGGATTTCCGTGTACAATGTATGGACGTAATCCTATTGTAGCTTTCCACATTTTCTCCGTAACTAACAACGGTTGCCATTCGTCAAAAACAGTTTCACTGATAATGTTCAAGAAATGATTCTGCCATAAATCTAGTCTGCCTAATGTTACTAGATCATTCGGAATACCTGCAAAATCATCATGACTGCCGTTGTGCAGATAGTTTTCTGGATAGTCTTCGATAGTTATTGGTTCCCAGTGTTGTATGCCACCTTGCCAGTCAATTCCCTCTTGTGGTCCACCTAGTGTCACTATACCATGTTTGAGTAAATCTCTTAGTCTAAGTATTTCAGTTATCTCAACTCTATGTAATCTAGGTTTGCGTTGATATAGCATGTACATGTATATAGGTTGTTGCATAACTACTTGATCTTCAGTGTACTTTGGCATTAAGTCTTTGCCAATTAGTCCATGGAAGTTCCATTCATAGGGACTGTTTTCAAACATGCCTATACGGTAAATGTTTTTGATATTATATTTCTTTACAATACTATCTAGATCTTCGCTGGTAAGATATACCGGATCAATTACACTTAGTAAAAACAAGTTATCAAAATCGTGCGTAAAGCTCATTGCACGTTTATATTCGTTGTTTTCAAACTGACTACCAAACCAAGTTGTATTAATAACGAGATTACGATCGTTAGGAAAAGCACTAGCTACTTGTTGTACTGTGCTGTCAAAAATGTGTTTTTCTTCAGGGCCATATTGCCAACTAATTGGAAAATGAGTGCCTACACGTTCTAGCATTAGATCATATTCCTAACACCGTCTCTGAAACTGGTTGGGCATTCTAGACCCAAGCTCTTCATACGAGTAGTATCTGCATATCTATGACCTGCACCTTCTGGCTCATCAGTGTCTCGCTCTACAGGCACACGCTCTCCCCATATAAGTTCATAGATAGTTTCCGCGACTTCAATAAAGTCAATTGGAATACCTGTTCCAATATTGACTGTTATACTATCATCTCTTTGGATTAGCGTGTTCCAAATAGCCAGTGCATCGTCAATATAAACCCAGTCACGTGTTTGTGTCCCGCTACCCCATACACTACACTGCTTACGTTTGGCACGTTCGATAATAGCAGGTAGCGGATAGTCCATGCTCTGTCCAGGTCCATATATACTAAAAGGTCTAACAACCATACTAGGTATTTTGCAAAACTCTAGCATACGTTCTGCCATAAGTTTTTCCATACCGTATAAGTCAAACGTATCACTACTGCCAAATGTATCCTCTTGCATAGGAGTACCAGTTTTATGCTGTAGGTCCACGGGATATGCTGCACAACTACTTGGGTAAAGTATTTTACCACAATGCTGTTCTGCCCAACTAAAGGCAATCCTATCTAGTTCAGCGTTCTCTGCAATACGCCAATAGTTATTATCGATACCTTTGCGTCCTCCTACGTAGGCTGCAAAATGTATGAGCACATCAAAGTTTTCATTGGGCATACCCTTGCGTATGTCTTCTTGAATGTCCATGCCTGTAACAGCATGACCTTGATCTGCAAAATATTTTTGTGCGTGGCTACCTAAAAAGCCTCTGTTACCTGTAATTAATATTTTCATATACGTACTCTGCCCATTGTTTGTGATAGTCTGCTAACGGATGTTGATTACGGAATATATTAGTATCTGAGTAATGCTGTTCTCTGTATTCAACACTGTCTATTAGCTGTAACATCCATTGCTTAAAGTCTACTAGTTGTTTACCGCTAACAAACTCTTCGATAGTCAGCAGTCTTTCAACTGCTGTCATATCTGTATAGACACATTTGTCGTCAGTAATTCCTATTGTTTTGTACCAAGCGTCAAAACTTGAAGTGAAACCTAAACTATCTATCATATTAGTAGTAAGGTATAGATTAACGTGAGGAAACTGTAAACTGTTGCGTATTTGTTTTATAGCCGTTGTATTTAACAATTCCAAAAGACTGTAATAATCATTAGGTGTGTTTATATTTTGTTTGAACCACTCTACGTAGTCAAAGTCATGATCAATATCTGTGTTAAACATTCTACCAGCACCTGTAAACACACAGACTACTAGGATCTTTTCATAGTTTAACAATGGCACAATATTGGCAAACTCAGTTATCCTGTTAGCCATCCATTGATTTCCTTGAGCACACAATGCGAGATTTAACCAGTCCGAGCCCATCATACCTGAGAGTTGGTTTCCCCAAACGGATTTTAATCTATAGTCATCGTCAGAGTTGTTCTCGCTTATATCGCTACCCCAAGTCCAACTATCTCCGACAGTAACTAGTAGAATGTTGCTTGATCTGCTTACAAAGTCAAAAGTGTTTGTAGGAGTTAGATACCAGCTATTAGTGCTATCAGCGATAGTAAAATACCTAGGAAGTACTTCTTTAGCTAAAACTATTGGCAATGTATTTGCACTCATTCCAAAACTCTGACATTTCAGGAAATGTTTCTAAAAAGTTCGTACCGCGTCTGCGATCATGTTCACTAAAAAATCTATAAAAGTCTGCTCTGCGTGTATCAATGTCACTTACATTATCCACACCTTGCATCCATGCTAGATCACGTCTCATCTTTAGTACTTCGTAGTCCTTAAATCCGTGCATCTCATCTAAATTGGATTCCATAAATTTTATACAGTCTTTAAGATATAACTGATATGCCGGAGTTAATATCTGCATACTTTGCCATTCAGGAGTATACAGTAATGGAGTATCAAACCAAATACGCTGATAACTTTTGGTATAAGTCTTGCGAAGGTATAAAATATACTCTAGCAGTTTCTGCAGACTAATAATACTTAAATTATTCATTGTAATTATCAAGGTAAGACTGGAACGCTCAGGAACCTCTTTTATAAACTGTTCAATGCGTGACTTACAAAGTTCAAAGTCAAGTCCATGCCTAATGTATTCTGCTTGTGCACCCCAAGTATCCAAGCTGACAAACTGCATGAAGTGTTCTATTTGTTCGCCAGTGCATAGTCGTTTAACATAGTCCATGTAGCGAGTAAAGATACGTTCGTCCACACTAAAGTTACTTGTTACGTTTAAGTGAAGATCAGGCTTTGGGTTCTCAAGTACATAATCAAACACACGATAGGTGTTTGGATCCATGGTAGGTTCGCCGCCGGTCATACGAAAGTGTTTAAGGTCTTTGTATAGGTCTGGCCACCAACGCCAGAATGCTTCACGATATGGATTAGTGTCCCTATTAGGAATAGGCTTACGTTCGCCTTTAAAATGTGCAGGATCATTATGAGGAGTGCTTGTAGGATAAGCACCAAACTCATCTGCTTCACGTTCCCATGTACTGCTAAACTGTGGACTACAATAACTACACTTTAGATTACAACTGTTATTAAAGTTAACTTCTACGTAACTGGGATTAACATCTGCTTGTGGGTTTGCTACAATGTCTTCGAATGCCTCCATAGCCCAAGGCTCACCGCTGCGATAATGCCTATCACTGAGGTCACCGTTTTTCTCAATATTCCAACAGTAGTTACATTCGGCACACTTTACACCTGCCATCATTTCGGCACGTCGTTCTTTCTTGTGTGCTGTATTGTGTAGTGCGCTTGGATTACTTGCTAGTGGCTCTACGGGTATGCGGTGCAATGGGGGATGGTAGCAACTGTTAGTATGCCCTGTTGTTAGATGTAAACTAACTTGTTTCCATTTTGCCAAGCAGAAACTGCCGCTAACACCTGCCATACGTGCTTTTGCTATGTTTGCGTCTGTCAGATAGTCACTCATTGGCTAACTCTATCAAACGTTGTTGATTATTTTTAAGCCTGTCAGTTATAGTGTTGTAGTCTACAGGGTTTCGCATAAACTTTTGTAAACTATTAAAAACTTTATCCACTCTTATATAGCTGCTTTCGGTATCATAGGTTTTATCTAGTATATCATCGAACGTATCAAAACCTAATTCTCTGAGATTACGCTCATAGTTAGGACTTCCTATTACTAGAAAAAGTCTACCGTAATATATTGGCCTAAATATTTTTTCTGTCATAAAAAAAGTTCCAGAAGCTATATTTGTTTCGCACACAATTTCAATAGCTATATTATTATACGTTTCATGCCAAATTGGATCCAAGTCAAATCTACAAATCTGTGTAAATGTATCTTGTGTACCGAAATGAAAATTTTTATCTATAATATCACTATAGGGCAGGATTGGTTTTATTTCCTGCCATTTTTCGTTGTTTTCACAAATAAAGGGAGTGAAATCACAGTTGGATTCTAAAGTATTATTAATGTTTACATGGCAAGTAGCGATACAGTTTTGCATCTTTCTTGATTTCCAAAATGCATATAAACGTTCATTAGTACCTCTACCTGTAAACAAACCAAAATTATTTTTATATGGATTGTTGAAGTCAATAGGTTTTAAATTTTTTGGCAGTAGACGGTTTTTAACTGTATTTACAACAAATGTTTCACTTTTGCCTAGCCTATCTGTAGATTCAAAAGTTATATTACTATACGGAATATGAAGTTTATTGGCAATGTCTTTTACTATATTTTCTATACCATTGGCAACAATATCCCAGCCATCAGTACCTAAACTTAAAACAATAGGTTTACCTGTTTTATGTATTGCTGCTATTTCTAGTGCTAGAAGATGAGTGTCTCTAATGTGACTAGCACCGCAGTATTTTGTTAAATCAATCTTCACGCAAAAACCCACTAATTTGCATGGTGTATTTGTCTTGCATGCCTGCATTAGCACCAAGATGTATTACACTGCTATCCCATAGTAATGCATCACCTTGTTTCCAATGTGTAAAGTTTTTAAATTCCTTACCGTCTTCGCTATACTGTATAAAATGTCCCAGACAGTAATCTTCCATATGTATATTGGCACGTACTTTAAGTTCTGTTCTTTCAGGAAATTTTTTATTGATCTGATAAAATGTATCTCTATGTAGTGGTATAACACAACCTGGGGGTTGTTTAATGGCGCTGACAGTAACAACTTCGATACCTATCTGATTGCCAATTTCATCGAAATCAATATCATCCTTAGTATACCATAACTGATGTATGCGAGTATTAAGGTATTCGTAAGCAGTAGGTGCACCATATTTTTTATGAAGATCTGTTAGTTCATGTACCTGATGACTAATACAACTACCTTCATGTAATGTAAAGTCTGCTTGTAAAAACTTGTCGTAATCTATATTTAATTTAAGTTTCTTAAACATTTACCATCCTTCAACTTTCCTAATAACTTCTAGTTCTGTAGTCATAGGATCATATGCGTGATAAGTCTGACTGTAGTAGTGTTTAAAGAACCGGCTCTCTTCTGCTGTATAATCCACAATAGGAAGTTCTAGTTTACGTCTAAGTTGCACACCATATTCTGTAAAGTTAGTATCCAACCAAGATTGTTCTTCTTCCCAAATCTGATCAAGGGCTGCAAAGTCTCTTACTTCATGCCAGTCCCAGTCTGTCAGCATGAGCTTGTATGTGCCATAACGTGCACCATACATTGCTTCATAACCATACTCAGTGTCCTGTCCTACACTTTGCCAGATGCAGAGCTTGTCAAAGTTTTTTGCGTGTACCTGCTGTTTGAATTCTTCCAGTGTAGGCTTGCGTCCTTTCATCAAACACATCTTTACACCTTCTCTGAATCCTGCACGCCACGCATGTTTAGCATCGCCATTAGGATAGGTAGTACTATATACATTGTTCATTGGAATGTACTTGCTGTCGTAGCAAAACTCTACTACGGTTTCGTCACTACCATCTGTTGCTTCGTGTGTTTGCATATTATTTACAAACTCACGTGTCCAACAACTAAGTCCACCATTGCCGTACATAAGTCCGTTAACAGCGTTACGTGCTTTCCAACGAAACACACAATCCTCATGCTCGGGCTTAATATCTAACTGTAGGTCAAAGAATGATTCGTCAGGTATATTGTCTCCGTCTATGAGAACAAAGCGTTCTGTTTCACTTGCTGCGGCGGCTGCTTTGTGTGCTGCGTCACTGCCTTCAACGCCATCCACACGTTTAGCCCAAGGCACAATGTTTTGTATCCTTACCCAAAACTCTTCTTTCTGTGGTTCGTCGTAGCTTAGATAGATGCAGTCTAAGTCAGCTATGTCTACTAGTTGTCCAGCCACTCATGCAACCTTGCTACATCTTCGTGACTGTCTGTTATAACACGAATACCACGTGCATATACTGTGCGGTCTAGTTCGTAAGTAGAACTAAATGACTGTTCACAAAACTGTTTTAGCTCTGTAAATAGTTCTTGATTGTCCTTAAACTGACTTTCTAGAATTTGCTCGCCCTTTTCTACACTATGGGGCAGAGGAACAAATACTTCATTTTGCATTTTGAATCTCCTTTATACAAAAATATGGATTATTTTTTAAAGTAATTGCTGGTGTTACTTGCCAATATACATGGATAGCTGTATCTATATCTACGATTTTGCCATCTTGAACACGCTGTCTCAGAGGATATACTAGTGTATCTTCTGATATAACAATATAATCTTCAGTCCAGTGTTCTGCTTTATTTACGTGACACCAGTTAATAATTTCACCAGTTTCTTTATTATAACGCAAACGAACTTCCAGTTCAATTTTAGTGCGCTTTTGTAGCTTTTTAGCTATTAATTGTTCTAACTCTGTACTCATATCTATCTATCAATTCTGGAGTGCAAAATGTTTTATCGAAATAATGGAACGGATACTGTTGCGCATACCCGCCTACAATTAGATCAAAGTCGTCTGTTAGTGTCCATGGTACAGCATCCTGCCAGCGCATGCTATTCTTCCAGTTATTAATAGCTGGCTTCATGTGTGTAAATGTAGGATAACTTAATTTGTTTGAACAAGGTATTCCAAGATTTGACTGGGCCAATCCATATAGAACATCAGTGTCAGGTTTGTCATAGATGCTATACTCAAGAACACTGTCACGCAACTCAGCCCAATGGTGTATCGCCTGCTCAATAGCTCTACAGAAGCCCACACTAGTCCTACTATACCTAAAATATGAAAACCCATTATAAGCATCATCAAGGGAATTGGCATCAAAAAACTTCCTGTAGTAACGTGTTTGGGCAATATTACCCTGATAGTCTCTTACACTATTAGTATAGCACACATCTTGTAATCTACAACCATTCCACCAGTGGTCCAAACTGCGAGGAATCAGCATGTCGCTTTCTACTTTAAATGTTTCCTTAAAAGGTGTAACATTCATTACCCACGCTTCGTTATAGAAAGGCTCTGTGTGTGGTACTGTAATAATGTGATCAAAGGTTTTACGTTGCTGTTCTGTAATGGTCGCCTCAGATTCAGCATCAACTACTACAGCAAATCTATTATGCTTACAGGTTGCTTTTACACTAAGAGCAAGCAAATAGGCGAGGTCAACATAGTTTGTTGTCTCACTATTCTGTGCAAATGTTAGCCAACCCTGTGGTTCTACTTTTTCTCGATACATAAACCGACTTCTGTTTGTTCTACTATTAATATATCGCCTTCTTTCCAGCCTGTCATTTCTAATAGCTCTGCAGGTAGATTCATTATAACATTGTTGGGATCATCCTGAATGTCTTCAAAAATATCTTTGACTTTAAATGTTAGCGTAGTCATACAATGCTCCGTATATTTCTGGATCCTGTAAGCAGGCTTTGTTCATACAGTGTAGGTTTACACCTTTAAGTTTAACAGCATTATACTTGTCACCGTCTTGATAGCGTATGCGTAGTTCATCTCCGTTAGCAGAATAGATAGTGTCCATTGTACTCAAACTACCCAGTGGATGATTAAAGTAGGTACCACTAGCATAGCCATTCATAAGCTGATGTGCAATTGTTAGACTAAAGTCATTGCGATATTTGCCTGCTACAAATCCCCAAAACTTTGCATAGTAACGCCAGTTGGCTTGTACGTTCTTCATCATTTCAAATATATTATGGGCTAGGTCGCACTTGCGAAAGTAAACGACCGTAGCCCATAACATTGGATGGCCGGCCCTGGTCATCCTTTGATCGTTACGGAAACTATTTGTGGAGGTAACATCCCATACACGATCATAACATAAAAACTCATTTGTACTACCAAAGTACTGCTTAAGATTATCATTAAAAGTAAGGTAGTCTACGTCTATTAAGAGTGTTTCATCATAAGGGCTTAAATCATATGCCAGTGTTCTATCACTGTTGTACCAGGGCACTGTGACAACTTCGCCTTCATGCCAGCGGAATGCTCTAGTATTGCCAGGCCGCGCTTCACCTACATATATATGTGTTTCAATGTCTAAATGTTTTTCTACAAGTTTGGCAGCTAGTTTAGCAAACCCTATGTAGTCTATTGTTTCATGTGGTGTAGCAAGTAGTAGTGCACCCTTACTCATCTAAGATACTATCCAATAAAAAATCAGCATAAGCAGCATGCCCTTTTTCATCAGGATGACCTGCCCATCCATATTGATCATGATCCCAGGGTGTTAGATTATTATCTTGCATTATTTGGTGCAAACTATTTTCAAACATGTTTATAAATCTAGGTCTGGACTGTATTTGTTCGTATATTTTATTAGCAAATACAAAATCATTGTCAATGTCAAAGTTGAAACCTAAATTATGTATTATAAAATTTTTATTATTGTGGCTAAGATAATCATGTAGTTGAAGTAGATTAAACAGAACATTTACTTCCATATACTGCCAGTCAAATAATTGTTGTGTTTCTCTAGTAGCATCAGTAATTTGAAAACTTTTAATACTGTCCTCTTCTCTCCATCTTTTATATTCGTTGTCTCTAATACTATAGCTAGGAACATCATCTGTGAAGTGTTCTAAACGTTGTACAACTCCTATGCCAATAAGCATAAGACTGTCTTGTTCACTTAGACTGTACCTAATAGCTGATCTTATAATTTGGGCAGGGCTTTTCCGGGTAAATCCATAGTGCTCTAAATCTAAACCTAGTCTTTGTGCTAATATATGACCAGTTGTTGTTTTTTGTCCGGCAGGCAATGCCATACTATGACTATCCCCATCGTAATATAATTTTTTAGTCATAGTTGTTCTACACGTCTAACCTTTTTTAATTCAGCATGTTGATTGTGCCAATCATTCATTACTTCGTACCAGCGTTGTCTACAGTGTACTAACATGTCACAAGCATCTGTAATCTTTACTGGATTATCGTAGTCGTCTACGAGATATAGCAGTTCATCTGCTGGCCATGTTGCTAGTAGGGCTATTAGTTCTACTGTAACTTTAAACTGTCCACCATCATATGTGATAGTGAGACGCTGTTCCTGTTGTTCTTTAAGAGCCAAGCGTTGACGATTGTGGTCAAGACGCTGGCGTGCGAATTGTTCAAATGTTTCTAAGGTCATGTAAGATAGTATAACAGGGCTCGAAAGCCCTGTCAATTACTATTAAGATTCTGTGTTAACTGTTGTTGCCCAGCTGGGTGTGCCCCAGGTTGCACTAATGTATGTAGTAGCGGGTGCTTGATAACTGAATGTTGTTGTCTTGCTACCATCTACTTGGTCAAGAACGTTATAAATGTTCTTGTTGTATGATGTTTCGTCTGCTGCGTCGTCAACCCACTCACTCTTGAGTGTCATTACAGTTGAACTTCCTGCTGCTGCATTAAGATTTGTTGTAAGTTGAATGTAATTTGCTGTGTATGGAGCACTATCTTCTAATTGTTTAAACACTATTGTTGGTGTTGCGTTCATATCCCAAAAACCTTCGTTTGTTAGGTTAGTATCAGGTGTACCTGATCCGCCACTCTTGCCACTTGTTGTATTGTAAATGTAGTATGTACCACATGCTGTGGCAAGTGCTGCCCACTCGTTGTACTTGTCATCAGCAGTACCACCTGATATACTCCAATCTACGTATACACGGCCGCCTGCGTTAAAGAAGTAACGCATTGCATTAGTACTAGTAAATGTAAGTGTATCGGTTTGTGTAATTGTATTTGTAAATGTTCCGCTTACTACTGCTGTATCTGTAACTGCTGTTGCGTATCCTGCTGCTACACTCGCTACAGCAATCTGTGCACCATCGATGACTCCAATGTCTGCTGCTAGTGTGCTAAACGCACTAATTGTATTACCAGCACTTGGGTTTGCAACTTCATCAATTGTAATACCACCGTCTTGACCGTAGTGATCACTGAGTGAACGAACTCTATCTAGTAGTGTACTCCACTGTGTTGCAGTAACAGTATTTCCTGCACTAACTGCGGATACAGTTGTGCCCTGGCCAATGCCACGATTTCCTGTACCTGTTCCCCACAAAGCATTAACGCTTGTAACAAATCCATTGTAGTGTGTGGCTGCGATTGTATCACCAGATGTATATGCCATGTTTTGTTCTTCCTATTAGTTAATTGTTACGAAGGCTTCTACTGTTCCGGTACCTTCGGTTGTTTTGGATTCGATAGCACGGCCAATTACGTTAAATGATGTTGCTTCACCGGGGTGTGCTGCTCTTGCCAGTCCGTTACCTGCACTAACTAGTCTATCACCTTTATTTATTAGGCCAGTCACATTTACTGGTGTTCTGCCCGCAACAGCGACCGGAGAACCATCTCTTAGTTTAGCGTTCATTAGGTATGCTGGTTGATTGCTAATTACACCAAATACAGTATCACTTAGTTCTTCGTTAACACGAGTAATTTCTGCTGCACCTCCTAGTGCAACAACTGTACCAGGAGCATACTGTGCGTCTGCAGCAAAGTTTTCTGCAACGTCAGCGTATTGTGCGCTTGTTGCTACACCATAGAATGTATCTGCATACACTGCATTAAACGGTGTACCACTTGAACCAATGTCCTGTGTTCCATCTAAGCTTAGTAGGTCACCACTGAGTGTTGCTGTAAGTAATGTGCTTGTTGCGTTATCAACATAATTCTTTGTTGCTACACCATTGCTAGTTGTTGGATCACCAGCAACTACTAGTCTTGATGTTGCACCATCAATTGTTAGTGCAGTTGTAGTAACACCACCATCATTTACTTTAAAAATAAGGTCGCCGTCGCTGGTCACGTTTGAAACTGTAACATCGCTACCGCTTACGCCCACTGTAAAGTCACTGTCAACACCAACAACAATACCAGTATCGTTTAGGATACTTAGTACGCCGCTTGTGCTATCACTAGCATCAGCACGTAAGAAGTTTGCTGCTGCTACGCCGCCTAGTGCGTCTGCGTCTGTTGCTGTACCCTGGAACTTAGCACCACTAACTGTTGAACTTAGCTGTACACCTGGCTTAATTGTGGAGAAGCCGCCAAGTGCGCTCTGTGGTGTAAATTCTGTGTCTTTGCTAACAGTACCAACTACAGTGTTTGCTACATATAGTTTAACAACTACGTGGTCTGTAGCACCGCTATCTGTAACTGTTTCAACAATAGCACCAGAAGTACCAGATCCGCTAGTAAATGCTGGACCAATAGTTACGAAACTAGAACCGTTATAAACCTTTAACTGTCCGTTGGTTGTATCCCACCAAAGATCGCCAGTTACACTACCAGTTGGTGTGCTAGCACTAGCTGTACTCGAGCTAACAGTTTTAAATGCAGTGCCAGTATAAACCTTAAGTAGGCTATTTGTACTGTCCCACCACATCTGTCCAGCCACTGGGCTGCTTGGTGCGCTAGTATTACTAAAATTTTCTAATAATTTAACGAAGTTTTCGTTAAGGAACTCGCCGTATCCAGCGTAGTTCTTACCAACAAGTGTTATGTCAGTAGTGGTATCGATCGTACCGTCTGAAACAGTTGTTAGCACTGTACCACTGGTTTTATTAATTGTATAAGCCATATCGTTTAGTTCTCCACAAACTTTATAAATTATTTATCATTAAAATAATATTGTAGTTTTATAAACTCGTTAAATTGGTAAGAGTCTGAATACGAATTGTATAATCTATCTGTATTAATCTGTTCAAACTCTTTTGTACAGGATGGAAAATAACATGAGTAAGTAGCTTTCCAGTATTAACTGTACCTGCCCAGCTCTTTAACCCTAACTCGTCAAATGTAAAGTTTTCGTTGAAGTTGCTGGTATTGTCAAATGCCTGCTGTCCGCTAGGCTCGCCATAGTCAAGCAAACAACTTACTACAACATCAGTATAAATGTTACCGCTAACGTGGCTTACAGTAAGTTTGTTTCTGCCCTGATCTGTATTTAGGCTAGAATTATCATCTACTACTTTATAGTATGTTTGGTTATATAATGCTGCGTTAGCGCCAGTACTGTTGGCTGGCAGATATGTAATAACGCCAGTAGGGTCTACACTAGTCCCGCCGTTGCCAAACGCCATTTCATGTATAAAGCCGGTTGTTTTGTTAGCAATGCTAAGAGCAAGTGCTTCGCTCATATTTTCGTAATGGATCGCGTTACGTTTGTTTACAAAGTCCTCACCAGTCTCAGGGTCAAAAATTCGAATATGTCCTTCCATGAGAACACCGCCGTTTTCCCGTAATCCTGGCTTGGTTTTGTCTCGCTGCTCATCAGTCATGTTGTTCTCTTCTGTCATTATAGTTATACCTTTAGGACACATTCAATAAGTTTTTCACCTGTATCAGCATTTGTTTCAAGAGCTATGCCAACACGAGCGCCATCTGCTGTCGCACTAGCAACACCGTCGTGATCCGCATAAACCGCTTGACCCTTTACTACTGAACCTACTACTCTCACAGGAACACGACCTACTAGTGCGACAGCAACGCCGTTTTCTAAATCGCTATTCATTAGATAGGCTGGTGCAGTACTTATCACACCTACAGGTATGCTGTCTTGTTTACAATATGTTACTTCTGCACCGCCACCAACTGTCATTACTGTACCAAATGGATATTCTGCATCTGGTAGATAACGTTCTGCTAAGTCAGCGTATTGCGCTGCTGTGGTTGTAGCAGTGATAGTGCCTGCACTAAAGTTACCGCTACCATCACGGAATACAATAGTACTTGCAGTATTTGAGCTTGTAGCATTGGATGTAACAGTAAATGTCGCACCTTCTGCGCTTGCGCTGCCAGTTAGTCCATTACCGCTTACTGCGCCTGCTGCAACGTAGTTACCAGTTGTGTCTGTACCTAGTGCAACTGAGTTGGCAGCGATCGTTGTAGTAATGCTAATATTGCCAGATCCATTAAATGATGCGCTCGTTCCGGTCACATCACCTGTCAAACTTAGAGTACGAGCAGTTTGCCAAGCTGTTGCCGTGGTAGCGTTGCCACTTAGTGAAGCAGTAATTGTGCCTGCTGTTAGATTTCCATATGCAAAATTAGCATCGCCAGTATCAATTGTGGTTCCGGTGGGCTCTGCTCCGTAATCACCAAACAGCTTCCACATACCACCATCACTAGCGTCACGGAATAAACCAGCATGAGCTGCTCTACTACCATTGTAATAATGTCCAGCAAATCCAATATCTACTAAGTCACTAGACTCGTTCCCAACTGCCAAACGGATTAAAGGATCAGCAACATCCAAGTCAGTAGCACTGACTGTTGTCGTCGTACCCAATACGCTCAAGTTGCCTGTGACTTCCAAAGCGCCACCAACACTTAAATCATTTGTAATTGTTACATCACTTGGCAATCCTATTGTTACAGTATTATCTGTAACTGCTGTTTCGATCTCATTTGCTGTACCACTAAATGTAAGTGTATCAGTACCAAGAGTAATTGTATCTGTACCACTGTCACCAGCAATATCTGTAGTTGTCACTATGCTAGATGTTTGTGTGTCAACATATTCTTTTGTAGCAGCATCAGAGTTTACAGTTGGAGTTGCTAGATTAGTAATTTTGTTGGCGCCAACATCAATTGTCTGACTGCCTGCTACCGTAAATCCAGCGTCAAAATCAGCACTTGTGGAAAAAGTTATAGCATTGCTAAATGTAATAGCGCCTGTTACTGTACTACCAATACTTGTAATGTCACTTAAATTACCTGTTGTAATAACTGTACCACTAACATCAGGCAGTGTAACTGTGCGATCTGCGGTTGGATCTGTAACAGTTAGTGTAGTTTCAAAAGCGTTGTCAGTAGCACCTTCAAAAACGATGTTGGCAGCAGTAGTAATATCACCGGAAATATCCAATCCTGTTAGTGTGCCTACACTTGTAATATTTGTTTGTGCTACGGTGGTAAGTGTTCCTGCTAGATTTGTTGCTGTTACTGTATCAATGTAAGCTTGTGCCCATTCTGTACCTACTGCACCTAAGTCATAAGTGCTATCTACGCCTGGCAGTAAATCACCTGTAATGTTTACTGTTCCTGTACCATTGGTAACGATGTTGATATCGTTATTAGTGACAAGATTGCTGATTGTGTTACCACCAATTTCAATATTACCGAAGTCTGGTGCAGCAGTAAGAGCAATGCTAATATCGTCTGTATTTTCAGTTACACTAAAATTGCTGTCAAAAATTAGCGTTTTCAGTTTGAAATCTACACCAACTTTAGTTTTAAAAATCTCAGCACCTGTACCCACATTTGAAATTGTGTTTGCTTCACCGCCAGATGCTCCAGGTGCAACTGCTGGTTCCCATTCTCCGTCCATAGCGTTCCATGTTAAAACATCGTTTGCATTAGGCGTAGCACTTGTAACATCCACGTCACTTAGGTCGCCAATACTTGCTGCTGCGATGCGAGCGTCTGATCTAGCATTTGTATAGTATAAGTTCGATGCACCTTCTGGCAATACATCTGTATTAACCTGATTTGCGCCAGTACCAAAATCAATATGTGTATCATTAATACCATCTGCTGCTAGTACAACATTACCGCTAGTTACTATAAAGTTTGTAGTATCAAAACTTGCTATGCCCTTGTTAGATATACTTGCATCTTCAGCACTAATAGTTAATGTGTCACCACTCTGTGCAGTGTCAATACCTTCACCACCTGTTACTGTAAGGGTGTCGCCTAGATCAATAGCTGTGCTACCACTATCGCCTGCCAGTGTAATAGTACTGTTTGTAATACTACTATTAGGAATACTTGCTAGAGCAATTACACCAGTGCCAGCAGTGTAGGTAATACCAGTAGCCGTTGTAGCACTGAAATGGGCTCGTACTTCACTTGCGCTAGGTCCAGTGTAGGTTATAACACCTGTTGTACTATTGTAACTTAGACTGCCATCACCACCACTATCTGTAACACTAATAGCAGCTCTAGCTCTGGTATTTGTGAAGTACATAGTTCCGCTAGTTACGCTAGCACTAGGGTCTTCCGTTAAGTCTGATGTATCAATAACTAAATTATTTGTGGATGCGCTAGTAATTGCAACTCCATTAATAGTTTTTACATAGTTATTTTCCAAATCGTTAGTTCTAGTATTCAGATCAGAAAAGTTTCCATCTACTTCTGTAAATGTAAGTGGTGTACTTTTACTACTACGGAGAACTATTGCCATCTTTATTATATTCCTGCTTTATTCTATATTTATATAAACTTTCGTTAGGGTCTTACCTCAACATAACCGTCCTCTACATATCCATCTTCTAGATAATATGGAGAGTTACTCTCTGCTATGAAGTTGGGTACAAATGCTTCTCGTGCTCTTAAGAATCTAGCATTCACACTATTACTTGCCTGTAAGCCAGCACCATTAGCTGCTGATCCTACTCCAGCATCATACCATATATGTGTATGCGTATTAGTTTCTGGTAAATTTTGATCAGAACTTGCATCAATCACTCTTGTACCTACACGGTGTATTGTAGCAAATCTGGTGCCAGCAGTACTTCTTCTAATATTGGTAATATAATTGTCTTCTGTGTTAATTTCCCAATAAGTTACACGCTCATTGCCAACAAAAATTACACCTGGATTATCACTGTCTACACTTGCCTGTGGTAGCTTACTGACATCATCCACATAGATTTTTGTATCAGTTGGGTATAAGTTTTGTGTTAATTCTGTTGTATTATCAGCGGCAATTCTCAAATATTCATAATCACCCAGCATGTTTTTAAAGATTCTAAAACCAATAGTTGGTTGGACGACATTTTCTGTAAAATGAGATATAACTATTATACTAGTAGAATCAATAGTTTGACCAGATAAGTCAATAACGTTTCCATTTTCAATTATAAACTGTCCGGGATGTAGTTTTACACCGTTTAACGTTATCCACAAATTATTGCTATTGGTTACTGTACGATCCAGGGCATATTTGCTAGGAGAGCTACCAGCTAGTGATATTCCGTCAAAGTCGCCAGAGTCAAAGCTATCATCGTCAAATCCTATTACTGTTTCTAAAATCTCCGAACCTAATCCTACGAATACCTTGGTTTGTATACGTAATGGATCATGGTTAGCAAATGTTGTAACATACAATTTATCACCTGTACTGAAACTTACGCTGCTAGTAAGTGTAATAGTGTTTCCATCTACTAGATATTCTGCTCCTGTTCTCACACTTACAATAACTGTATCACCTGAGCTTGGTGCAGTATAGAATGTTATAGTTCTTAAACTACTGCCATCTGTTGGATCAACAACATAATCAATACTTGCTACTTTGTTGGTTGGTGGATTTAGTGTACTACTGTCATCTTTGCTTATGACAGTTACTCGGATATCACCATCGTTAACAAGAGCGCTTTCTTCTGCTGTGCCTGGGATACTATAAGTTACTGTACTACCATCGCCCACATAGTGCTTTGCGTTTGTTGGTCGTAGTCTTAAATTGTTAAGTTCAACAATAACATTGCCCTCAAAAGGTTGAGCATATCGTACAGTTTTATTCAACTCGTATGTATTAGTACCAGAAGTTAAGGTTATTTCCTGAGTATCGATCTCAGTATACGCTTGTCTGCTAGGATCTTTGTTGAAAGCAAACACGTGAACATGATCATTTTCTGCAGGAACGTCATTTAATATAAGGATGCTAAGTCCATTGTCTTGCACTGTATATTCTGCTGTTGACAAGGTTTCACCATTTATCAATACAAGATATTGTTGTGCTAAGTCGTAATTGATACCTAAAGTAAATGTAAATGTTTCACCATCTGTAAAGAACGATTCCTCATGCACGGGCTTTTCACCAGTGTTACCAAAACTGTAAATGTACACTGTTTGACCTACAGTAGGTGCAGTAGCTAATGTTACTGTTCTATTCAAATAATTTTTAGTGAATGATCTAACAGGTGTAGCGTTTAAGTACACAAACACGTTTTCTACATCTTGTGCTTTTGTAGTATTACTAAAAATAAACGTATTAGTTGTGCCATCCCCTTCATAAGATCTAAACACTGTTTCAACGCCATTACCATCCCATTCAAAATCATCACTAGGATCTGTAAAGACTTCCATATCCAATGTGTCAAATACTATACCTGGTATTACTTCTTCTGGCGCATGACTATTGTATTCATCTACAAACTGTCCACCATTTACATCAATATCTTCTGGACGAGTTCCTAATGCTAGGTCCTGGAACGTACTCTTAATAATGCTATCAAGTGCGCTAGCACCACTTAATACTGTAAGTCCGTCAGTATCAATATCAAAATCGTCAAAACCAACATTATCAAATGCCGCTGTGTCCCAGCCTGGTTCTCTTTCAAAGCCAGCGCCAGATACTCTTACACCTTTATAATCAGTTCCGCGCTGTAATAGGTCTAGATCGTCACCAAGCATGCCGGCTGTAGGAGTATAAAATGCAGCAATCCTATCAGCATTACTTGCTAGATTTTCATCTGCATAAACTTCTAATACTGTAGTTCCGCTTGAGTTCTCTACACTGAAAGTACTGCCGCTGGTAAACCCACCTGAAACGATGCATTTATACACTTCTTGAGAACCTGTAACTGAGTTATAGTAGGAAATTAAATCATTTTGACTATAAGATGTATTAGCTGCCCAGTTCATAACTGTTGAACTGTAGGTAATTCTATCAAACTTCATGCTAATATCAAATTCACGATTTGTATTATTAGCCATTCTGGCTAGTAGAATACATCCTGTTCCAGCACCAGTTACTGTAATAGTAGGAGTAGTAATATAACCGCTACCAGGATTTGTAATTCTTACTCTAATAATATTATTAGTATTACTAACAGCAACTACAGTCGCTCTTACTCCGCCAGCAAGATCTGGTGCACTAACAGTAACTATCGGATCCTGAATATAACCAGACCCAGCAGCATATATTTCTACGCTTGACAGGAAGTAACTATAATTTTTACTCCAGGGATTATTCAAACCCTGTGTACGGAGTATTTCATCGCCACTGTAATCACCACTGGGCTTTCTAAACAGCATTAGATTTTCATCATAAAATGCATGAACGTCAAAGTCGGTTACGTCTCCGTCAAAATTATCATTACCATCAAATTTAGATACATATTCTCTGATCTTGGTATGGTACGGTTTTACCTCGTTTATATAATCTTCAATAAGGTGATCATTGTCATTCTTAAATGTTGGATACTGTGCAAGGGATCTTAACTTATGCAATACAGTTAAGAAACTTGTTTTAAATACCCAGTCGACCTGGTTAACTGACTCGTGTAGACTATATTCTATTAATCTAAAGAATAACTGATTGAAATAAATTGCTCGATCGTCAATGAATATTTCGTTCTTTAGGGCTTTGAGAATATTTCTAACTTCCTGAACCGGTATTTTGTCAAAGTAATTGAAGTCAAATACATCGTTATCAAATCCAATAAAACTGCCATAGTAGGAACTTGTATAATCATAGATACTAGATTTTAGCTGGATAGTTCCACGCTCTATAATTACTTCACGCCAGGTTCCGTTACTCTGGTAAACAAAGAAACTAAAATTGCCATCATCGTTTGTAGTTACTTTAGCTAACTCACCTACAGTTGCATTTAAAGTTAATAGACCAGCTTCGTTACTAACCTGATAATTGGGAATAGTTAACTCATTGTACCCGTCAGCATACCAGGTTGCATACTCCCAGAATTTTGTAGTATCGTAACTCTGTACCTTAGTAAGGAACCAGGTTTTGTCTGCCTGTAAGGTGTAAATTGTCCACAAATCGTCAAGTGTCTCATCATTGTCTACTAGCACCTTGTAGCCAGTTGATAAAGTAATAGTATTTAGATAATCTCTCTCTACTATGCTTGCTACTTTTGTATTCCATTCTCCACTTACTATTGTAGGTTGCAATTCGCTACTAAACAACGAAGTCAACGTACTCTGCCTAATTACTGGGTAACTCTTAAATATTTTGTTTGTATAATCAACTAATACCTTTAGAGCCTGCTGCCTGTTAACAAACATTGTTTGTCTAGGTCTTAATCCTATACCATATTTTTCAGCATCGCTCAGGGTAGGGTCAGGAACAACACCGCCTAGGCTATCTTGTCCTGCTAAACTGTCTACTAGTTTGTTATAGATTCTTGCAGGTAGTTGCTGCGCAGGGTTATTTTCCTGAACCAGGTCCCATTCACTGTGTAGTATTCCGTCATTGTTAACAACATCGTAGTTCACAGCTAGTACTAGATCATCACTTTTTAGATCATTTTTAATATTGGTGATTGATAGTGCATTTTGAGCAAGCACTTGGATAAATTTTAAGCCTGCGCTTTTTGGATCTTCAATTAATTGAGCGACGCTACTTGTACTAATATTTCTAAACGCGACTTCAGGAACCTCTGTGCTATTTTTTACCCAGAAGTAGTATTTTGTGACTGTGGTTCCTGCGGCAGGATCAAACTGCACAGTTGTTGCAAAGTTTGAATCATCAGGGTGCTTTACTTCTCCTGATCCTGTATATTCACTAGGCAATACTGCGCTTTCTACCCATTCATAAATGTCAATGCTACTGCCTGGGAAAAATCTTCCCCAATAGGTTGTTCTATAGTCTAAATCACCTTGCTCATAATCCAACACAGCACAAGCTGACAAATCCCACCAAACTTTACCTACTCGCTCATCGTTCCATGCTGCACCTGGCATTTGGGTTCCTGTATTACTCACTGTATAGACAGCAGGGTCATAACCTAATACATAGTCTATCTCAGCTTGCGCAGGTCCTGCTATTTTTTGTTTGTAAGGGTCTATATAATCAATAACACTGACTACAGATCGAGAAACGTTGTCGTATATAGACACTCTGTTTACCCTATCAACGTCGACCTTGGAATTTTCTGATCTATATGGCTGCCATGCGCTTGCTCTTGAGAAATTATTAAACTGATACCAACCACCAGCATTCTGAGCATAGGCATCATCTAGTGGGGCGCCTACTAAGAGTTTGTCATCGTTAAAAGCTAATGCAGCACCAAACTGATCCAAATAACTGATGTCATTACTAACTAGTTGCTGAACATAAATTAACTTTTGTGTATTAGATACAGTTTCTGGTGACACTGCATCCAAGGTTTCATATATATAGACAGCACCGCTCTGAGTAATCACATCAACAAACTTAGTACTGTTGTTATCAAATGTTGTTAGGTATTCACCATAAGTTTCACTAGTTGTGACTGTGTCAATGTCAAATCTTGTTTTAGCCAGTGAACTTGCTCTATCACTGGATACGGCAAGATTTTGTTTTACAGTTCCATCCACACTTACATACTTGTCAAATGCTACATGCTGACCATAGTTCTCATTTTCTTTTAGAAGAGGATGATTCAACTGCTGTGTCATTACATAAGGGTTGAACTTAATACCATCCTTGAATGATGTTCCAGTGCCGGGTCTAATTTTAAGTTTTTTGTTCTTGTTAATACTTGTGCTAGTTACAACAATCGTGTCACTATCTGTACCGACTGCTGGTGTAATTAGACTTATGCTAGCATTATTAATATCAGTAATTAGATTAGCAACTGTGCTGCCAGTACTGGATACAGTTACTAGCCAATCATTAATATAGAAAGTGTCACCGCTAGTATAACTTATTCCAGTGTCACTGTTGCTAGTTACACTTCCGTAGCGCAACCCAGCATCAGTAAACACATAAACACTGCCAGTGTTAGGATTAAGCTCATCTTCCCCCGGAACGCCTACAGCAATCATAGCGCCGGTTGGGTCTACTGATACACTAGTACCAAATAGCTCGCCATCTGTTGGCTCCTCACTGTTCATGTTCTGATCTAGTTTTTGTACTTCAGCAAAGTTACCAGTAAACACTTTTATAGTATCAGTGCTCTGTGGCTCATATCTAAAGCTGATAGTGTTTGAAGATCTAGTATAACGATTTTCACTACTGTCACTATCAAACCCACCAAAAGCGCCATCTGCAAGCGTCTGTTCAACACCATTTACTTCAATATACTCGACAGAACTTATTGTTTCATCGGTTGTAAAGTCCACAGTAGAACCATCGCCGGCAAAGTTTTGTAAAATGTTACTGAACACATAAACCTCACCAGCATCACTAATAAGTGTACTATCAGCATTAGCCACATCAGCGTATGGAGCACCAACAACAACTGTTCCGCCGTCTGTGCTGCAATCAATGCTATAACCAAACTGATCACCAGCCATTGTATCACTGCCTATGATAGTATCAATTAATTCAAAGTGGGTTTCTTCTCTAATAACAACATTAAGTCCAACAGCAGGCGCAATGGTAAATGTAATATCTGACCCGGACAAAGTAAAGTCTTTATAGGGAAGATATACCTTTCCATTGCCGTCCTCTACATACAAACTAATACCTGTAACTGGTGTAAATCCTAATGCATATGTTACTGAAGACCCGTCAGCCGTAAGTGTTACGAGTTCGTTATCTTTGGTGAGTCTGTCTTTTCTAGCATACACATATACACTATTAGCACCAGGAGCACCAACGAACATATATCTGTCATTTTGTGACATACACATACTAAAACCAAAATTATCACTAACACTAGCACCGTTCAAATAAATTGGTTGGCGCAAATTAAAGTTGCCAGCACCATCGCGTTCATAAACAAATACAGCGCCTCTGTTACTATTTGTATCAGGAGCACCAACAGCGTACCAGTTGTTACCTCCAGCGACACTAGCGCCAAATCTTGCGACTGATGCACCAATGTCGTTAACTGTTAGAGTGACAGTTTCCTCTAGTACTCTGCTTGGATTCAATACATAAGGAACTACGTTACCAACTGATCCGGCGTCGGGGATACCAACTAGAGCACTTAAACTGTTTTTACCAATAACTATGCTTGTTCCTAAATGTCCATCACCTTCTGTAGATGTGGTTGTTTGAATAGTTGCAGTACTCCAGGGCTCTGCTTTTTTCAGTGCTGACCATTTACCCAAATTGTTTGTATCAACCCAGGCTATCTCATTTTTATTCCAACCGTAGGGAGGTGTAAAATTAGAAAGATCTGTAATTTGTTCAAAGCGTACTGATTCCAATTTCCACAATGTAACTGAAAGATTGTCTATGGCTTCGTCAATTTCAATGTCCTGTTCTACAGTTAAAGTATTGTTTGTTGTTGAAGCTAGTTTAAAAAATCCTCCAAATGGCGGATCTAGTCTTACAACAACTTTGTCATTTTTCACAAGTCCATGGTTAGAATCTGTGGTAAATGTCAACAATCCATTTGTAGAAGATTGAATGCCTGTGATATTTGTAGTAACTTCAGTAACTCTTAATATATCCCAACTGTTGTTGTCAGACTTTGCTACCCAAATCTTTGACCCTCTGCCAATCTGACTTAAATTACTATTAAGAGAACTTATATTGTTGATATCAAACAATGTTAGATCTATATCATCAATGCGTGGATAACCAGCATTGCTAATATCATCTTTATTTGAGCCTGAGCGTAAACTGAATAAGTTTTTAGTATAATTGTTAGGAACTTTATAAAGGTCTACCTGCTTAAATCCCAAGTAGTCAGGATTACTTACAGTATCTCCTGAGTCTAAAAATTCTATCACAACTGGATTGTTTTGTGATTGTGCTTCTGGCAAAATTACTTCAACTACTTGGTTACTATCAATGCTGCCATATTCACCAACTCTGAACGCCCATTCTTCAAAGAAATCTACCTCTTGATCTAGGTTTGTTAGATCTGCCTTTGTTAATTTGTTGATAACTTCAGGTGTGCCCTTGCCTTTAATCATGCCCTGATAGAACTTAACCTGGCTTACATCATCCAAACCTATGTTCTCTAAATAATCTCTACTACGGAAACCTATTGTTCCTTTAGCAGCATGATCAGTACTAGTTTCCAAATTAACATTATCAATATCAAAGAAGTCAGTAAATCTCTGTGCCTTATTACTAATATTTGGCACTAGGCCTGTTCTTTGATTTGGACTTAGTATCCAATTGTTATAATCAAATACAAGTGTACCACCATGATCTTTGGCAGCAACATAAATTTTGTTATTGAAACTTACGTAATCTGCTCGTTTATAATCTTTGTCCTGCTGCCATAAATCGTATTCACTATCATTGATAAAATAACCAGGAGCATGGATAGTACCATTCCAACTACCTGCCTTAGTACCAACAATTTTCATGCGCTCCTGTCTATTGCCCAATTCTGGTTGATAGATAATATCGTTGAAAATTGTAGAGTTATTAAACACTATAACATGTTCATACTGAATAGGATCTAGTACAGCACTATACAAATATGTTTTGTCTGGATTGATAGTAATTGTTGTATTATTATCAATACGACGAACATTATAATCCACCTTCTTAATAGGCTGGTTGTTAGCATCACGCAATGTTATACGTCTACTAAAATCATCAGTAGTTGTAAACTCTCGTTCAACTTCTAAAATATCATAGCAAGGACTTGCGCTGAATACGCTGTCATTTGGCCAAATTTGTTGTGTCCAAAAAACAAACTCTTGAGCAGTTAGGGTAAAATCCTTAACTTCTCCATTAACAGTACTATTAAATACCAAACCTTTAGATTCCAGATACCTTTGGTAACTAACAAACAAATCACATACTTGCTGCACACTTGTGAGTGTGACTCCATATGGAATATCTGCTGTATAATTTTCAAAATCATTGAATACAAATATGTTTGTATTGCCAACTGTCTTTATAATTCTATTTGTAGAATTCACACTAGGAATAATTCTAAAATAGGGATTGTCTATGTCGTAGCCGGTAATCTGATAACCGTCTGATCTTTTAATAACTTGTATACCACTATAAGTTACTTTGTCAACAGGAGTGCTTTTTAAAGTAATTAAACTATAATCGTCGTCTGGTATGAAAACAGTTTGGTTGCTACTATTAGGGGTAGCACTCTCAGCTACAACTTTTAGGAAATTTTTATCACTAAAGCCAGCAAGTTTGTAGGCAAGGTTTAATCCAAGGTTTCTAATCCTAGTGTTATAATCTGTAGGATTTAGATCCATATATTTGAGGTAATTGTACAAGAACTGGTTTGCACCTTCAACGCGATTTATATTACCATTATCTGTAACACCATGCATGTGGAAATCACTAATTACAGGCCTATAACTCTTGCCTGTTTTAAGTAACTGATTAAACTCTGTGTTTAGTTGTATTAAGTTTGTATCATATAGCAAACCAAAATATTTTGCAGGTTGTTGTAGCATTGCAATTAATTGCATTGCGAATGGATATTCACTACTACGAACCCAAGCAGTTTCTACTGGGCTCTCATCTCCAAAGGCCCATGGATCATTAGTGTTAGAACTTACAGCGTCTATTGTTAAGAAATCCGATGGTGCTCGTAGTACGCCCTGTTGGTCAACTGGCACAACACTTGTAAGGCCAGGACGCTTATAATTTTTTTGTATTGAAAAATCTTCATTGATTATACCATTGTACAATTTACCTGCTTCTAGATCTTCCCAGAGTACTGTATTACCAGCAGTATAAGGAGCCTCGCCATACCTATCATCCCACCAGGTAGGTTTTTGTGTTTGACCTAACATCTCCCAGGGTGTTAGATGTGGCGTATCAGTATCATAAAGCCAGCGATAGATAGCACGCCAGCTGCCAGGCAATTTTGTATTAGTTAATTTTTCAACACTGTTTTTATAGTTCCAGCTAAATTTATTTTCTTCTGTAAAGGTACTATTTTTGTAACTATCCAAGCGGTTTTTTTGTGCCCAGGATCCAAACAACCCACGAATAATACTTAACTGTTCGTTTCTATCAGCCAGTGTGGATCTAAAGTAACCGGGCAGTAGATCGCTAAAATCAAATAGATCTTTTCTATACTGAGTTTTAATATTATTATAGATACGCTTTTCTAGTTCTAGAATAATATCATCTCTTAAATCGTTATAGGCGGCCCATTTACTACCGTCATGTCCTTGTATGATATTAAGTGTAGTACTGAAGGTATTATCAGCGTAAACTCTAGGAGTATATTTTGGCCATAGTCCTAGTTTTGTTGGCGTTGGTGGTACGAAACTACCGTCTGTGTTGGTGTACTCTACCATCTCAATAACATCACCAACTTGTAATACTACATCGTTAGTAAAAGTAACTTTTGGTTCATCTGTATCAAAAGAATAGTCCACGCCTTCAGTTAACAGTAGTACATTTTGTCCTCTTACTCTATAAACAAGTAATCCGCGAGTGCTTATTGAAGTTAAATCGAACTGGTTGTTAAATTCAAATGTTCTTTCTGTAGCGTCGTCAATAGTATAATACACAGTTGTTTTTTGACTGCCCCAGGGAAGCATGTCACTATAATAAAACGCAAATTCTTCGTTTTTACTACCTACCATAAACTCAAGTATCTGATCAACACATCCACGAATATTTCTAAGATCTAAATCAAGTTTATTCATGTTATCAATAAACTTGTTTTTAAATCTTGAGTATTCCTCCATACTAAATCTTAAAGCATTAACTATACTAGCATCAGTATTTGTAAAGAGATATAATGGTAAAATAGATCCCGCACTGTGCTGTAGAATCTTGCCAGGATATTGTTTTACTGGCAAATCTCGTGTGTTATTGCTACCCAGGGCAACTCCTGTAAATTCTTTAATTGTCCTAGTAGACTCTACTAGATGGTTTCTAATTTGTCCCAGTGTAAGGTTTTCAAAGTCACCATTATTTGCATTGTTTTCTAAGTTTTTAGGAACTTCATAATAACCTAATAGGTTTTTATAAGTGCTATAAACCTTAATAGTAATATTATCATTTGGTGCAAGAGCAGAATTAAATGTAATATACCATCTGTTGTTTGTTTCTACAACACTATATTTCTGCTTGTACTGGAAAGTGCCATTCACGTAAACTAACAAACTTTCGTCTGATCTATCTTCTGGCTCGCTGCCAATCTCAAAACTATATAATTCATCGGTTACAGTATATTCAACAATCTGGAACTGTCTACTTTCACTGGCAATTTTCGTCCATCCATTCAGCAGTGTCTTTACTGTGCCTGTTCTGTCATACTGATGTACATGGCCGCTTTTAACAATAACATTTACTTGACCAGTTCCTGTTTTTGTATAAGCAAACGAATCTGAAATAAAATTATTGTCAAATACAATATCACCTACGTTGTTAAAGTTTTTATAGCTAAGGCCAAAATTAAGAATACTATCATTTACACCATTAAGATTTCTCTTATAGCTAAAGAGTTTAGTGCCAGCAAAGTTAGTGCTAGGATATGAGGTTACAGTGCTAAAACTATTATGAGCACCATCAAACACATCAAACAATGGTTCTTGATTTAACTTAGTTTTTTGTTGAGCTAGTCCCCATGCACTATTTTTGTAATAGTAAACAACACCCTGATTGCTTGCTCCTAAGGAACTAAGCACATTTGTATTTTCAGGCACTGTGTCAATTTGTACTAGATTGATAATTTTAGCAGTGTTAACGTTGCTGTCCTCATCAATAAAATCTACACGATAAACTTTATTTCTTACATGTGGATCTGTATCACTAGCAAAAATAACTGTCATGTCAGGTGTAAGAGCAATGCCGTCAGCAAAGTATCCAGTAGTTCCATTTACATTGCTAAGTGCATCGTCTTGTTCAGTATCAATAATACTAACTGGTGCCTTACTAGTAATTCCCATATTATAGAGATGCAAATTAGGTATAAATTCTATAATTGGT